CCAAGTGGTCGTCGCTGCTATATCATCTGTTTTTCTTAGCCAGTTACCAATAGGTGTTTCTAAATCTGGTATAGTAGCTAGTTCTAAAAGACCTAGCGCTGTGTATGGATTACCTAAGAATTCTATAGAACGTCTATAAACAGGCTTTCCATTATATCTTCTTTCTGTAAGTGTTTCTTCAGATTGATACGGCGGTAATTCGCCAATACCGGTGTATGTATTAAGTCGTTGTGGTGCTTTTTTAAATGTAAATTCTACTTTATTAGCGTCGCACATAACTATACTTAATTCATTATCAGTGCCTTTAACTACATACATTGTGTTAGGATTTATATGTTCCGCACTAGGTGGTTGGTCAGTTGTTATTATTTTTAAGGTACCCATTATATTCCTTAATGCTAGTATAGGTTCATCTAACGGTAGTATAACACTGGGTTAAAACCCAGTGTTATACTGATATTATACCTCTTCGTGTATGACTAGTTTATTACCATTGTACATAAGTGCACCATCGGTGTCTATACCAAATAAATTAATTATGTGCATATTAGCGTGTGTGTGGCTATCAGTAACAGCTTGGTCTATTAACGCAACAGTACTAGTTGGTTTACCTTGTAGGTTATCCCAAGATAGTACTAAGTCCATAGACTCTTGCTCAGATATTTTAAACCACGTTGCGATACCACTGTCCCAAATATATGTAGCAGAACCACTAGTGACTGACATATCGCCGCTAGTTAAAGCCGTAGTATTAACATTAGCCGCACCTACTCTTGGATTAACTACCATCGCTATAAGTGTACTAGTAGCACCTGAAGCAGTAGAATAGGCTGCCAATGCTGTTAAGTCCGCTACAACATTAAGTTCAGTAGCAGTAGTTAGCGCAGTACCTATAGCAGTGTTAACATCTGTCATAATAGCAGCATACATTTCGTTATACGCCATACCTGTAAATAGTTCACTAGTCGCGCTTGTAAAGTACGTATCAAGTCTTGTGCCGTTTTTAACCATATATAGTGTAAGCGGAGTTCTATCTATTGCAGCTGGCAATGCAGATACGGTTTTCATTCTAAGATACATTTAATAATCCTTTAAAAATTAAAAATCAGATGGTTCATATATAACAAAATTACCAGTTAGTTCTTCTGGTGTCGGTGCATATATACCGCCGTCCATACCTAGCATTATAGTATTATTAGGGTCTGATGATATATACAACGCCGCTTGGTCTATTCCGTTACAACAAGCACTATTTTCATCCACTGTGTTGTCAGGGTCAATAATAGGTCTAAGTAAAGTGCCTATTCCGAACACATTGTAATAAGGCACTTCATCTAAATTAGTCTGTATAGCTAGTATATACCTGCCACCTCTTTTTAGTATATTAGCTGGTAATACTGTTGTAAATATATCAGTATCTAAATTAGTATTATCTCTGTAGTCTGACCATAAGTTATAGCTAACATCATTAGAAACGCCATATAAACTCCAAGTAGTATTTATAACACCTGGCGTATATGCTATTTTAAGAATATTATCTAATGTTATATCCTGTGTGTTTATATTAACTAGAAAGTTAACATTAGTATTATTACCTGTTCTAATAGTTAATGTTGGTAATGGTGATGCGTCATTACTAGTACTGTGTGTATAACATTTTATTCTAAATACTCTATTAGGCGGTAACATAATATCAGAAACAGTTATACTTGTTTTTTGTACTGTAACATAAGCTCTATACCAATGCACATTGCCATTTATATCTTCTATAGTATAAGTAGTAGCTAAGTGTTTAGCTGTACCTATAGTATTAAAATTAGCAATATTAATAGTAAATAGTGTATTAATATGGTTACTTTCGTCGCTATCTGTTGTTATAACAGGTATGGTGATAGGCGACGGCATATCTGCGTCTAGGTCTATATCGTTAATTTCTTCAGGCGTAACCATAACGATATTAGACCATTTTTGTGCGCCTGTACTTAATATAGGCTGTGCTCTGCCATACCATTTTCTACTAGGGTCAAGTGTTAAATTAAATCTTATAGTATTAAGATTAACACTGTCGCCTAGGCTCTCTGCTACTACATCTTCTGCTCTAAATAACATAGTAGAAGAGATTTGCCAGTTCATAGCTTCTAATATACTACCGGTAGGTATATCAAAACTGGCTATCTTTAGTTTTACCATAATTTATCCTTTTTATATTAGAAAATAGTGTCTTTTAATTCTTTTAGTCTGTTTTTCCAACCATTTAAATATATTAAATATTTATCAGGTTTACTTGCTGCTATATTTATATAATATTCCTGCATTCTACCTATGATTAATAAACTAAAAATCATAAGTTCTTTACTATCTAAGTTTACTATAGACTGCATCGCGTATCTAGTGTCGTTACCAATTATACCATCTGGTTTAGATAATTTATCTGCTGGTATATTTATAATGCCAGCTTTATTAAGATATATTATTGCTTCTTGTAAAGATATAACACAACCTTGCGGGCTATTAGCATAAAGAGATGTTATTAGCACCGCTAGCACAGGACTTAACATAGTTATGTCGATAGGTAAGTGTTTAAAATAAGATATATAATACTCTCGTTCATGTTCTAATACTATATTAGCATCTGCTTTATTATTAATAGCACTAATATGTTTAGCAGTCCATTCTTTAGACACAGGTTTTATATTTAAAGACGCAGCTACTTCATTATAATAATTCCATATTTTAGATTTACTATCCTCTGTTTTATATAGTCCTCTTGGTGACGTAACGTCATTCTCAGTAGGATTTCTATGTAAAACCCCTCCCTCCACTTTATACAAGTGGTTTAATATTTCTTCAATGTTATTCATGTGTTTTACCTTTATATTTTAATGTAGTTACATCGCAGTCTGGTATGTTAATAGGAGAGTCTGCTATAATAGTAATAATTAATTCAGCATCACTATTTTTTAATCTATATAGTTTTTCTTTTTCCAGTGTTACAGATAACACTACACTATTACTTTTTATAGCAGTACTTATATTTTTTATCAGTAGATGGTTAGCCATTACTTTAAAATCGCAAGAGATTAAAGATTGTAACTCTGGATGTGTTATAGTAGTTACTATTAATAAATCTGTATCAATTTTATCTACTTGTACACTAGAAACTAAAGTAGGTAAGTTTTGTATAATATTTAAATTGTTTGTTCTAAATATTTCTAAGTTATCATTACCAGTACTATACATAGTGTTAGTTATTTTATCTTCTAAACCTTTACTAACAATATTACCTTGTATATCTGTTAATAAATACATAAGCTTATCACCATCTTCTAAGTAAGCTAAATGTGGTGGGTTGTTCTTACCAGTTACAGTATTAAATAAACCGTCGCATTTTACTGGTAAATAACTCTCTTGGTTATATAACTCTCTAACTTGTGATATAGCTAGCTCGCCATGGTAAATTTCTAGCTGTTTAATTTTGACAGTTTTAGGAGATATATTATTTCCAAATATTAATCTACTTCTTTTAAACACAATAGGTACTGTGACTTCCCATATACTAACTAAAGCACCATTTATATATAGTCTAACTTCGTATTTACTAACAGTAACACAAATATGTGATAATTCAGATATACTCCCATTATGATTATAAGTTAAAACATTAACGTTATTAATACTATCTATATATAAAAACTCTAATGTTTTATTAGTAAGTTGTAATCTTTGGTTAATTATTTCGGAATTAAGTTCACCACACAGTGTACATATATTACCAGTGTAATCAGCTCCATATTCTGAATAACCTGTAAAAACACTTATACTATAACCTAACTCTACTTTAGGTATAAAGACAAGATTGGTTGTACAATAGCTAACAACATTACTATAATCGCTACCATTTAATACATAACTAGAGTTATGTTTAGTAAAGCTTAAGTCACCCACTACATTAGCTGGTGTATTAGATATTAAATCTATTACATTATTGTTTAACGGATATTTACAAAATAATGTATTTTCTGTATTAGGAAATGGTAATATTTCAGTAGATAAACTTCTACCTATATTTTGATACCAGATACCATCAACACACCAGTTACGATTAGTATATAAATCACTATCTTTTAACTCACTCCAGATAGGTTTATTAGTTATAATCTGCAGTTCTGGTATACCGTGTATTTTTTTAATATACTTTTTTGTCATAATTAACCTCTTAACTTTATTCTAGTAATACTATCTAAATTACTAGCTGACAATATATTTAATGTTTCTACTATACTTCCTTGTACCGTGGTTCTAGCCGTCATAGCATTAGCATCACCTACTAACTTACTAGTTGTACTAACTCTGGGTAAAACGATACCATTATAAACTTTGCTATTACCCATATTTAAGCTACAACAATATAGGTATGGTAATGAAGGATTAATAGTACTGACACCATCGTTAGTACCAACTAGTGTCAGTGAGTGTAAACTAGGAAATACTTCATTACTATAAATATTGTAATTACCAGAGTCACCTAGCAGTAAATATTTCCTATAACCTATCTTGTTTACTATTAATATTTTAGTATGTTCTATATCCAGTGGTGTAAACATTGCCGATATAAACGTGTTTTCTGTCTTTATATGTTTATACAGTTGTCCTGTGTAGTAAATAACATCTTTATGATAAGGTGTTCTACCAACTATTTGATATAGTACACTACCATAAAATTTAGGATTAATGTTTTGTGTAAAGTGCATATTCTTTATATCAGTAATACCTATATTATTACTAGGTGCTACTTCAGCTGCGTTGTTATAATAAGGTTTAGTTTTGTATTTTATATCCCCTTGTTCGTTTGTAATATATCTTAATACCGTAGCTTTATAATCCAAAGGAAACTGTGTAATGTTACTTACATTAGTGGTGTATAATCCGGTAGGTAAAACCTGCGGTGTTTCTATAAAAGCTGGTGTTTTACTATAAACTAATGAATTATTACCAGTTGTATCAAAAGCTATTAAATTAACCATATTAGTGTTATCTCTGTACATCATTACTCTATTATAAGATACTTGATATAACGAGTGTAACACGTCTATCTGATTAGACCCTACGTCGTAGTCACCTATTATTATACCACGGTTAGTAAAATCTAATATAGAGTTATTTCTATATAAACAACCGCCATACATACCGTCTAGTCTGTACTTAGTACCTATTATACTGTTATACTCACTATCGTGTCTATTAATATTTTGTATACTTGTTGTAGCTGATATTTTTATAGACGATGTTTTGCAATCTATAACTTCAGAATAACTTTCTAATTCCATAGGTGTTATATCTGCCCAAACTGTCGGGTCTAATTCATAACCGTGTAACGCGCCCACTGCAATAAAATCGTCATATTTAATACTTTCACATCTTAATTTAAAACGTATAGTATTATTTATAGCTGTATATGTAAATCTCATGCGTCTACGTTTATCTGTTAGATTATCTCCTGTAATAGGAATAAGATACTTAGTAAAATCATCTAGTTGTACCCACCACTCTCCTCTTATATCGTAAACATAAAATTCAAAGATGTAAGTTCTAGTTGGTACTATAGTAAAATTATCAAAATATATTTCTAAATGACCATAATCTAAAGTTCTAGTTATATTTATTGTACTATCTTCATAACTTATATTAAGATAACCAGTCTTACCGAAGTACAATAAATCGTCTATGTTATCTATATCACCAGAATATGTATCGTATAAAGACATAAAAAATTCCTTATACCTACCATCTTGTAAAAACACATAACCTATCTTGTGCGATGTAGCATTAATGTACTTTAGCATAGTACAAGAATCTTTAAAAAAAGCTACATCATTATACTCATAACCGTGATTAACAGAATATGTTATATCTGTGGATGGAATGGTAGTGATGATTTCTGTTTTTAATTTACTACCATACTCTATAGTGTAGTATTCACCATAACCTAGTTTATTTATATCTAACTCACGTAGAGATGGTGCTAAGAAATGTGCTCTACCATTTTCTGCTCTAGACCCCATTATAAATCTTAACTTATGAACACCAGTAGTATCTGCATACACTACTCTTTTATTAAAACCAAACTTAATATATGGCCTTATTAGATTAGTGCAGTCTGGTCTAAGTATATCTACTTGTGGTGCATCACCAGACATATTAGTAGTTAGTAAATAATATTTACCTTGTACTAGATTCACTGACTGAACACCGCAAGGGTTTTCTTCCATGTGTTTATCTACTACTAGTGTACCGTTGCTAACTGATAATCTAGCACCAAGATGTGATTCTACATAATCTAGATTTTGAAATCTTATATTAGGTATATATTCTATATCCTCAGGTTCTGTAATTATATTACAAGATTGACCTATGTACGTAAGTGTTGTCTCTATAAGTTCAGTGTCTACGTCTGTTAGTACTAAATTATTAAGAACTGTTCTATTATCACTTCTAGCTTTTACATCTGCATTATATACAGTTAAATAATCACTAGCCGGCTTACCACCTAATGTTGATATATCCGCAACATGTATTTCAACTGGTTGTCCTGTAAGACTTGTAGCTACACCATTTTTATATATTAATAAGTCTGTAAAGGCTATAGTGTATATACCATTTGACATATTTCCATACTTATCAAACTCCCATGCTCCCATGTATTTTCCTTTTTTACCTAGTAACTCTCACTGAATTACACGTATTTTACATAGACATAAGGGTATACCCTTATGTCTATGATATGTGTGGTTCTAGTGCTTTTACAGGAAAAACTATCTTAAATATAGTACCATTAAGAGATGTTTCTAATAACGATATACTGCCATCTGCTTGTTCTAATGTGTGTTTAACAAAATATAATCCAACACCACGTAATGACTTATAAGTATTAATATGGATATCTTTAGTACTAAATCCTGGTTTAAATATTTTAGATACTTCCTTAGTACTAAGTATATCCCCTTTACTATTTCTTATACCGCCTCCGTTGTCTGCTATTATTAAAGATACATTTTTAGCATCTAAGGACTCAGCTGTAAAATGTATTTTAGTGCTGCCAGCTTCTATAGAGTTGGTGACAAGGTTATGTAAAACATTTAACACATCACCATTATTAAGTTTACCACCAATAGCTAACGTAGTTAAAATATTTAACTCATCACTGTAGCTAGCTGTTAATTTACTATTATTTTTATTAGTTATTACTGTTTCTATTATTTTCATAATAGAAGTATCCCCATTACTATACTTTATTCTTTTATTAGACGACATTTGTTGTAATATAGCATCTAGTTGGTCAGTAGCTAGTGACAGTCTATCTATATAGTCTAAGACAGTGGTCTCTGCTTCATCATACTCTTTGTTATCACAAACTAAGCATTTCTTATTTTCTTTAATTAGATGTGCCATAAGCTTAATAACTGTAACTGGTGCACCCATTTCATGCCTAACTGATTCTACTAACTCTGCTTGGAGTTGTATCTCCATAGTTTGTTGTTGCTTACTCTTCTCAATTATTATCTTCTTTATAAATACTAATATAGTATATAGAGAAAAACATACCGCGAAACATACAATGTTAGTTAAAGCTAATACTATAATAAGATTTATATTAGAAGCAGGGTGCGTATTAACATACATGTTAACACCTATAACGGTTAGTATAGTATATATTGTTACTACAGGTAGCATAGCTAATATATAATTAATAACAATATTATGTTTCACTGTTACCGCCATATAATAACTTATAAATACTACTTGCTCTATGTCTATTATCTATTTTAGAGGCAGTGTGTGCCAATATATCTTTACCAGTAGCGCGTTTAAATTTATTACCATATAGTGCATATGATGGTGAGTGTATAGCCATCGTGTGTGCTGTTACGAATAATATCTTAGCGTCTGGGTTTAGTTTAAGTATCTCTATAGCTATATCTACACCATCGTACGATATACACGTACCATCTGCTATTTTATAGATTGCACCTAATGTTAAATCTAATATAGCATAGTCTATTATGTTTTTATCTAGTGTAACATATTTATGCGCTATGAACCCAGCATTTTCATCGAAAATTTCTACTATCTCAAAATCAATAAGTGGGTTTCTATTGTGTAACTTAGCTATTTCCAATAAATCATTACGGTAAAGTATAACTGTGTAGTTAATATCGTCTAATATAAGTACTTTAGGTGTTCTTATATTACCTTTAATATTAGGTTTAGTAAACGTATCATAATCTATACACGCTGGTATTTCTTCTATTATAGTATATTTACTATAATTTACTTCTTGTTGCTTTTTTATGTTACTTGGTAATATGAATCTTCGTATAAACGACAGCATATCTTTTAAGCCCATTTAGTTACCTCCTGATAAAAATGTAAGTATTTTATTTATTATAGGCATAGCTTTTTCATTAGTTGTTACTATTATAACAAAAATAGACAAGAAAGCTAGTATCGTACTACTTTTTAAAAATAACGAACTATTTATTACGTTTAATATGTTGTAAAATGTGTTGAGAAAAGTATTATTGTTATTTAAGTTAGTAGTGTATTCCTCTTCTAATACTTCTACTATATTTATTAACACATTTCTTCTAAGGGCATTAGATAATTGGGCTTCTGCTTTTATACGAGAATATAATAGTATTATACAGCTGTATAGTTCATGGTCTAGTGAGGTCAGCGATAGTATGATTTCTAGATTCTTATCATCACCATTAACAGTGTCTAACTTAGATAACTCTTCTAATTCTTGTTTAAGTTTTTCAAAACGGTGTAATGTTCCTTTACCCATAGTTATACCTAGTAAATAGTATTAATCTCTTACGAAATCATTAAAATATCTTACACTTAGAGGATATCCTCTAAGTGTAAGATATATAGTTAGTTACATAGCTATCTAAATTATATTGTTTCTGCTTCTAGGAAACAAAGTGTACTAGCTACGTCTTCTACACCAGCCACTTGTGTATCTGCGATTTCAGTATTATTTTTTATAAAGGCTTTAGCGGCTGTTCTATTATCAGCTATAACTAATTTACCACTAGTGCTAGCTAATGTTTCTATACCTGCCATATGCTTAATTATATATGCTTCTACCCAGTCTGTATTTTCTAAATAAAGTTGTGCTATTTTGACTTTAGCTCTTTTCTTTAAAATAACATTATTAGCTTGGTACTCTGATATATATCTTGGCATAAACTCGTTTGCTTCTTCTTTACTTCTAAATACAATAGATGTTCTTTCTACACCATTATTATTTTTAAAAGAACACACTTGTTTAGTTACACCATCCAGTGTCTTTTCTATCAATTCTGGAAATAACAATTCTTGTTCCATTTTAGCTAGTATATCTGCTTGCTGTCGTTCGAATGTCATACTTTCTATCCTTTAATTTTTATTTTCATACATATATTAGATATTATATTTTTATTACGTAGTCATAAGTAATACCTGGATGATATTTATATACTTTATCCCTACTAGTATTATTATTATCATAACCACCAATCGCAATAATAAAAGTATTATCCGTGCTACTAGGTATTATTAAATTAGAATATCCGCCATTATTAAGCCAGTCGTCTGGTACTATCTCTGAAATAACAACAGTTTTAGAACTATCTATTATCTTTATATCTGCAGAGACGACACTATTTCCAAGTAACATTCTGTGTCCAGATTTAAAGTTTATAAGCGTGGATAATACATACGTAGTATTACTGGCTGTGCCACCATGCATGTGAACAATTTTAGTGCACGAATAAGGAGTACCTGTAGCAAGCACATATCCGTCTATATATAAAGGTATAGCTTCTACAGTCATAGTATTACTGTATATAGAGGAATTATTAGCTACTCCGTGAAAAACATACATTGTATTATTTTCTATTATAAAGAATTTCACGTGCCCTGTCGGAATATTATGTAGTCTTCCGTATAATGGGATATTGTCTTCATCCATACACATAAAGTAAATGTCTGTAGTATCGTTTTCCAGACCATGAACCGCACTCGGATTAGACACGTCTGTAAAAATTATAAACTTATCGTATACCTCCTGTTGTAAATACATGTGCGATGTTTGTCGTTTAAAGATATCCGACATAACACTACACTGCGTAAATGGTACATTCTCGCTGATAACACAACTTTTTATATTACTATTACCTACATATAAGTTATCTAATTTACTTAGTACTACACAATCCGTAGCATCACTACCTGGATAGTGTCCAATTTCACTACCACTACACTCCCCATTAGCAAACATAGACTTAATTACACGTATTTGCCCATTCTCGTCATTATATGTGTGTAACGTAACGGGATTTGCTGTAAAGTTACGATTAAATCCAATCGCACGATCAACTATATGTAAATTGGTAGGTACAGCTGAATTATAACTCCCTAGAATTGCTATTCTTGGTATACCAGTACCACTACTTAGATTAGGTAATTTAAACTTAGTATTATCACTAGCTGTACCATATTTGCCACCTATGGCACTATATAACGCAGGATATGCTTCTTTAGATAACTCTTGACCAGTTGTTCTTAAGTAACCATTCGGTATCGCGTCAACATCACTTAGATAAAAAACACTACCTGTTGCCTGCGACGTACTTATGCCTATATACATTTTATAGCTACCACTATCTGGCAATACTGGTAGCTTAAAAGTTGTACTACCATCACCAACGCCATACGCAGTGCTTATAGCCGAGAAGATACTACTATAAGTAACTCTACTAACAGTTGCTCCGTTAGCTAATATAAAACCTGCTGGAATAGTATCAGTAGGTAAGTATGCTCTTATAGAAACATTAGTTGTTATAATCTCCCTTACCGGAGTGTATTTTATTGCCGTGGGCGTATCGACGTTAGGTAATTTAAATAATCCATTAACAGTATCTATGCCATAAGTACTACCATATATACTATATAACGCAGGGTAAGCTTCTATAGAAAGCCAACTACCATCCAGCAATATATAACCAGCTGGAATAGTACCATTAGCTGGGATGATAATAGTAGTACCAGGTGCCGTGTTATTTGTAGTATTAGTACTAGTGGTAGCTCTAACTATGCTCTTTTCAGTTGAAGTATCAGGTATATTAGGAAGATTAAATGTTGTACTACCATCACCAGCACCGTACGTAGTACCTATAGCGGCAAATAATTCTGCATAAGTAGTTCTACTAACGGCGCTACCGTCGGCTAATAACCAGCCACTTGGTACTGGGTCCGCTAGCGCTATTGTATCTATTTCAGCATAATAAATAACTGCTGGTGTACTATTACCCCCGATAACAGGTACTGTAAAATTGATAGGAACTGTATTATAATTATTGTTCATACCTCTAGCTTTGTTAATAGCAATAGATAAAACATCACCAGTGGCGATAGTTGGTGAACCACCTAACGTAATAACAAATTCACTAGCATATCCACTAACAGCGTTATTAGGAAGCATGGTAACGTTACTACCAAGATTATGTCCATTATTTAAAGACACATCTATAATAGTTAGTAATGTAGTGCTAATAGACTCTGTGAATCTAATAGCTATTAAATCCCCAACATTATAAGTACCTGTTGAATCATTATTAGTATCTGTTATTACTATAGAAGACATATTAGCCGCAGCAGGAGCAGTGACGTTGCCTGTACTAGTACCAATAGTTGGTACTATATAAGAAATAGGCACAACATTAGCATTATTAGCAATATCTCTAGCTTTACCTATACCAACTGACAATATATCATTAGCAGCTACACTTGGTGAAGTTCCAAGTGTAATATCGAATCTAGTCGCGTGTCCGTTACTAGGATTATTAGCCACTAATGTGGCACCAGTACCAAGTACGTGACTATTATTAATAGATATATCATTAATAGTTATTAACACAGTGGCTATTGGTTCGTTAAAGTTTATAGATATAGCATCATTAGCTTGATATCCATTAGTAGTGTCGCTATTATTATCTATTGACATAATACCATTAGCTTGTGGAGCAAGTGTGTCAAGCGACGCACCACCACCGCCACCACCTATGGTACCATAATTAAATTGGTTAATAGTGGACACAACACCTTGTAATGCTTGTGCCGCAACTATAGTACTAGCTATCTCAGGATGATATCTTTGTTCATAAGCACCAGTTACCTGGTTATAATCTAATATTGTATTATTTACTGTTTTAGTTAAGTTACTAGTACTTGATAATATAGTCACATTAGGACTAAGAGCTAGCTCTGGATTAGCTGTTACTTGCGCTTGTGTTACCTCCACCAGCGGTTGCGTTGTCACTGGTAAAGTTTTCTTAATCTCCGCCTCTAGTACATCTATTAATTCATGTTCTCTTAATGTACCATTACTTATTCTAGTAGTAAAATTGTTTATCAACGCAGTTTTAATATCTACTGCTGTTGCAAACATTCTATTTATTCGTTCTTGCCAAGTCATTCGTTATTTCCTTTTTATAAAATGGTTTTATTTAATAATCCAGGTGTACCAACCCCTAGTCTAATTACAAAGTCAGAAGTGTTATCAGCTATAGCTGTACCTGTAACGTACACTTTATTATTACTAACAAGCGCATCGTTAGTATTAACAATTTGACCACCAGCTAATATAACGTTGTTATTATGAATATTTAACAAATGATAATTAATACCAGCAAAAGGCGTGTTATAAGTGTTTTCTGTAAAGGTAATACTATCACCAGTTACGATGCCTGTGCACACATTGTTTTGATAATCGTCTAGATAATAACCACCTACTATTAATATACTACCATCTGGTGTTTGAGCATACTCTAAAGACGATATTTCACCACTACCAAAGATGTCTGCTGGTAATAAACCATTTGTGCTATATGATATATTGTCTCCTGATATACTTAAAAATCTATATTCAGAACGCCAAGCATTATTGTCGTCCATAACACCCATACCTAAAGCCAACAGTCTGTCATCAGCTAGTCTTCTTAGTTTAGTATTGCTTGCGATAGCTGTTGGATAACTTGTAGACGCAACACCAGCCACGTTGGAAGCATTAATAGTAAATATCATACTATGGTTAACGCCCGTATCGTTTTCTAAAAAACCACCTAAACATACTACTCTACCATCTATTAATGTAGATATGCCAAATTTAGTATAAAAACTATCTTGATAGTACGAAGCGTTAGTAGCTACATCTTGTAACTCTACAGACGTTACTGCGTCTGCGTTATCTATTGATAAAACTATTAGTCTAGAATTTGCAACATTTGTTTCTGAGTTTTTACCACCCATTATTAACACTCTACCATCATTAAGTAGTAAAAATTCAGCATCTATTGGTAATACATCACTAGAGGTGATATTACTTAGTGTATAAACTATACTGTTGTCTACTTGTATTTTACCTATATATAAATATGGTTTATATATACTACCATCTAGCTTATGGTATTTAACTAAAAATCTACCATTGTCAACATCAACAACTTTAACATCTTTAGCATCGTCTCCTATGAGCGGCATAATATTAGTTTCTATAAATTGTAGGTTGTTGTTATTAACAGGCTGGTTTATAGTTGGCATTTTGAATTTTAAACCATCTGTACTTTCTCCAAACCTGTTACCTATTCTTATAAATAATGCGTTAGCCGCAGACTTACTAATGTATTGCCCGTTACATCTTACGTACCCAGCCGGTGTGATAGTGCTATCCATCCAAAAAATGTCTCCTATATCAGGAGTAGTATCGGTAGTAGTCATAACATACTTGTAATCACTTTCTCTAGCGCTTGTTGGTAACTTAAACGTACTAGCGTTATCGCCAGCTCCATATTTAATACCTATAGTTTTAAATATGTCATTATACGTAGTTCTATCAACAGTAGCGCCGTCTAGTTCTAAATTACCACTAGCTACAACCTCATTAGATAATTGCATAAGCACACTACCGGTAGTTGGTACTATGGTATTATTACTAACCATTATAGCAAACTTAGTAGCAGTGCTATTACTAGTGTGGTCAGCCAATTTAAACATGCTACTATCATTAGTGCATGTACCATACATATCCCCAGTGATAGTATATAGTTCCGGATAAGCTTCTTTTACTAAACATCTACCATCTGTTATTATCCAACCATCTGGTACTACTGCGTCATCTACTAGATATAAAACAGTACCAGCAACTGGTGGTGTAACCACTTGTCTTATACCTATAATAAATTTATAATCCACAAGTCTAAGTATATTAGGTAAATTAAATGTTGTAACTCCGTCACCAGCACCGTATGTTGTGCCTATTTTAGAAAACATACCACTAAATACACTTCTACTTATATCGATACCAGTAGTTTCTAAAAAGCCATTAGGTAGTGGGTCGTTGCACGGTATAGCTTTTAACTCTATAGGTTTAAACTCTTCTGGTATGTTTACATTAACTATATCAGTACTACCGTTAGGTCCAGTATTAGTACCGCCTAGTGTAGGTAAAACATATTCAACAACAGTAGTATTAGTATTACCGTCTGCATCTCTAATAGTGCCTATATTAAACCTAATTACATCATTCGGTTCTACTGTTGTACCAGTACCTAGAGTCAAATAGAATGTTGTAGCATAGCCATTAGTTGGATTAACTGGCTCTAATGTGGCACCTGTCCCTAGTATATGTCCGTTGCTAACGGATACACCAGAAATAGTTAATAATGTGCTATCTATAGGTTCGCTAAAATTAATAACTATTCTATCTCCAGCTGAATAATGTCCACTAGAGTTACCTCCTATATCTGTAGAAGATATATTATTAATACTAGGTGTATTCACGCCACTACCGCCTGCTATGATAGTTCCGCCTAACACAGGTAAAAGAAAAACAATAGGATCAGTATTACTATTTCCACTAATATCACGAACTTTACCTATAGGTATAGTTATACTATCACCACCAGTTACTGTTGCGCCTGTGCCTAGTAATATATCAAAAGCGCTAGCATGTCCATTTACGATATTTACAGGTGCGAGTGTAGCACCAGCACCGAAGCTATGGTTATTATTAAGTGTTATATCAGTAATAGCTAATAATGACACATCTATAGGTTCGTTAAAGTTAATAGTTATTCTATCACCAGCACTGTATACGCCATTAGAGTTACTATTAGTATCTAGAGACGATATACTATTTATAGTTGGTGGTGTGGTATCGCTACCGCTGCCACTATTAGTTCCGCCTAGCGCACTGTGTATTCTACTTAGTGCCAAATTTACACCTGATATAAATGGAGTTAATATACTATTAAAAGTAGTGTCTGTAATACCTTTTTTCTCTAGAACATACGGCTCTGCCCAAATGGCTCTACCGTTAGCTACAGTTGGTTCACTTCTTTTTAAAGTTACTGGATTAATCCAAACGTCGCCTATACTAAATACTAATGGTGGATTTTCTTGTATAAATAATTGACTATCTCCCTCGATTAGCGTTTGTTGCTTTTGTGGGTCATATATTTTACCATTTAAACTAATTTTGCCGTCAGCAGTACCAAAGACTATCATGGCCATTGTTGTGTCCTTATTTTTAAATTTTCAATCAAGCTATTTAAAACAAAAAAAATAATACGTAGTAGTAGGAATGTTCCTACTACTACAATAAATGTTTTTTACGTTATTTTTTAATACCTACTCTATAATGTATTTAACATTACGATGGTACCATTTATACATACTAGCAGCATCGCCTATCGCGTCACTTTCTATTTCTCCTTTTAAATATCTACCTATTGCCATAGTAAAATATACAGTTCTAGTTAAGATATATTCTATTTGCTGTTTATTAACGTCTTTACTAGGTACTAGCATATAGCTCTCTGCACCAGTGCTAGCTATATGCAGTTTGTTATTTACTATCTCTATACTCCAAATAAAATCAGGATACATTCTGTATAGCGCAGTTTTTGCTACTAACTTCATGAATGCTAATTTATTATTTTCAAAGTCAATATCGGTTGTAGATATAGTAGTATTACCAAAATCTATTTCAAGAGATTTATTACCTAGCTTATCTATACTAATAGTAAATAGCACGTCCTCTTCTGATATCCGCGCAGTCGGTTTTATGTCTTCTTTAGGGATATCTAACATATCCATTAACACGCGCGATGCTGTAACATTAGAAATAGTGCTATCTTCTTTATTATTGTCTATGAACACTATATTTGCTACTTGTTTCTTTAGGTATGCTATGTCATTAGCATTTAAGTCGCTACTATTCACAAATGTCGTAACATTGGTTGGTAGACAATGCTTTGTGAGTATCTCTTTCATACTGATACTTTTATCAGGGGTTAGTGCATTTATCCAGACGTAACTGTCTAGTTTGTGGCAGCTACTAGGTAAAGCCACGCCTTTAACTTGTGCGTTTCTAGTAATAGTAATAGCACCAAGTTTATCGAAATCATCTTTTGTTTTTATGCGTAACGCAGTTAATAATTCCGCATTTGTTTCTGAGTTTTTACCACCCACTATTAACACGTGTAGCTTTATTTCTGTTGCTATAGTTTGTTGCAACCCATAATTTACAAGTATTATAGAAAGGGCTAATATAAAATCTGATACGTTTTTATTTAAATCAGGTGCGTGCACTATAACAGTTAGTTTTGGGTTAGTGAAAAAGAAGCCCGCGTCCATCGCAAGCAAGAATGCTTTATTCGCATTTAGTTCTTCTGTGCCGTTTACAACTAAGTATAGAGTTGCTTTTCCATTTTCTTGTCTTACTTCTACGTTCATGATAAATCCTTTTTTTATAGTAATACTATCTTTAGTATTCTAATAAATAATATAAGATTATATTATATCTAAATAATAGTATATTACGCCACTAGTGTCCTATCATACTGTCTAATAGTAAATGTTTTACAACGAGGTGATAGTAATTCTCTCCTTTTATTATGATATTCTCTTTGTGAATGTATATCAGGTGTATATAAATAGTAGAAGTAAACTTCTTTACCAGGTATCTCTCTAAGTCTTCCTACTGTTTGTAAATTAGCTTGTAAACTATTAATACTAACAGTTTGTATAACAGCTATAAGATTAGGTATATCTAGTGCAGTACCAGCACTCTTAACAGTTGATACTGTTATGTTAGCAGTCATAATATTTTCATAACTGTCTGCTTCAACATATCTTTTAACATCCAGTTCAGGATATCTAGCTTTTATAACAGAAGTCAAGTATGTGCAAAAATCTATAGTATTAGCATATATTAATAGTTTTTGACTATAGTTGTCTAACCTATTTATATAAATTTCGTCTATATAATAAAATAACATATTAGTATATTCTGTTAATAGACTACGTTTACGCATTATATATTTTTCTACCATGATATGACTATATCCATTCATAGTCTTACATCTTATTCTCTTAGCATTAAGTAATTTAAAAGAGGTAGCTACTATGTTAACATATTTAGTAAAAATCACAAGATTAGATACTCTAGCTGTTATAGGAAATAATATGTTATACATATTCTTAGTTGTTCTATCGTGTGAGTCTAGCGTTGCGGTAGAGCCTATTACACGCTTCACGTTAACTCTAGAGAATATGGTGTATAAAGCGTGATACTCTTGGTGTGTTTCATCGTTAAACGCAATGCCAACACCTAGACTAGACAACATCTCTTCTGGTTTAACTACACTAACTAGTTCTTTATCATAATTATCTATATATAAAGAACTAGTTCTTATAGAAAATATAAATAACTTGACATTATTATAACTAGATATGTTTTCATACAGTCTATTGATAGACTCCGCACCAGATATGATATAGATATCATAACTTTCTAAACCTAAATACTTTTTAAAGTCTTCTGTCCATTTTTCTATATACATAGGTAAAATGAACATAGCTACTCTGCATTTTAGCTTAGCGATAGTATATGCTGCTATAAGAGACTTACCTTTACCAGTAGGTAAGTCTATAAGCATAAATGGTATATCAGTACTTTTAGTTAATATATCGATATATGCTTCTTGATAATCTCTTGGTATAATTTCAGGATTTACGGTATACTCAACATGAGTTATTTTATAACTATTCTTATACTCTACTGAAATCTGCTCTTTCTGCACACCATAGGCTTTCAAGTACTCTACAAACTGTGTAACCAATGTTATAGGTAGATAAATAGTATTATCTAGTAAGACATAATATTGTTTATCTTCTACGTGTGTAGTTTTAGATTTATTAGTACTAGCTTGTGTTCGAAATGTTTTATAGTGTCTAATAAAATCTAGGACTATGGATCCTTCTTTACTATTTGGTGTATAATTTATAACAAAATATATGTTATAAATTAATAAATTTATCATAATTATTCTCCCTTTTTATATACTCTTACATAGTCAACTTCAAAAACACCTTCTGGTATTGCCTCTTTAAATATATCACCACCCCAGCCAGTTACACCCGCACTTAGTATCATGTATTGTGGTACATTAGAAATAGCCGTGCTAGTTGTGTATCTAAGTGTTCCATCTATATATAATTTATATCCAGTGCTTTCCCATAAAAAACCCACTGTGTGCCATTTACCATTAGCTATACTTGGGTATATAAAACCAAAATGCTGTTTTTTATGGTCTACGCCATAGCCGTCCCAGTGCAGAGTAAAATGCACTTCATTAGGTGTTGTTTTAACATATTCTAGTATGTCAATCTCTACGCCGGATATACCAGGATTAGAAATGGTTTGTCCGTACGTTGGGCTCTGTAACCAAAAAGCAGATTGTGGTCCATAAATCTTAGGTAACTTGAACCTTATCTCATAATACCCATATTTAGTTAGAAATTTATTTTCAGTACCTATTTGACCAGTCCACACTTTACCATTTTTTATGTATGTCTTAATTTTTATAGTTCCACCGCTAACACTAATTGCGCCGCTGGTAAAGTAACCTATTTTATATTGCCTACCAGGATATCTATGTTCCCATTTAGTGTTATTTAAGCTATTACCATTAAACTCATCGTTCCAAGTTAATACGTATCCACTAGGGGCTGCTATTATATTAACACATAATACTAATAATAAAATCATTTTATAAAAAAACATACTATTTCCTTTTAATTTTTATAAATGGTAAATAGTGGGATACCCCCACTATTTACCAAGCTTGCGGTCGAAGTTCTCGTGCTGTGTTATATGGGTCTAGATACATATCCATTGGAGATGTTTCTAAGTCCCTACTTGCATCATACACACTATGCCCGTACACAACAGAATCTATACGTTCCCAGCCTAAACTAACACCTATACTACTCTGTGTTAATATTTTACTTATATTACCGACAGCAGCAGCCTCCTCGTCTGTAAATCTAGCTAAAAGATGGTTCTCTTTATTCTCCATTATAAAAGCATACACCATTATACTAACCCAAGCTATATTAGTAGACATCTTAGTATTATTTAATAAATCGAATATAGCTTGTAACATACCTATAGGTGTATGCTTAGAAGTTTTAGAAGACACTAGTAAAGACTTCATAGCTTTACTTATTGTCGTGTAACTAAACTCCATATTAGGTTTAATTAAAACACCAGCTGTAGTGTGCCAACCTGATAAGTCTATATGAAATCTATCAAACTGGTCTAATGTATAGCCTGTGTCTAATATATATCTTATGAACACAAGTGTGAAGCTAGCGTTATGCGTATTTATGTCATACGTTTCAATAACGCCTGTAGTTGAATCTAAAACCTCTATAATAACACTTTCTACTCTAGAGACACGTAGTGGGTTAAGTAAATCTGTATTAGTACTACTATTAATACTTTTAAATCCGCTCATGAACCGTTGGTTAACTATTAGTGTATATTTAGTGTAACGCTGTTTAAGCTTACCAGCTATGAAACACATTACATTACCACTTTTTATAGTAAATAACTTCTCACCATTACTACATAACTTTAACTCATTACCAGACACATTACCGCTATCGTGTTTAGTACTTAGCATACCACTAGTAAGTGTACTGATTGGTATGGTTGCAGATAATAGTCCTACGTTGGTATGACCAAAAATTTGATTGGATAAAGCTCCCATGCACGTACTACATAAATGTGCTTTATTAGGCAATTTACATTTTAATGGATTTCTTATCTTTATAATAATTCCCTCGAGATGCTTATCTTTAATATTAATAGTACCAAGAGTTCCGTCTGGTAGTACGTATCTGGTACCACTAAGACTTACTAAGTCTGAGTTATTAATATCATCAGCAGGACGTACATACCAGTCTATATAATCAGTACTACCGCAGTCTCCTCTAATCAGCTTATGTACCCTTTGTGTTACTAACCCAATTATACGACCACCGTATTCTGAACCAGCTATAGCTGCACCTGAAACGTGCATAGCTTTAGCACCACTACGCTGCTCTTGATACATATCTAGTGTTGTCTTTAATCCTTGTGTTATACTATTAGGTATCATGTGCGTATACATACGACCGGATAACTCTGTCCTAGCACCAGCTGGACCAATAAGTTTATGTACTTGTGATTTGTTATAAGCACCGCACACATAACCAGTAGCTAATGCGTTGTGACTATATTCTGGTAGTCTCATTACACTATCTACAACACTATACGCTTTTTTCACGTTTGTATAAGTATTCTCTTTTTCCACTACATCTATAGCTTTTAGAATTTCTTTATTATTTTGTATTTCTAAAAAGTCTTCTATTTGTATAGAACTAGCATATTCTCCGTAATGATGTGCTATAATACTATACATATCACCATTTATCTCTTGTAGTGTTTTAAAGAAATTATCATATTCCATATCAGGATACGTTATTACTATATCTTTAAACACAGCTGAAAACAAACTAAGCATAGTACCTTTTGTAAAGTAACCATTTGTATAATGGTTATCTACACTATAACTAACTTTTATAGGTATTTTTAAATTATATATATTTGTAGACTCTAGCAATAATCTATTTACTACTATTTCCTTACTAGTTAAATACCTAACTCCGTCTATAAACACGACATTACTATCTGTGTGATACCCTTCTAGCATATCTAGTAATGGTATAGACATAAGCTCCTCTATATACACACCAATAGCATTATTTAATCCTGTGTACTCAGCCATTTATTTTACCACTTTTCTTTTTTTGTTGTTCTAGCTGTTTTAAAAGTACAATTATAGCAGTTTTACCTTTAGCCATTCTAAAAATTGGTGTAGATGTATTATCACTATCGTGTACCGCTTGGTATTTATACGCACTTGATACTATTGCTTTCGGTAGTACCTCGTCTACACTCTCATCATACTCTAAAACATCGATTAATTTATCTTCTACCATGTTATACTCCTTTTTTATAAGAAATTTTTATACCTGCTGTTTTTAAAATTTCTTGTACTAATTTAGTCGCAGCATCTGGTACATAAGGATGTTTTACTCTATCTATTAAACATTTTATGTTAGTAGGTGTAGCGGCTGATAATATGTTGTAATATAAAATAGTATGTGATACATTACAATTAGCTCTCTGCTTCAACTCTGTAGCACCTATTAACCCCGCGTACGCTGGATATAGCCTAGCTTCTGTTGTGGAAATAATCTTAGTTGGATTTGCCTTATAAGGAGCACCATGTTTATTAACCATAGATACACCGACTGGTAATCCATAATGATTAAGTCTTGCAGACGATACGGCTAATGCTTCATCTGGTAATTTAGATAATAACGTCATATACATAGGAGCTATTCTAATAGCTTTCTTAGTTTTATATGTGTTATTACCTATGGCGTATGTTATAGGTGTACTGACTGGGTCATACGGTGTACCTATTAACGAGTTAAGTATTTCATCTGCTTGTAATGGGTTATTGATAGTATATTTTAAAAACACTTCATTATTATATACATCATTACATATAATATGATATCTCTCCTCTAACGTTGTGTTTAAATATGCGGCGTACTGGTCATTACCTAAAAACTTTACTCCTCCTAGTATAATATTAAATACTTCGTCTATAAGTTCTGGATGGTCATATAGTTTAACTTCTGATACACCATTTAGTTTATCTTTACACATTTTTTTAATCCATCTAGAAAAAGCGTTAAATTTATGCTCGTAACTTACGGATACATTCATCCTAGACGTAACACTACCATCTTCTACTATATCTGCTCTAACACCATTTTCATCCACAGGCATCCACTCGTCAGGAACACACACGCACATACCTTTAGAACCAGATCGGTTAGTAAGTTTAGCACCATTGCCTGGTATAACCGTACTCTCTACGATTATTTTAAGATATAGAATAGTGTCAACAGGTAACTTTTTATCATAATATGTTATTTTTTTATTACCAACATTGCCTATAGCCATATGTGTATTTAACGTCCTATACACAGTGTTATCTATAGGTAATATGCTGTTAGTAACATTGTGCGATTTTGCATGTTTATGTTCTAAGTCTATATACGCCGATGTTACTTGTGCCGAGTATTCTTTAGTACCAGTAATGTACTTATTTAAACTTTCATACACACCATTAAATAAAGTTTGCTTGTGTTTAGGAGACACTAATACTGATATATCTATAACCTTAGCTTTAGATACCCAGTGTGTGCCATCCGGGGCACCATCACTGTATATTATGTTATCGTACGTGTGGTCAACTTCGCGTAGGTCGTTGTTAGAAACACTAGACAATATTAACATATCGTTTTCTTGTATCGTTCTAGATGCGTATAATACACCGTCTGGTCTAACACACTCTCCTATGTCCGGAATAAATTTATATAGTTCAGCATCACCATAAATATTTACAGGCATATCTTTAGCACATATACTTATGTTGTACTCCTTATACTTTTTAAAGGCTAATTTATTGCAAGCAGATTTACTTATAAGCTTAGCGTCTTCTGTTACTGGCGGTATTGACATTTGTGCTACATTTAAGTTAACACCATAATTATAACTACCATTGTGCCCTACCTGTGGTGACGTTGCTAACACTGTACCTGCCGGTATAAATCTGCTAGTTAACATCCTGTCTAAGTTTTGATGTAATATATATTCAAAACCAAAATATGGATGAAACTTATGATATTTTGGTATAGTAAGTATATCTATTTTATTAGTAATCTTATCCTTAACTATTAATGTTAACTCACTAGCAGGCACGCCACTTAATCCACCGTATTTAGTAGTTTCATAAAGTATCTCAGTATTATTTTTAACACTGATATCTATTATAGCTTTACCTAATTCTATCTCTACACCAGATTGTACGATACAAGGGTCTCCTTTACACAGTGTCACTGCTTGCGCTAGCTGCGTAGCTGCCATGTTAGCTCTTGGTGATGACATATGTCTTAACCAAGGATTTATAGCTGAGATGCCAACTATGCGTTCTGGTACACCGTAGTCTTTAAGTATTTGGTATTCATCATTTTGTGACATTAACTCTCCTTAGTCAGTATGTGCTACTAATTAATAATATAAGGCTAGAAAAAATGGTACTAACGATATCTGCCGATAATATAATAACAAATTTACAAACTAAACATGAACTTAACATTATACCAAATAGTGCTAGTATCAAATGGTTAAACATCGTGGACGCTATAAGAGACAGTGGGTTGTATGTAATTACAGACGTTACAGTAGCAACAGCAGACCTATATAAAGGTGATATGTTTGGTTTATTTAAGTATTTAAAAATACCAGAACAATTTATTTTACCACATATACTTATTAATGGTTTTAAACACAGTATAGAGTACACAGGTAAAGAAACTAAAATTATGATAATAGATACAAGCATACTAAATAGATATATGCCTTGGGTACATCTATAAAAAATAAACAGTAAGAGTACATAGGGTCGCCCTATGTACTCTTAACTATTATCAGTTTACCATAAACGAGTACCAACCACAGTAGAACTAGCCCAAGGAGGCGTAGCTGCGTCTAATTGTGCTGGAGTTAATCTAGTGTTATACATATTCATAGCTGGTTGTTGATATTGTGGATGCTGTTGCCCTAACATGTTATTATTTAATAACTGTGGTACTGCTTGTTGTCTGTACATATTATAGTTCTGACCAAACGGTTGCGGTTGTGCATTGTAATTATTCATACCGCCAGGCATAAAAATACCAGCACTAGGTCTTTTATTTCTAGCTATGATAGCCGCTGGGCTGTTGTCTTCTGCTTCGAACCCAGATACACCACCTAGTGGTTTTGCTACTTTTAACAGTTCTGTTATAGTCTTTGGTGTAGTGCTAACCGCAGTGTTAATAGTAGCCGCTGGTGACGTAGCTTGTTGCTGACTTGGTACTCCCATTGGGGTACTTTCATTTGGTATAGTGATAATCTCTTTTTCTAACATATATATTTCAGATATTTCACTTTCCGTTATGGATAAGTCAATGCGTGCAGATGCATAAAGTTCTAAATCTAAATCTTTAACCATTTCTAGCAAAAACATAATTCTGTTTAATACCCTTACGTAGCCTGTTACCGCTAATGTAAATGATGGATATGTTTTCTCCTCTGTATAAATAACAGTCTCTTTCTTTTCTTCTGTTTGGTTAAGTATATATTCTAACAATGTAGTAAATACAACTACATCTTTTTCTCTTAGCTTAACACCGTGTATTAACATATTTTTATCTACCAGTTGTTGCAATAACGGGCAAGTAGCTACTAGCACCCTTGGGTGTATTTTACCATCTGGTGCTGTATAACTTTTCTTAATAAGTAAGCTGTACATACCGTCTATTAAACTAGAAGCGCCAGCAGTTAAGCTAGCTTGGAATAGTTTATTCCAAGTTTTTAACATTTGCTCGTCTACTACAGACTCTACTAGTGCTTTCTTTTTAGTACTAATATTAAAACTGGCCACTACCATTTTTAATTCTGTAGATAATAGTTTTTGTTGGTTCTCAACACCCATAGTAGCTTTTAATATTAAACCTAAGGTTACACCTAGTGCATAACCTATGTTGTTTTCTATAGCTAACCTTACTTTAAGAAAGGACGCACTTGTACCTTTACTAATGCTCTCTGGTACAGGGTTGAATAACGATTTAACAGGCTTAGGTTGTCTAGATATAGGGTCTATAGCAAACATAGTCTCTATATTTTCCCTAGTCGGTAATACCATAGGTAAACTTTTGTTTGTGATAACGATACCATTTTCACTAGTATCTGTAACAAGTACACCATCATCATTTACATCAAGATTTAAACTTGTTATCATTCTTTTTAAGAAATCTACATATTTCATATTGTCTCCTTTTTTCTTTAATTATAATTACCGTGAATGTTTAAAAAACCACCAGCATTAAATGGTTGGTTGTTACTTTGATTATTAAGATACGCTGTCTTTATATCTTGTATCGCTGTAATAACATTACCAAACTCTTCAGTAAGATAACTTCTACCTAATGAACTATTAATAAGTGGTGTGTATGTGCTAGATGCAAATGCTGCGTCACGATATAGTATCTCAGGACCATTATTAATAGAGATTAATAATGTTGTGTCTGTCACGCATCCGTGTATAGTTACTTTTATATCTATAAGACCATTACTACACACAACTGGCCATAACACATTCTCTATTCTACTTTTTAACATATCTGTTAAAAACGGCAACATCTTTGCTGGTAGAAAAGTACCAGCGTCAGTTATAAACACTTGCGGAGTAGTACTTAACCAATTATTCGCAATAGTAACAGTATATCTGGTGATAGCGCACTCCGCAGCTATACCTAGCATAGTAGTTGAGATTAGTTGTGCTTTAATATTCTCTATAGTAGGCTGAAGTTTATCTTGCGTAATATTACTATCAAGTATCGTGGCATCGGATGTCGCGTAAGTGTTCTTAACTACACCTATTTCTGATGGCCCTTGTGTAATATTATTAGCGATACTAGGGGTAATCATCTTTAACGTATTCCAACTAAACTTAGTTGGTGATAAGAACCCACCAAGTACTGTTGATAATGCTCTTATAAATAACACTGTGTTAGGCGTAGGTGTAGCTGTTGTAGAAATTGCTTCATCTATCACATCAGTAAGACTAACACTATAAGACGTAGTGTTAGCTGCTGCTAAATATTTACTCACGGTCTCAGAGACAGAGTGCATCGGTGATGTGTGGACAGTATTACTTAGATGCGGTATTCTACTACCTAGCTCACCAGTATACGCTGTTTTTAATGTTGGTGTTAAACTATATCCGTCGTTAAGATACCCATAGTTATCTAAAGCAATATTAGAACTATTAGCTAATATTTGTGTATAAATATCATTGGGTCTAGATAGACATTTATCTTTTAACGTTGTGTTAGTATCGTTATCACTATGCACAGTGTACGTGCCTACTAAGTTATAATTTTCCACGCCTGTAACCGGATGTGTTGTGATTAATATGGTAGTTACTGTGTTTATATAAAATAACATATTATCATCATATGTGTTTTTATATGTTTGGTCAGCGTGTTCACTATATGCTTGTACTATTTCTACACCTCTAGTACCATCGTTATATTCTATTTGTGTATATAGCACAAGTATTAAACGTGTATTAGTCCAGCCGTTAGGGATATCGGCTTNTCCTATAGGCGTTGATGCTACGCCACTTAATCCACTTATGGTAGCTGCTTTTGTAACTGATAGTATATCCGGAGCATAAGACGCAGTTAACACCTGTGAGAGTTCGTTTAACGCTCTCTCTGTAGAATCGATAGTAATAGGTCGTATCCATGGTGTTTGATATCCAGCTACTCGTACAGGGAATAGTATACCATTAGTAAGCGTATAATTTTTCACAGTTTTTTTATTTGTGTAATCTACTTCACCTTGAAACATCTCATTTCCTCCATATGTATCATTAATGCTATTATAGCGTGCTTAATATCTTGAGACGGTACGCTGCCAGTGTGTTCTTGTGCCGTATTATAAACTGGTATCCATCTCTTAGATAATATATGTTCCACTGCCAGTTTATTAATCATCTCTAATGCTACATTAACACCTCCCTTTTCTAAAGTATAATACTTCTTAAATAGTACTAAAATATCATTAGTGTACTTTGATTTTTGATAGGATACATTAATGCCTATATCATCATCAACACTATTAGATAATAACAGCACCGCTACATCTGGAAAACCTTGCTCTACTAGTATTACATAACCTATTGCTAATAGATTATGTATATTGTTTTTATAAATATACCTAGTAGCATTAGGATGTATTAAGTCTTTAAACATTAATCCTAATATACACATATGTGCTATTGTTATATTAGTAACCTTATTGACTAAGTCCCTTGCTTTTATAACAGAATTTATATCTTTTGGTTTATATGGCTTATTCTCTAATTGCTTTAGTATAATACTGATGCTATCAGTAGCCCAAATATATTCTGTTACTTGTCCTGGAGAGATATCACTAATCGTCCTAACAGCTTCGTGCGTAGACTCGGATAGACCGTTTTCATCACTACCTATAGTTCTAGGAGGTGTCTTCTCCATTATCCTAGTACTAAAACCAGACCCTGTTTCCGCTTGAGCTTTAGTCCACGTATGCATCGCTACAATAGTGTTATGTGTATCTGTCTCGCTTAGTATATCAGTATATGCTATTTCTGTAAATAATAGCTTAGCTATAATATAACTATGTATATTATTATCAGAAATATTTTTACCTAATACCATTATCTTCTCTAGTTGCGGTGTTAGATACTGCTTTAATAATACCACTACCATATCTTTTACTTTCAGCAACGGCTGTATGTTAGCTAACTTAGTGTTATTAATTATCTGGTAAAGTATAAACTCTTTCTGGTTAGGGTCTATTTCTGCGCTGTGTTCGTTTATTAATTCTCCTAGAATAGGAATTAATAATTTTATAACAATAGATAACCCACATAGGTCTAAGAAGTCACTTTTTAAATAAGTTTGTTCCCTAGTACCTTTGTCGTTAATCACCATACTGATATCAAGTGTATCTGGTAAACTTGCTAATGGTTTAACCTTATACACTTCTTTAATATAATATAGTATTTCTTCAAAATCTATTAACTCTAATAGATTAGACAGTATATGCACTGGCAATGGGAAAAACGGCGACGCTCTATTTAGATTGTGTACGTTAGAAAGAGCTTCTTTATATACATTAAACAAAGTATCTTGAAATATATCACCTTTCCATTTTAAATATGCATTTAATATTTCATACTGTAATGCGCCAGATGCTTTTTCAATATTCCTATTAGAAATTAATGCTCTAATAGCAAAATGTGTTATTTCACCATGTGGTGATTTAACGGTAATTACTGGTGTTTTAAACGTGCAGCCAAATGTTAGCAAGTGCGTTCCTTTAAGTAAATATAGTTAGTACTAGTTGTTACTAATTAATAATATAAGATTAAAAAAAAATAGAAATACTAATAAAAAGGTAGCCTTACTACATATGCCTTAAATGGCATATGTAGTTAAAGGTATAAATTTACATACTTTTCAGATTGTAGCTGCGATGACCCAGGGTTTGTCAGTAATAACATATCCTATAACTTTACTATGCCGATGATACCCGTTTGTTAAAAGTAATAGATTATCTAAATCGTAAAGCGACCAAATATGATTTACTTCTTTTAACATAACGTATTCTCTATCCACATCGCTTATCGAATAAACACTGGATGGCTTAAACTCTTTATAAAAGTTATCTGTATCTATAACTTTTCCATTTATTATGTCTTGATAGTTATCGTCCACCATCCTGATAGAAAGTTTATCCACATTTGGATGGTCGTCCAGTGAACCAATGTAATCTTTCCAGCATACGACCATTAATTATCCTTAATCTTAGTATTAATAATAAACACATTAATACTTTAAAATAATTCGTCATCGTCCGAGTTATTTATAGCTACAGTAGATGTAGAAGTTTCTTGCTTCATAGCTTTCATGTCTAATGTTGCTGTGTATACTATTATCATTTTAGATAGTAAAGTAACATAAGCGTTAGCCCAAGCTACGGATGTTTTATCTAAATCTGTTATAGGTGTACCATCGTTATCTAGTTCCGCAACGAACACACTTGGTATCATATCATACTTTTTAGTTACACCTTTACTACTACGCAATGCTATACTAATTATCCCGCCTTTATTAATAAACGCAACAGTGGACTGTACATATCTTTCATTTGTTTTAATATTATTATCATATTTAATATCAGAACAATTAAACTTCACAACTTTATCTTCTGTCGCATTTATTACATCTAGAAACGCGGTTAAAGCTACGTGCAATGATACTAAATCGAATTTAGCCATTATGATGTCACTTTTACCATTTTGGTCTCTGTCTAAAAACACGGTTATTCTAGGATAACCATTTCTTACACTCCATGTTAAACTACTGCCGTCTTCGTTGTTTATTGTAAATGCTGTTAATTTTTTTACAACAGCTTCTAATGGTGCGTTCATTATTGTTCCTTTTTTAATTTAGTCATATATATTTACATTACTTATAATAATAGCTATTATGCTAATTATTATAAGTTTGTATAGGATTTTCTAAATACTCTATTACTAGTTTTTTAATAAACTCAGTGTGGTAGAGTACTGTTGTAGCGGTGGGCGTCACTGCTACGCCAAATTGATTACTAAATTCAAAAATACCCACATCACCATTATCTTTAAGGTAAAAATCTAAAGACCCATATACCATTGGTAAGTGCTTAATCATAAATCTAGTTAAAGATAAGATTACGTTGTACTGTTCTACTGGTAAATCAAGATAAGATTGAGTCTCCTCAGTATAGGTACTTTCACAGTTGTTATATACCATAGTGTGTGTCGTCGGTATATTAAAATATGTATCCTTATTAATATTAGCTTGTACTAATTCATTATCCTTTACAGTTCTATTCCTTTTATAAATAGTTATGTAATCTCCTATTATAACTACACGATACTCATTTTTCACATCAGTAAGATACTCAGTAACAATAACACAATTAGACTCATAAACAATACTATCTTTACTAGCAGGGGATAAACTAGCTGAAGTATAAGCTTTCTTAAACCCATCTACATCGTTGTTGTGCAAACTTACAAAGTATAAAGCCGAGTTTAATACACCATAAGGTATACGAAACATACCTAGGCCATTAGCACCTCTTAAACTTCTTACTATAACAGGAGTATCATTATCTATAGTACTACAATTAGATAATGAACGACTATGAACCCCGTTTAAATAACGCACACATAGCGGCGTTGGTATCTTATGGTCACTTAGAAACACATACTGCTGTAACTTGTCATATTGCGGTATGCTAATAACATTAGCCGCAGGTATCAACGGCATCAATGTCCCAGCTGGGTTATACGATATATGTAAATCAGCAGTATCTGTGTCATACCTAGTATTCAAATCAGACACCGCTATAGTATACTCAATATTATTATGCGTTAGATTTATTTTACTAGGAATAATGTCTTCAATTGTTACTCCTATTATTAGTACTCTTACTAACACTTATTTTCCTTTTTTATATTTTACTAGGTATCTCTAAAATCTGTTTTTTTATAGTACTAACTAAAGTACTATTATTAATATCAAATTTAACCTTTTCATCCGTTGTTATAGGAGACCAGCTTTTTAATTTGGCTATCTCTAGTATATCTCGCCTTTCTTTAATACCAAGTGGTTTTATATCGCCACTACTGTCTCCAAACACATACAGTAGATATTTACTAAATGGTAACATTATATCTTTAATGTTATTATATTTAGTATACCAACTCATCTTAGATTTAATCACGCCAGTGTGTGACTCTAATAAACGTATATTAAAATATGTAGAATGTTGATTTAATAAATCTAAAGGGTAACTAGTTGTTATAAGTATCTTAGTGTCCGCCACCTTAAGTTTATTTAAACGTATATTAGACTGTATCTCAACATCTACCAATATGTCATTAAGAGAAGTTTCAGATACACTCTTATAAATATCATAAATATCTAAAACTTCTTCTAATACATTTTTTTCTATTTTATTAACCATTTCACCATTAGCTGTCTTTATGCCGCTATTCATAACACTTAGTGCTTTATCATATTTTAACATATAAAGCACTAAGTGACAATTACTATTATCGTATAAACCAAAAAGCAAATCTATTTCATACGATAACACCTCGGCTATACTTTTTATAGTTTTTTTACTACTAGTTAAGTCTTTATTTTTTTTATTAGCTGCAGATAATATATTTCTAATAAGTGTAAATACATTTATATAATGATATTTAAAATCGTTTACAGTAGCTTTATTGTCAGGTATGATTCTAGCCTCATCGTATCTTTTAGTTGTCGGTTTAAATAAAGATTCTAACATAAGACCAGTTCCTATACTAACACCGAATGAGCTAATTGTTCTTTCTAATAATGTGTTACTCTCCATAAGCGTTTATACTCCTTCTTTTTATATTAACAAATGACTATTTATTAAATAATATATAATTACAATATTTTAAGAAGTTCTTGCTTAAATAGTTTTAGTTTTTCTTCTGATAAGTTATAATGCTTAACTCTTAAAAGAAGTAATTGTTCTATATTATCTTTAGTAATAGGGAAGCCTGTATTATAACTTATAGTTGGCAACTCGTGTGTTGCTTGTGCCTCGCTTGTTATTTTATTTATACTAAATACATTATCCGCATATTTCTTTTGTAGCGATGTTTCTAAGCCAGTTATAGAGATATTAGTGTAAATTAATACTCTTATGTATTTATATTCTGTTACCAGCTTACTAACATCATCAACTACCTTATCTATACTAATTAATTTTTCATTATACTTTAATGTTTTATATTTAGTAGCATTAAAGTTTTTAATAAACTGATATGAGTTAGAACTACCTAAGTGTATAAACAACCCGCCCTTATCTTCTTCTTCGCCATGTGCTAGTCTATCAAAACTACCAGGTCCTAGTATTTTAGCATAAACACTTGGCGTGTGAATATGACCTATGCATATATATCCTTTAACTATATTTAAGTATTCTTGCTCATCGTGTCCTTGGTTAACTAGTTGTGGCAGTTGATACTTAAAAAAACCATGCATAATAAGTAAATCTAAATTAAAAATATTATTATCTTTCATATAGTCTTTAAAAACATTATATGTGTTACTAACACTACCCTCGTCTGGTATATATCCTATATTAATATTTAAATTAGTTATATGCTCTATATAAATAGTATCTACATATTTATAATCTAATTTTATTTGGTTATTAGCTAATATAGTATCCAGTATCTTAACTTGTTTCCAATCGTGACTAGGTGTCCCCTCTAGTATTCTTAATATTATATTTTTTTCACTGCAGTATAAACATAGTTCTAATAACCAGTTTATGCACATAGCGTATAAAACACCATTAGTAGTCAGTAACTTATCGAATGTGTCGCCAGCTATAATAATAACATCTAATTTAGAGAATAGTTTTTTATTAGTATCAAAGTATGCCCTTAAATTGTTTATTATAGAAATAGTTAAATCTTTATTTCTACCTAGGTGTATATCGGATATCACTAACACGTTAGCCATCAAGTATCCTTTTATTATCTTATCTAAAAATATAGTTATAAAAAAAATAAGCTAGTAACTATGGGATTACCCATAGTTACTACTTTTTATTTATATTTCTGAGTTATGATAAAGTATATAATACTCTAATAACGCTAATGCCTCCGCATGGTTGTTAAGCATATACTTAACAATGTTTACTTCATTTTTTGGAATATTATCTCCGTATATAAGAGATAATCCTTTTAGCATATTATCGTTAACTGCATCATTAGTGTTTATATCTAAATCGGCTTTAGGTAAACCGAAATAAAACATCTCTCTAGCATAAAGTACGTTACTAATATGTCCTATAGCTACTGACAACTCATCCTGCGTACAAATAACTTTGTTATCTACCTTTTTTAATATTGCTAATAAGTCACTGTGCTTATCCATAACTATTACTCCTTTTACTATATAACGTTATCTAGGCTATCTATTCCCCATACGGGTCGTAAACGAGCATCATATGTCGTCATGTCTAATACCATTGCGATAACCGACAGAGTCTCTGCAGACGACGTAGCTTCCGTAACTGTGTCCGCGTAATCGGAGGATGTAAAAAACGCAGTATCCTCATCTGTTATGATAAAAGCACTCTCTATGCAGACCATTTTAAAATCCTTTTAAATTTTAGTAACACTATATGGTGTTCTATCTTGACAAAGCTAAGGGTATCACCATAGTCCTTCCTTCTGTGCTAATTGACGTCAGGTGTTATCTTTTCATTAATCGATAATGGGAGGAGGTCAAAGCTATCTCCGCACATTTCCAATGCTATTTTTATTAGAAGAGCTAGGATGGACGATACACGTCTCCCATTCCAATCTAGTGAATGGCAAGTACTATCTAAAGTTGCCCAGCATTCACAACAACCCTTTGGGTCATATATAATTACACGGTTTGCACCGCGTGATAACATATTCATTGCCGCGGTAGCAGCTACCGCGGCTATCATAGACGCTTTCTCATCCGTATTCTTTGTAACAACTTCCCCGTACGACGAAGCAGAGAACGCGTTCTCCTCGTCCGTTTCCTTTTTAGCTTCTATTGTTGCCATTTTAAATCCTTTTTATTTTAGTAACACCGTATAGATGTTCTATATTAATAATATAAAATTAGAATAAATTAAGAACTAGTTATTACAGTATGTGTAATAGCACTAGTTGGTAATAATTTTTTTAATGTTTCTAATACCATATTAACAAGCGATGGGTTGATACTTGTTATGCTAATATCTAAATTAGTATTAGACACTTGTGTTACAGTACCCAGTATTAAATACTCCGCAGCAAATATTTTACGTTGTCCTTGTATATCGAATAAATACCAAGTTTGTAAATCTCTATAATTTATAGAGACTAAATCGTTTTGTTTTCTTAACTCATTGGCAATAGTTATGTGGTTAGTTGGTATATCTATACCGCCAGAACCCAATGTGACCGCTAGCTCTGGTGTTAATATAGCTACTAGTTTAGCATTATTATACGTAGAACCTAATACTGCTGGTATTTTAGTACTAAAGCTATATGTGTTATTTACTGTTAGTGTAGACATTGTCTTTCCTTATTTAAATTCATAAATATAATAAAAAAAGGAGAGAGGAGGCGGTGATGGTTAATACCACCGCAGATCCTCCATCTTGGCAAAGCTAAGGGAGTCGCCATAGTCCCTTCCTTCCCCGCTTTTTGATACGGGGGTTACCTTATCCTCAATCGATAATGGGAGGAGGTCAAAGCTATCTCCGCACATTCCCAAGGCTATTTTTATTAGAAGAGCTAGGATGGACGATACTCGATACCCAGACCAGTCTAGTGAATGGCAAGCACTGTCTAAAGTTGCCCAGCATCCCCAACAACCCTTTGGGTCATATATAATTACACGGTACACCCCGCGTGATAACATATTCATTGCCGCTGTAGCAGCTACCGCAGCTATCATGGCAGCTTCCTCATCCGTGTTCTCTATACCATCCTCTGATAGTGTAAGAATATCTTTTACTTCTTCTTTGTATTCCATTTTAAATCCTTTTTTTTTTGTTTTAGTATCACTATAAGATGTTCTATTTTTATTATAGTAATATTATGTTAATCAACGTAATACTATATAATTACGTGCTGATAGACGTGAACTAGCTCGTGGTGGCTAGTGCCACCGCAGGTGCTCTGTCTTGGCAAAGTAAATGGAATTGCCGTACTCTCTTCCTCCGCGATAATTGACGATAGGTGTTACCTTATCGTCCTTTGACAGGCGGATAAAATCAAAGCTGTCTCCGCACATTCCCAAGGCTATTCTTAGTAGTTCGTCCGTAATAGATAGAATAGGCCTATTATTTCTATCCAATGGATGACACTTGCTGTCTAGAATCACCCAGGCTCCCCAACAACCCTTTGGATCATATATAATTACACGGTTCGCACCGCATGCTATCATATTCATTGCTGCCGAAGCAGCCGCGACTGCCACCAATCCGGCAGCAATCTCCTCGTCCGTTTCAGTGTTGATATCTGTTTCCTTTTTAATTTTTATTGTTGCCATTTTAAATCCTTTTGTTTTTAGTAACACCATAAGATGTTCTATATTAATAATATAAGATTAAAATAAATTGGAAGCTACTATCTAGTATTATAATTTTATAAAATTTAATGAACTTTGTATAAATAAAAAGGACACAGATGATACTAAGACAAGAAGACTGGGCTAAATATCCATCGGCTATAGCGAACTATGAGAGTAAAAATAAATCATTCGTAAGACTAGCTACGCTGTTCCATATGATGGGTATTAAAAATAATAACTTTATGCTAGCATTACATAATCCAGAGTTAGTTAGTGTAGACCCATTTTCGCTAGAGTTAACTCAAGAACAAATGGCTATGGTCGTAGAAGAATGTACCGTTAACTATTGGTACGTCATAAGAGAACTTATTAGGCTACCACCTAACTCTGGTAGGTCTGATATACCTTTTAATGCTAACAGAGCAAATATAAGTTTATACTGGTTATACTTTCAGCACATAACTATTTTATTAATACAACCAAGGCAAACTGGTAAATCTGTTTCTACAGATGTACTATGGGTAGTGCTATTTTCTATAATGACATCAGATATGGAAATAAGTCTTCTTACTAAAGACGATAGTCTAAGAGTAAAAAATGTAGACAGAATAAAAGGTATATATGCACAACTGCCTTATTACTTACAATTTAAATTAAAAACAGACACTTGGAATACAGAATTACTTAAAATAAGTGCTTTAAATAATACTTATTCCACACTAGTAGCACAACCATCCCCAGTTAATGCGTTAAAGGTTGGTAGAGGTATGACACTACCTAATAATCATGTAGATGAATTAGCGTTTATAAGTAATATAGATATCACACTACCAGCTATGTTAGCGGCTACTCCTGCGGCTAGAGAGAACGCTAAAGTAGCGAATGCACCATATGGTAATATATTTACTACAACAGCTGGATATCTATATACTAAGTCTGGTAAGTATGCTCATAATATATATAAAAACAGTATGAGATGGACTGATAAACTTCTAGATATATCTACTACAGAAGAACTACAAGAGTTATTACAGATAAGTAGTGGTAAAGGTAATAGAGTTATGTTACTAGAGTATAATCATAGACAACTTGGTTACACTGATAAAGAATTTAAAGATATCATGGATGAAAATATGGCTGACCCTATATCTGGACAAGCTGAGTATATGAACATATGGATATCTGGTAGCGATGCTTCTCCTATAGATAAAAAGTATTTAGACATAATAAATGCTTCTAAAGATACTAATCCTAAAATAGAGATTTATAAATATGGATATACATTAAGATGGTATGTTGATTTAGATAGTATAAAAGGTAGAAGCATAGTAGCTGGTATAGACACATCTAACGCTACAGGTGGAGATGATATGTCGTTAGTTATGCGGGATGTATCAACTGGAGAGCTTCTTGCTATAGGGGACTATAATGAAACTAACCTTATTATATTTTCAGACTGGCTAGGTGAACTTATAGTAAAGTATCCTAATATAGTTATGATAATAGAAAACAAGAGTACCGGACAAGCCATAATTGATAATCTAATAAGAATACTACCACTACTTAACATAGACCCATTTAAGGTATTATTTAACTGGGTAGTTAATGATTATGATGTTAATGAAAACTATAGAAAATATGTTATAGATACGCCTATGTACAAGAGACCAAGCTGGGTTTATGAAAAATACAGGGGCGAGTTCGGTTATGCTACATCAGGTTCTGGGCGTGCTGCAAGAGACAATTTATATAGTGTGGCTTTTAATCACAGTATAAAATATACTTCTAACACAGTGCGTGACAGTAAGCTAATAGCACAACTATTGTCTTTAACTATAAAAAATAATAGAATAGACCACGGTGACGGACCTGATGACCATGATGACTTAGTTATAGGTTGGTTGTTATGTTATTATTTTCTATTATCTGCTAAGAATAAAAGTTTCTATGGTATATCTTCTAATAGTGTATTATCGACTGTGCAAAATCTTATGATAGCAGAAAAAGGTGGTATCGAAGAAATAGAGAAAAAAGAAAAACAAATGGCATTAAAAGAAACTATAGACAATCTACTTATAGCGATGAAAGAGAAGAATGACCCTATAAGTAGTCGGTTAATCGAACTTAAAATAAGACGTCTATATAACGGTGTAGACCACCGCGCGATGCCAGCGTATAATATAGAAACATTAATAGATAATATCAAAATAGAACAACAAAAGAATGGTTTTAAACATAAAAGATATTTTGCTACATAAAATAAAAAAGGAAAGAGGAGACGGTGGTACTAACCACCGCTTCCTCCTTATACTACCCCCCACGCCGCTTTTATAAGACCCATGAAGGCCTTCTGGACGTCAGCTGGGTGTCCATGTATGGTACCCATTTGCTGCCCGTATTCATGGAGAGTACCTTCGAAGAATGGTACAATCACCATAATATCGCCACGAAGGCGATACGCACGCAATGTCTCTTTGCCGACTACGCACTGAAGGATAGGCGCGTCGTCCGCCCCCATCCCCAGCTCATCAAAGGCGCCTCTGATTATGGTGGTGTCCTCACCATATGTGCACCCACTTGCAAAGGCACAATCGTGCCCGAATACGCCCCTTCTTCCGAAGTCGCACCTCCTTGCGAAGGTGCAGTCAAACCCGAATTCGCACCAGCTTCCAAACTCACAACACTCACCGAATTGCGAGCTCGGTCCGAACTTGCATCCTCTTGCGAAGGTGCAGCTAGCTCCGAATTTGGATCCTGGTTTAAACACGCAATTTTTTCCGAAGCACACATTATCTCCAAACAATTGCGTATCTTCGAAGTAGCAGTCACTTGGAAAATCGGAAATGTCAGTGTAATTTCCGGCTGGACAAATTATCTTTCCAGCAGTATTATACTGGAACTCCAGCACGTCGCCCATTGTAAATCTTTCCACTTTTTCAGCCTCGTCATCCGAGGAAACAAAGAATGCATTTTCTTCATCCGTTAAAGTAAAGATACTTTTTACTTCTTTTACTTCTTCTTTGTATTCCATTTTAAATCCTTAGGAGAAATAGTAACACTGTAGGTGTTCCATATATATTATATAGGATTAGAATAAATTGGAAAGCTACTAGCTAGTGTTTTTTTACTACTGCTTTTATAAAAATATATATAGCGATAAATATAACTAATGTTACTACTTTATTAGTTTGTTTTATACCATTACTTTTACAAATAGTATTTAACTTATTTTTTATATATAACACATCTTTATGTCTAACACTACTAGCTGACCAGTATCCTTTTAGTGTTTTAATAATTACTATTAAATTTACATGGTAGTTATTAATTATACCTTTAGTTGTTAAATACTCTATAGAAGTTATAATAATTTTATCTATTAAATCTGCCTCTATTTTTTTATCATTATATAGTTTAGATATACTACTCAGTATATGTACTAAATCGTTTTGTTTTATATTACTTTTATCTAAAATATTTAATAATACATATATTAAATCAGTATCTACAAAATCAGCTGGTATAGCTATAATAGTGTGTATGTAGTTTTTATATTCTATATACTGATTACTTACATCGCTTAGTGTAATGTTTTCCTCATATGTTTCTAACTTACTAACTACATTAATCTTACTACCTGATTTTAAAATTTCCTCTATTATACCACGTAAATTTACCATCTGATCTTTTAATGCCCCCTGTAGGTCGGCTACCATCCTTGTAGCATCACTGGTAGTATACGCTGTCACTCTATCCCACTGTGCCCCATTTGGTAGTAAATCATTAGCTCTATATTCTAATAACTTTTCCCAACTGCCTAGTTTCTTTATTAAGTATTGATTAGTTAATTTCTCAAAAGCTGCTATAGCTACTGCTTGGTCTAAGTTATACATACCGAACCAGTGATACATCATACTGCCTAGTGCTCTATAAGCAAATATGTAATAAGTATTACGTATAGCTTCTACCATTACATTTTTAAAAATAGGTAATGTAGCAAATTTATGCATAATATAACCAAGTGTTAGATATGTTACATCAGAGCTTACAATGAACGTTTTCTCTATACCTACTAGCTTGGATAGTTCTTTATCTAGGCTAGTTCTATCTATGCCTAGCAAGTGTATAAATAACATATCCATATCTTGTGCACTATATCTTATAGGTTGTACTCCTATAGTGTTACCACCTAAGAACTCTGCATACATAGGGTCTTTACCAACCCAACTTAGACGTACTTTCTTTAATTCATTATAGAAAGACATATTCCATTTTATATGCTCTAGTCTGTCGGTAAATACTACTTTAATATCCCTATTATCTGTATTGTTATTTTTTATCATGTTTAAATGTTTCTTGTAATATTTTAGTAGCATCACTAGATGTTACTACTTCTTTTCCATCCTTAGTTACTGCTTGTTTTATAGTTTTCATATCACCGCCACCAAACGCAACTGTTATTTGCGAACCAGGACGTGGTACTTGTGTAAATGTAAAATTATCCATTTTTATTACCTTTTGTTAAAATCAAAAAAAGATAGACTAGTAAGTATAACGCACTATAGATAGCATGTGCTATCTATAGTGCAATGACGGTTAGATAGCACATGCTATCTATAGTGCAATGACGGTTAGATAAATCTTAGTTTAGCTTGTACTAACAAAGTTATCTTATCTATATCCATATCTTTAGGTTGTCCGGTTAATGCGTTTACAGTAGCTATGATGACGTTTCTTATCGCTTCTTTTCTGTCGTCAGGTATGCCTGCCGCAATAACTTCGTATACGTGCTCTATAACACCATCTTTTGTGGCTAATGTTACAGTGTAACTAAAATTAGACATCTTATCTTTTAATAGTTGTTTAAAGGTGTCATGGTTGGACTTATAAATTTGTGGTAATAAATCTTTTGGAAAATCTTCTTCTAAGGTATTTTCAAAACTGCTAGTTAGCCTATTAAACAAGGCGTCTAATGCTTTCGGCGCATCTGGGTATGTTTTAGCCTCTTGTCCTAACTCGTTAATAATATCTAGTAAACCTTTTGCTGTGTCTTTAGCATTATCTGCTATGTAAGTGCTTAGTCTATCAATAGTTAGTTCTATTAATGCTTTTTTTAGTATATACTCATTTACTTTTTTATCTATCGACATAAATCATCCTTCTGAATTTAATATATTAGCGCATATAGTGTCGATACTTGTAATATCGATTATATTAACTTTATCAAAATACACATCTACTATGTGACGAATATTCGTTAGTATACTTTCCTCTGATATACCGGCCTGTAATATACTTAGTACTTTTTGTTTAAATGTCTCTTTATCTATCTCCTTTTTAGTATTTATTTTTGTTATTGTGTTCAAGATTAAACTTTCATCAATGTTCTTTTTAAATTTGCTATTAATATCTATTATGATATTAGCTATCTCTTCATCATTGATGTTGTTACCATTTTCCATTAATGTACTACATACTTCTGTTAAATAAATATTAACATATGTGTCACTATATGTTACCTCCTTATTTATCTTAGGTGTTACGGTGGTAGCCGCTTCGTGCCCCACAGTAAGAATAGTTTGTTTTTTAGTTTCCTTACTTCTTAGTTTTATAATTTTAGTTATTGAACCCTCTTTAGTACCATTAGTATTTGTCTTAGAAACTACACTAATTACTGTATTGGCATTATTTTGTCCGCTAACTAATAACACAGGTTCAGCTGTGTCGGTATTTAACGCAGAAGACTTAGCAACATCGTCTGTCTTATTACTATTAACCTCTTTTTTATAGTTATGTTCTATAAAAGATGAAAGAGTATCGTATATCGCTACACTAGTTGGACTATCAATATTGGCGATAATAGTAGTTAAATCGCCATACGATAGTTTATTACTAGCATACTTTGCCTCTAGTATACACGTTATAATTTGGATATAGTCCGTTTTTACTGCTAAGCACAACATATCAAGGTAATCTAACGTGGGGCCTATTACTTCGTGATTAACAAGTCTTCTTAAAAGAATATGTTTTCCGTTTTTAATAATAGTTCTTAATATCCACGTTGACTGTGTTAAATTAAAAGCTCCCGTTTTTGTCATATTAATAAATAAATCAACATTTTCTGTAGTTATGGCTTCTTTAACTTTTTTAGTTATACCATCTATAGTGTTATAGCATTTTTTCAACCATAACGATATTCTTTCGATTATGTCCGCACTACCACTACGCGTGCAGTTAAAAATAGATACATCGAGCATCTCATCCACACCTTTAATGGACACTAAATATCTTGGATCCGTGTCCATTATAATACTGTCCCTAACACTAACACTATTACTTATGTTAGTGCGTGCTTCACCAGATAGTTGTCCTGGGTAAAGTTGTAATAAATGTTCTACGTGTTCTATGTCTTCTGCTGAGTTAATATTGCAAATACCAAATAACTTACTCAGTATTTGCGCCGCTATCCGCATGGCGTTATTTTCGTCTATTGCAATCATGTTTAATTCCTTATCTACACCTACTTAGCAAATTAATGCTTGCTACTTATTAATAATATAATATTACTAAAAAATAGGATACAGATATTCTAGTTATATTAAGATAAAAAAATAAGTTGGTTATAAACTGAAATAATAATACATTACTTTAGTTATCAATATAGTTAATAAGGAGTATGCTCATTTTTTAAATCTTTCTAATCCTATATAACAGATATAGAACACCGTATAGTGTTACTTTTTTCCTAAGGATTTAAAATGTTAAATTTAATTTTAATATTAGGTATTTTTATTATAGTGACCATAGGACCTATCGTCATTCTTGTTGTAACAATGATGTTACCTTACCGAATAGGTTTCGGTAAAAAAATAACTTGGGGAGTAGACCTAAGAACTACAATGCCCCCTGTGACAAAACAGGAGACAGCTAGCTGTGTCTGCCACGCTATGGCAGGACTAATGGGATTTCACGGGGTACAGTGTCCTACCAATCCAGATGATTGGTATAGGTCTATTAAAAAAGAAGGCGTCGATGGTTTAACAAACATAGATATAGTGCAAATGCTAGAAAACGCGGTAGGCTCACGCGGGTACAATAAACTTAGTGTGCAACAAGTTATACCAGCAATTACGGCTGGTAAACCCTTGTTGGTGTGTGTACAAAGTATAATGCATTTAGCCGCGTATAAAGATAGTAACATATGCTTCTCTAAGCAGAACTTAGAGAGAGGTCATACCTTGGCTGCCAAGTTATTCTCAGATAAGATGTTTTCGTTACACGCGATGATAGTCTGTGGAATCTCCACAGACGGAGAGACTATAATGCTACGTGATTCGTCAGGAGAAGACTCTGGTGATAAGGGCTACTGGGCAATCAGTAGCCAAATGCTGCTAGGAGCACTCGCCCCTAATATAATATACATATTAGGAAATTAGCAGATAGGGGAGTCATCCCCTATCTGCTAATACATTATTTTTTTTATTTAGCTAAGAATAAATGAATAATACATTAAGGAATACAATGGTTAAAAGTATAGATGACTTGATACAAAATAGAAAAGCTAAGTCAAATAGTAAATTTAGTTCTGACTTTATTAACGATGACTATAGTGATTTTTATACTAATGAAAAGTATATTAAAGAATACATAGATAATATACCTAACATAGTAGATGGTGCTAAGCTATTAGCTAGACATATAAGATTAAGAAGTAAAATCATAATAGCAGTTGATTATGACTGTGACGGGTTAGCAGCTGGCGCTATGTTAGCTGGTTACCTTGATTTATTAGGAGCTATATATTTAAATACAAAGATAGACTATGTTGTTATAAATGGTATGAGAGTTAAAGGTAATGGATTAACCGAATATCTGCGTAATATGATATTAACCGAATGTGATGACGCACCAAGGGGTATGTTGTTGTTAACAGCAGACCATGGTAGTTCTGATGACGGTTGTTACGGTATTTTAAAACAAATAAGACCGGAAATGGATATAGTAGTAACAGACCATCACACTATACCAGAAACTGGTAGTCCTACTAACTGTGATGTTTTTGTAAATCCACAGACTAGTGAGAGTTCTATTAGTAAATCATTATCTGGTTGTATGGTAGCTTTTTTATTAGCTGTCGTTAATTATAAACAATTTAATAAAAAAGCAACATATAATGAGATAGCTTTTAAAATACTAAAAGATGAATTAATATTTGCTGGATTAACAACTATGTCTGATGTTATGTCACTTGCAAATGATTTAAACAGAGCTACTGTTAAACAAGCTATTAATTTATTAAATACTAGTGATACACATATATCACGGTTGTGGCGTATACTCTTTAATAAATTAGTAGATAATAAATTTACAAATAGTGTACTAAAAGTAGATTATACGTTTTTTAACTTTACACTAGCCCCTGTTATTAATACTGGTAGTCGCACTAATAATGAACGTGTTGCTTTAGATATGTTATTAAATCCAAATGATAATACTAATATAGAGATACTACTTAGACTTAATAACGAACGCAAGAAAGCGCAGATATTAGCATTAAATAAAGCACTTGATACAATAGATAGTAACCCACCTGTTATTTGTGTCCTATTAGAAGATATTGTTTTTAATATAAATGGTATAGTAGCTGGTATACTTGTGGATAAATTTAATAAACCTGTTATATGTTTTAAAAGAAATACTGATAGCCATATGTTATATGGTTCAGCTAGGTCTCCTGGGTATAGTATAATTACTTTGTTTAGTACTATAAATACTTTAGATAACGAATTATTTATTACTTATGGCGGACACACTAAGGCTGGTGGTTGTAGTTTACTTGCTAAAGATTATACTAAGTTACTAGATATAGTAACTAAATTAGACATACCTAAACTTGAAAGAGACACATCAGAAGTTATAACAGTAAAGTCATTAGAAGAACTATATACTTTAGTAGAGTATAGTAAGAAATACGAACCATACGGAGAAAACTGGTCTCCTATTACTTATAAACTTAATATAAAATTAGAGATACTGTACATAGCGTATAAAAATGCTGATATGGACTATTTAAACGCCAAAGCTATAAGTAGCGGTGCTGATGGTAATATTATAGAGATATTTAAATACATTAGATGTAATTCTAGTTATAAGAACACTGAAGAACTAAGAGCTAAGTTCAACAGTAATGTTACGATAATATTTAATTGTAGATATGATATTTATTCTAATAGGTATATCTACACTAACTTAAAATTAGAAGATTGAGAAAGGATATACATGGTACCAACTTTAAGTACGGAGAACTGGATTACCGACCCTAATAAGCTGTTACAAAAGATATTTTATTATTATGTTACAAGTATGTATTCACAATCTAATTTACATACTATAAAAAGTTTGCAATATACCTTAGCTACTAATAAAAATACATATGATGCTTTAGTAGTTATAGAACAAGATTTAGTATATTTATATAGTAAATATTTTACCAATGTAAGTGTAGTTATAAACAACACACTATCATACACAGATGGTGTAGCTGCGTTTATTATAAATATAGAAGGAGTATTTAAAGATAATATAAAATACAACTTAAGTACAGCGTTATTTGCTGATGATACTGGTGTGTTGAATTTTCAATACAACATAGATAATTTGAGAAGTCAGATATTCTATAATTAACTTATTAAAAAAGGATTTATCACATGGAGAATACAGATAACACGCAAGCTACTACGTTGCCTACTTTAGAACAGATAGACCAAACTATTACTAATAGCAGATTAGCAGAGCTAGCTAAAGAAATAGAACAGTATGGTAAAGATATATTGCCTAATAATGCTGATAATAAACTTATAGCACGAGTTAGTGCCCATACTTTAAAAAATTATTATATAGACGCGATACTATTTGGCGATAGAGGAGACCCTGTAGTTGCTGAGAAGTTAACGCAGTGGCGTACTATGGCCGGTAGTATGTTTTCACCTGTTGACGTAGTCGATGAAAATAATAAAACCATAATGAGAGTACCAGGATTATTACCTAGTGTTGTGATACCTAGCAGTACAGATGAAACAATATTAGATAGTGGTATGTCTATACGTAATACTATTGCTAATATTAATAATAAAAACAACATGATACCATCATATGGTGATAAAACATTAGGTAAAGACATAGCCACTGGTTTAAATAATTTTAACATAGATACTGCCGCCATAACAGATTACCAACTAGGATGGTTATTGGCTAAGTATATATTTGTAGATGAACTAGATATAAATTCATTTTTAGTAAAAAATAAAGATAATGAAACAGCTACTACTATTAAAAATATATTATCAGAGGGATTAAGTTACGATGATTAGTAATATAATAACATTACCAAATAGTAATGGTGTCCCAAGGTTTATGCTACCTGACGCCACAAGTGCTGTGATAGCTAGTGAGTGTGCTAAGTTATGCGAGGAGATATTTGTTAATGAGTCACTTTTTAACGAATTGTTTATTAACGAGTTGTTTATTAAAATAGCTACTGCTAAAATAGCTGGTGTGTTATATGCCTCTAAAAAAGATATATTTGCCGTAGACACGCCGCATTGTATAGTAGAATGCAGTATAAATAATGAAAGACTAAGTACATCTGTGGGTACTATAGATGGCAAGTTAGTATACGGACAACTTAACACTAAGTAGAGGGATATCCCTCTACTTAGTGTATAAGCTTTCTACAGTGTATCTAAATGACATAGCTATATCATGTATCAAATGTTGATTAATAGCTGTGTAAGAAATTAAGTTAGCAATATAATCTAGATGTGTAGCTAATGTTAATATAGCTGATTTACTAGGTTTAACATCAATATTCTCTTTATAAAATGTTACTATCTTATCTACTTTATCTGCTATAGAAGTAGATAACTTTTCTACTTCTTTTAGCTTCTTTTCTGTTATGACACTACCAACAACTACGCAAGTATCTAGTATTACATCTAGACTACTAAGGTTGTCAAACATATCTGAAAAGACTGCCATATCTGTAGTTTTATTAGTGTCATACATTAAATTTATATTGTCTACTAGTGTGTCTAACAACTTACTATCTACTTTTGAATTATTCATTTTTAATGGTAACATTTGTAAGTTGTTAATGATTGTACCGATAGTACTATCTGCCTGTTTAAGTACTTCTATAACATGTGTGTCTATGCTTTTGGTATTAGTGTCTAAGTATTTTAACGCTGTTACATATTTAACTTTTAGACCACTAGGTATAGGTACTTTTTTATTTTCTAATTTACCATAAGTATTATTATCTAGTATCCACTTTACTTTTGGTCGCAAGTCTACTAACGATAATACTATGCTATTTTGTTCGACTACCTTAGTGCTGTCTGTACTTTTTCTGCCATTAAAACTATATCTTAATGTATTAGACACCTTATCTAGTGCATTTAAGAAAAATGGTGATATAGTATCTAATATTAAGTTTTCTTGGCATGGTAATAGTTCTACTATTGCTTTTGTGTTTGTCATTTTACCTTCCTCATTTATTATAAAAATCTAACTGTAACTAATGGTGCACTAGTGGTGTTCCGTAGTGTTTGTCCCTCTGTGTGTGAAATCTTAGTTTTACCTAAATAACTAGTCTCTTCTATGCACACAATAGTGTGTTCCGCGTTGCCGTAATCACAGCCAGCAGATACTGGTATAGAATGTGTTGTGTTCAGTGTATTTTTAAATGTACTTATTACACCTTGAAGATTACTTGTTGTAGATATATTATTTTCTAGTAATATATTAGGTAATCTAAAATTAGTTAGAGTTGGTAGAGTTAAATTACTTATAATAGCTTTACTACTTAAAAGTAGAGAGGCTGTAAAGCTATTATACTCTTGCCAAGCAACAAATGTACTATTTGGTAATACTGCTTGCCCTAGTATGTCTTTGCTGTGCATAACTAACGGTATAATGGGCATATTAGTTAGTCTACTTAGTTCACTATTATGACCATACCTTGATGTTAACACCATATGCGTGTTAGTTAGTAACAACTTAAACTGTGCTGTGTATGCTTCGTCTTTTAGTATCTGTTGTCCTACTGTAACGTTATCTATTAATTTATTTCTATGCCAGTGCACTATGTCCATAACATAATTAGGGTTAGTTTTAACATTTAAAGCTAAACTATTTATAAGTATAGTTTTTTTAGGTATACAAAGTATATTAATTTGTTGCACAACGCTATGTTGGTACGTTAACTGTTGTCCATAATATACTACTCTACACATAGTAAAATTATTAAGCATAAACGTATTAAATAATTTACTGCTCTCTGCAAAATTATTAGATTTAAAATCAACTATTGTATCACCTGGTTCTAGTGCGTTAGTTATAGTGCCGCCTAGCACAGTGATTGAACCAATTCTATTATAACAGCTAGTGTTATCGTTATCACCACAATCACCACCGCATTGACCAGCACCTTTATTACTATATAATAAATTTAAACCGGTATATGGTACGTAGACTTGCTTTATATCTTTAGCCGTATCTATAGGCTGTACGCTGTATGATGTTAATTTTTTTAGTATATTTATAAACTTAGCTCGTCTTTCAACAGAGGCTTTATAAAAATCTATATCAACACCAGTGTAAGTAAGTATGATTAACTTAACAGTACTATAATAGTCATAGTCCTCTGTTAATGTTATACTAACGTCATTATCTAATAGTATACTATCTATAGTAGCTGGAACGTTGTTTACTACACTATAAGTACCTCTAGAGGCTAATCTATTAAACGCATATTTAATATTAGCAGAAACAGCTATGTTTTCAGCATTACAATCAGAAATCCATAATAGTTTTAAAAACTTAAACTGCTGAACTATATATTCCCTAAAATCATCAACTTGATAGTACTCAGCTGATTCTAAAGGTATGCTGTTTATGATATCTTCTATTAATGGTAATACCTGTTCTTTAGCAAACATTCCCCTAACGGCAGCACTAGCATCTAGTGTACCTAGGTTTTCTATATGTTCCCAATGTAATGTTGATAATTTCTCATCGTCACTACCTGTAAGATGTAATAACATCTTTATTAATATCAAAAATGCTTGTGTTGGTGTATATGTATAAACTATGTTAGTATTACTATCTAAAAAAGATATTCTAGTGTTATATCTACCTGTTGCTATGTTATATAACCATGTATCTATAATAAACAATACAGGGTCTTCTGTGTGCAGTAGCATAAGTTCGTGTGCTTTAACATCTAATACTTTAGTTTTTTGGTCTACAAAAGTATTTTCTATTAAGATATCTTTTTCGTTATCTACTAACTTTTTTATTAACTTTTTATTCTCATCACTATCTGGCTTAATAGTCTCTTGTACTTCTATGTTTATTATTTCATCTAGACTATAGAGACTACCGTTGTATGGTATATAACTATCATTAAGAGAGCTAGTAACCAATACTGGTTCATTAGTTATTATGCTACTAGTATATATATCTGTACTGTTTAATAATACCGTAGGAGCAGTGCACTTTACTATAAATTCACCTACACCTATTCCATTACTATCAAATATCTTATCAAGTACTCTATGAAGTGTTTCTTCTTTACCTACATGTCTTAGTAACATATCTATGTTATAGTATAACCAGTAAAGAGAACCTTTGTTTAAAGCAGACGCGTCAGTCCATATGTCCATATTAGAACGTAAATGGTGTTCCATATGAAAAGGGTGTACTTCAGCAGTCTTGATTTTAGTTAATCTAATATTATGTATCTTATTAGGTATACTAGCATATAAAACAGCTAATAATGATGGTACATATAAATTATCAACAACAGTATATTCTTTTACATTCCATCTGGCTAATACATTCTTAATGTGTGTTTGCAATTCTTTTATTAAATAAAGTTCTCTATCTAATAAGAACAGCGGATTATATGTTAATATAGTACCGTCTTCTGCTGAAATAGCTCTATCTATATCAACTGGTAACATACACCCGTGTATAAACGGGATGTCTTGTGGGTATTTATTAATCAATTCTTTATAGTATATACTATTCTTAAGAAGTTCTTTTCTAGTATTTCTATATACCCGTAGTAACTCTACAGATAAACTTTCTTCTATACCATTTTCTCTTAGTTTTATTTTTACATCACTATTAGTGCTGTGTTTTTGTCCACTAAGATTAAGATAATACTTCCACTCACTTTTATGGTTAGGTTCTTGTATACCATGATACATAGCTAAATTTTGATTAATAGCTACAGGTAATGCCGCGATTTTTATTACTAAAGTATTTGTCAGGTTTACAATACTTTGATGATATTCTTCAAAACTATACATATATACCCTCATTAAGGAAATTGAAATGTCGCTGTTCGAAACTAGTAAAAACCCAATTACACACACGGATAAAGACCCGGAAGTGTTAGCGTTATACTCTAAATTAATAGCAAGAAACGATATAAAAAAAGACCCTGCTTTACTAATATCTAATTTTGAAAATCTTGTTAATAACGCTAAATCTAAGTCTAGTACTAACCAAGATATACTGAAACTATTTCCAGAAACAGCTATGCTCATCCAAGTTATTATTGCAAATATACTATCTCCTAACGATTTACAAGGTAGTAAATTGACTATCACCAATAATAGCAAATTGATACCTAGCGGCATTAGAACTAAAATGTTATCTATCGTTAAGAACTACGTTGTAGATAATTATAAGTTAGATAGTAAACTACCAGACATACTAGAGAAGACACTTTTTTTAGATGGTGCATACTGTGAAGCAATCATACCAGAAGCTAGTGTAGACGATTTTATTAATAGAACTAAAGTTAACGCTTTTGAACACATTAGTTCAACACCATTAATTGGCATATTAGACGGTGGGGTTGATAGTGTAACTAATGGTGTAACAACTGAAAACATAGCTGCTGTAACAACTAGTGGTACTAAAGCACACACGGCTGATGATATGTTAATAGAGTTTATAGACAACTACGCTATATTAACAGCGCCTGCTATGTTAAAAAAAAACACAAAAGATAGTTTAAAAAATAGTATTTATCCAGATAGAATAGCCTTAGAAAGCAATGATAACACACTAGATATGCTATTTAAAAATAATACTGCTGGTAATTCACAAGAGTATTTTGTTACTGTTAATACAAAAGAAAATGCTTCTCGCAAAAGTATAGGTCCAGCTTTAGTATTTAATATACCAGCAGAATATGTAATACCTATTCATGTTACTAATACACCTAGTGAGCACATAGGGTATTTTATATTAACAGATGTGTATGGTAATATTATAAATAGTGACACTAGTAATATGGCAAGTACTGATACCGGCTCTAATAGTAGTAATCTAATTTCTAGAGCTAAGAATGGTCTTAACAATATGATAACAGGTGTGCCTATGCTAAATGAAATGGATAATATGTATGTACAAATGGTAGAAAACCTTATAAAAAAAAGACTAGAGACCAGTAGGTTTGGTAAGTTTGTACAAATTGATATTAATAATGAAATTTACCGAGTTATGTTTAATAGAAAAATAGCACAACAAAAGACTAAACTATTATTCATAAGTACTGATATGATGCAATACTATGCATATAAGTTTAGAGATAATGGTACTGGTAAATCATTATTAGAAGATGTTGCTGTTATGTACAGTATATTAGCTGTATTATTTTTTACTAACGTAGTAGCTAATATTAAAAATAGTACTAACATTACAGAGTACAATGTAAAAATACCAGATAACGACCCAGACCCTATTAAGACATTAGAGATTATTAAATCTAATTTCTTAGCTACTAGGGAAGCCTCTTTTCCTATGGGTAGTATAAATGTTAATGACCTAACATCGTGGGCTAAAACACTTGGCGTAAAAATGAGCATAGAGCATCCTAGTTTTCCACAAGTTGTACCACAAATTAATAATGTTAATGCTGGTGTAACTGTACCAGATATGGCTTTTTTTGAGTCAGTATGGGAAAAGATAATAATGGGTTTAGGTCTTACTCCTGAACTAGTAAAATCTGGATTTAGTAATGACTTCGCTACAACATTCGCGTCTAAGTCATTACAATTTACTAAGCGCGTTAGCGTTATACATAGTGTATTCGAACCACAAGTAAATTTACACATAAGTAAACTATGTTATAACAACGAAAGTATATACTCAGCATTAAAAGAAATTATAAGTAGTGGATATGAGGAGATAATAACAGCTAATAAACTAGACAAAAATAACCAAACATTTGATAAAGATGAGGTTATAGAGTATTTACTTATAGATTTTATTTCTAATAATAATGCTAGTTTTCCAGCACCAGATTACCACGATGCACAGAATATGAAAACAGCCTTTTCAGCATATAAAGATAGTGTTAATGAGTATGTTGATTTATTACTTAGTAGCACAGCATTACCAGCGTCTATATCAGGTGACTTGAGTAATAAACTAACAGATATAAGTGCTATTATAAAAACTACACTAATTAGAGATTGGATGGCTACTAATAACTATATGCCAGAAATATCGCAATTTGGTGCTAAATTAACAGATGACGCACCTAATAAAGATATTATAAATACACATAGTGTCTTTATAAAAAATGTTGCAGAACAGATACTACCACAGATACAAGAGCTAGAAACAATAAAAAAACAAATCGCAGAAGCATTTAAAGTAATAACTCCTGAGTCAGATGGTGCTACATCGCAAAATAGCGCAGCACCACAAGCTGATGTTGCAACAGATACAGAGTATCCAAGCTATTAACATATATAAGCTATAGTGGGATATCCCACTATAGCTTATATTACAAAATAAGTCTCTTTTGCACGATGTAGTTTATACGTGTGCATAGCCATATCTTTTGTTAACACTATAAGAATAACATAGCCAGTATTCTTAAAAGCAGACATTTCTTCATAAATGGTATCTAGTTGGTAATATAAACTAGGGTAAGCTTCTTGTACGATACTTATATACTTAACACCATACTTAGCTGCGTCAGTTTTTGCTGTTTCTATTTGGTAATAGAAATCTTCATTATTGATAAGTATACCAAGTAATGTGTGTGAAGCTGGTCTTAGCTTTAAAGCGTCTGTTTTGTCATCATCGTCGCTTAGTGGTAGTATACTAAACGACTTAATAAATCTGTTTACTTTTTCTAACCCTCTATCTCTTAGTCCTAGTAGGTAATTTTTAATATTATCTGGTCCGTTTTTAATTTTATCTAAATTTTCCATATTAGATAATTCTTCGTATCCACTTATTATGCTTGGTATACTTATAGATTTATCAGAAGATACCGACCATGTTCCTGCTGCTGCGTTAAATAAACTTGTTAACATATCGTCTATAATAGCTTTATCTTTTTTAGATATACTACTGTTATTAAATAATGCAGTATCCATCTTACTTAATAAAGAAGCAATGTCCTTACTCTCCGCTAGTAATCTAGTTAAAGTACTATTAAATTCATAAGTGCATTCTAAAACAACTATGTCATCAGGTGTAACGCTATTATCATCAGTAAGCATTTGTGCCATAGGTAGCACTGTTTGTATAATGCTATCCAACTTTATCGTTACTGGTTCTAATGTTTTTAGACTTAATTTATCCATAACTACTCCTTTAAAAATAATTTCACCTAGCACGACCTCGGTGGCACCAGATGTTATAGGGTACGAGACCACCTTTAGTTCAGGCACTTTTTGAATAGCAATAGACGGTAATGTGTTTTCTAAAGCAGGGCCACTATACGCTGCGTACTTGTTAGCAGCTTGCGGTGGACACACCTGTGGTTGTGCAAATGCTGGGTGTTTTGTTCCTTGTAGCCCTTGCGCTATGCCATAATTACTACTAGCCGATTGCTGCGTATATTGTGGTTGCTGCGCTGTTGGTGATCGATAATTATATACTGGTGCACACTGCGCGCTACTGGCGTTGACTGTACTTATTATTTTATTAGCTTCTTCGTTAAGAGCGTGTACCTGTGGTATGTTATACTTAGCTAATTCGCTATTTATAGCTTGCACGATGCTATAATTACCGCTATTACTAACAGATGCTGTCACTTGTGCTAAACTAGCTGCTGCATTAAGAATATCGTTAAGATAGTCTTGGTTTTTATTATAAGTATTCCAATCTAGCGCTAGTGCGTCTATTCTGCTTTTTAAGCTATAGATTGTATTTATTACTTGTGGTATATTACCTTGCTGCTGTTCTAACATTTAAATACCTCGCTATATGTTTAAGATTGTGTTTTTTAAAACTAAATACTAGTCTGTATCATCATTTTCATCTGAAGTACTAGTCTCTTCGATGTTATCGTCATCGTCCACTTGCTCGCCAATAACTAAGTCATCATCTACTTCAATGTTATCATCAGCAATATCATCATCATCAGTACTAAGCACAGTACTTATACTAGATAACGCTAAATCTAATATCGATATTATTTTACTCTCCTCATCAGTAAGATTAATTTTACCAGTGTGTATGTTAATATCTAAATAAGGATTTAATTTTAACATAGCAGATGGTGTATTTTTAGATAAATCATATAGTGACCCGAAATAACCATCTTTACCACCTAGCTGCTGTAGTAATAAAGGAAATGACATTTTAGGACCACGCCTTACACCGGCACCTGCCCTGTTCTGTTCTTCTACTGCTCTTGTTATTTTTAAAGGATAACAATCACCAACATAGTCTACAGTACCAATACATATATTTGGATTAGAAGATTTAGCTATTTCTTCTATCTTCATAGGCTTTAATTCTTTAGCAAGAAGAATTTTTATATCATCTTTACCTGTTGGTAGTTTATTTTTGTATTTTCTATTAATAGACAATATTGCTCTATTAAAACCTATTATCACATCGTATAGAATATAATACAAAATATCTAAGTATCTATTCTTAATGTTACCAGCATACTCTTTATTTTTTAAATGTAGCATACTAAATTGGTCTAGTAATATGGCTAGTAAATCGAAGAAGTTTTCACAAACCATACCGTTAGTAGCTAACTTACTAGCATTATATGCGTCCATATAACTATTTAACGCTTGAAAATGTTCGTTGATGTCTGGTATGATTCTCTCAAGTGTATAAGCATCACGATAGACTATTCTACCAAACAGTATTCTCCAGTATGTACACTCTATGTCTCCTTTATATAATACTTTATAAAGTTCAAGTTCTGCATCTGGTAATACATCGAGAGTATAAAGTAAACCAGCTATAAAGTTATCTAAACCAGTAGTTCTTAGTACGCTACTTGATATACAAATCTTAGTGCTGTGTGCTGAATAATCTATTCTAGTAAGTTCTTTAGGCTTACTACCGAATGACTCATAAATATTATAATCGTCTTTATTATCCGGATAAGTATCCGTTACTATAAACTCGTCTATATTTATATTATAATACCTACGTAATGTTCCAGCTAGTCCGTATACGGATAAAAGATATAATGATAAAGGAGTATTAACTTTACCTAAGTTATTTGCTATACCAGCCTTAACAGACACTGTTGTAGTTTGCAATATCTGTAAATGAGTTTTGATACCATTAATAACTATATTCTTAGCTGGGCCATATACCATATTTTTACCCATAAGAAGTCTTATGAACACACCTATGTCACTAGGTGATATTACTGTATCTGTTAACACGGGCACTATTTTATATGTAGTACCATCTATTTTCATAATGTTACCAGTTCTACAGTAAGGCAAGTATATTTTTAAATGTATAGGTGCTCCATCATATTCAAATAGTAAATACACAGGATATACATCAGAGTTATTAAGCGATAATTTAACCCCTTCGTTCTTTTTAAAGATAGTATTAAAATCTTCAACAGGTGATATTTTTCTTATACCATTAAATGTTAACGGTATATTAGACCGCAATGTACGCATACCACCGTACAGTATGTTTGGTAAAAAAGCATCTATAGCAGTTTCTAATACCTCTTTAGCAAACCCTCTTGTTATTTGTGAATTAAACTTAGGCGTCGAGCTGTCTAATAGAGATGCCAACGTATTATTTATACCAGACATATATCACATCCTTTTTTTATTAAAGTCATTAATCATACCATCTATATTTTTTTTATGACTATTTTTTTAACTAAATCAAATATTTCCAGTAAAACCGTATCTTTCGAGTTACCTTTAGTGCCAGCAGCTACTTTATTTGGAGTATTGATATCAATAACAGTCTGCAGCAGTTTTAATTTAACTATTATCATATTATACACTGCTAAATTATTAGCCGACGCTTCTGCCGAGTACTGCATGTTGAGTTTAGATTGTGCTAGCAACATATTAGTACGGTTATTATCCACTTTAGAATAATAATCTAATGCAGATAATCTATCTTCCCTAGACTCTTTATTAAGTAATCTACTCTTTCTTAATTTTTCTATATCAGAGTATACACCTACACTTTCTAACTCCTCTAATTTATATAAAGTCTTCTTTGGACTATTATTAGTACTTATCTCGACGATGGCACCAGATGCTATTTTACTAGATACTACTGATGATAATGGTACCTCCACACCTCCTAATTCTACATAATACTTTTTACCAGGAACTTCGTTATTAATAATAATAATTTTAAATATGCCGCTTAGTATATCCTCAGTTGTATAGTTATACTGTGGTATCGCAACACTACCTAAATTAAAAATTAATCCTAACTTAGAAACACTCACCTCCTTATTAATACTTAATATACTATGCGGCACATAGTATATTACTCTTAAGTATATTATTTCCGTTAATGGACTAGCTGTGTGTATCGCTTCTAGTATTAATCTATTTATCACTATATTAATACCATTGTCACTGCTGTAGTATTTTATCAACTCATCTTTACAATTAGTTATATTAATAGCTGTAAAGTCTATAATAAATACTCCGCCATTAATATTTAAAGTTGGAAATATCTTCTTTAAATCTTGACTGTATGTTAATTCTGTGCTCTTAACAATATTAGACAGGATACCATTTTTAATAACGCTGCACTCCTCTTGCATAGTATTATAAATATATCTGCTCTGTCCTATTTTATTAGGTACTACAATACTAGTAAGGTTTATGTTATTATCGTATGTATAATTTTTATGCACAGACACGTGCTGTGGTATGTCGTCGCAAGTCATTAGAACTCCTGTGTAAATATCTTATTAATAATATATACTTAAAAAATATCGTAACTACACCAGGGAAACCTGGTGTAGTTACGATTTGTTTAAACAGCATGTGTGTTAAAGGTAATTTTAGCAAGGGCTTCTGTAATGTTAGTTATGTCTATGCGGCAAAGTACTGGATTAGTGTTATGAAACTCCCAGCAAGGAAATGTATCAGACCTAAGCAGTGTACCACCATTACTAGTCCTAGTTGCTATGGCAGGTGAAACGATTGTAGGTCTAACAAGTGTAAGTCCTAATCCACTAATAGGATTAATAGTTACAACATTGTTACTTACTTCAGTAGCTGCTTGCATACCACCAAACGTAAAGTACATTTTGCCAGCCATTTTAGGATTAAGAGTTTTACTACATCTTATAATAAAGTCTTTTATTCTAATTTCACCATTTTGGTCTGGGTCAAGATAGTTATAAATATACTGGTCGCAAACAAGAACAACGTATGTAGCTCTAATAGCACCAGTCGTCTCGTGGCTACCGTAGAGTAGCATACTAGATACAAAGTAATTAGACACATTACCTAAATGTAACAGTACATCTATTAGCTTTTGCGAAATAGCTGCTTTTATGTCTTCTTTTCTTTCTGATGACTTAGTAGAAGATATAAATGCTGAAAGGTCTATAGTGTCTTTAATATACGTAGGTGTAACATGGTAAGAACCAAGACCTAGCACTGCTTGTGTAGTGTCAGATATAACAAGTGAACCGTTACTTGTTACAGAAGCCAAGGTGCTTTCTGTTCTTAACAATTGCTCAATAGCGGCATTATGCATCTGTATAAGCGTTACATTTGGTAGTGACCCACCATTGAGTCTGTTAGCATCATTACTATTACCAAATTCCACTATAGGTGTATACGCAGTTGACCCACTTTTGTAAGGAGCATATAGTTGTGCTTGTTTGTTAATAACAGTAAATGTTAAACCAGCAGTTCTAAGGTCTGAGTTAGTTCTATAAGACTCTTGATAATAACCAACTATTTCAGCTGTATCGAATAACGCTTTAACATCTGTAGAAGCAGTAGCAGTAGGTGCGAGTTGTATGTTTGTACCATCGTAAAGGGACACAAAAGTTATACCTTTACCAGCTGGACTAACTTTCATACTGCTAGACTCTAGGTTAACACCAGCGATTACTTCTAATCCTAGTCTTACTTTATAATTAGCTAAGCCAATGTCTGTAAGAATAGCACTTGCTCCGCCAGCACTATTGATAGGCTCTAGGGAGAATACAGCTACATCTGTATTAATATGCGAATGGTAATCTCTCTCTTCGCCAATAGCTTTTTGCGAGAATACTGCTGAGTCTATACCTCTAATATCTATTTTAAATGTTTCTGTTACTGGAGTACCACCAATTGTTCTTCTAAGACTAAAATATAGGTCTGTGAGCTTAATACTATTTACAAGTGTTTCAATAGCATCAGATACGCCTCTAGAAATCTCTGTACTTGTTTTACTTATAGATATAATATCTATAGGTGTATTTACTTTTAATGGTAGTGTTATTACATTTTTACCACTTGTGTTATCTACTACCGGAGCAATGCCTGTGTAAAACAAGTTAGCGTGCGCAGCATTAGCAACATCATATACTGGAATACATTTATTTGTAGAGCTAGTAAATACGTCAGAGTAAATATTCTTAGATAGAAGTAGTCTATTAAATAGTTTATCAGTTGATTTACCGTGCCCGTCTACATCTCTCTCACTTAGTGGGTTATGCAGTGCTGTTATTGGTGTTTGTATTGTAATATGTGATTGTTCCATATCCAATGGCATAATAGGATAGAAATCGTTTATAAACGGGTCACCTTGCATTACAGCGTATGTAGTAACTAGTGACATATATATAGGATTATTTGGATTTTGTCCGTCAAAAGATTCCATAGCTGTACTAATGTTATTAGCTAGCTCGTCAAATTTACTTGGATTAATAGCTCCAAATATGCCATTTTTAACATCGCTTTTACTGTAAAGTTTCTTAAGACCACCTGGTTTAAGTGCTTTAATCAAATCTATACTAACATTTTCAAATGCTGGGTCAATTTTATCTTCTGTAGCTTTTACTACTAGACTAGTGGCGGTTCTAGCTGCACTACCCACGGCGTCTTCAAAAGCAACAGAGTTATAATCAGAGTCAATGTGGATAAGAGATTGTATCTCTATTCCGAACGTATTAAATTTGTTAGATTTGTCGCTAGCTGTATTTGCTGCTTTAGTTACTTGTATCATATTTTAACCTTTCTTTAATATAAACCATATATAATGGCAATTTTCGCACTTCGCTAATATTAAACCTACTAATCAATATATCTAGTATATCTTTAGTAAAACTTAATACAATATCCATAGATTTATTTTTTATTAAAAAATTACTAAATCCAGGATTACACACCACCACAATATACTGATTGTTTTCAATAATATTGTACGCACTACTGTCGTCTAATACACTATTACTGGATAATTCAGATATTGTATTCTTAGTATCATTAATAGTGAAAGCACTATCATCAGCAATAAATAACGGCGGGTCTACAGATTGTAATATACCATATACAAGCTTATTTAGATAAATTATTTTCTCTATATCTACTTTAGATAATACATCTGCATTTTTTGTTTCGCAGGCATTAATAAGGTGCGATAGTTCTAATTTAATTAAATTTGCGTATTGTATTATGTAATAAGGTATAAACAACATTTTAATATCTCTTATTTTACTAGCAGTTAACATACGCCCCCTTGGTGTAGGATTTCAATAAAATATCATAAGTATCGTATACTTGAAATAATAATTAAAAGGCATAGCGTGTATAAAAAACTAGAACTCATGTTAAAATGTATATTATTAATATATGCAGAGAATAAGATTAAAGTACCTGACGACAGTAGTTCTTTAGAACTTGTAAATTCTTTTTTTGGTTTAATAAAAGAATTTAAAGACAACGTTATGGGCGGAGATACTGAGTTATTACACCAGCTTAAAGATATCATTACAGAAATAACAGAAACACCAGAGTTATATACAGAGGAATATCTAATAACTAAACTTAGTGCACTTCTATATGATAAAAAATCATTAATAAAAATGTTAGATTCTTCGCTAGGTTATATTAACGATAAAGATAAATATATTAATTATATACTAGGTCTTAGACAAGCTATCGTGTATTATTATAGAGATTTTAAATTAAGAAACTTAATACTAAGTGGTGCGGCTAAGTTGTTAAATGGTGATTTAGGTAAATTAACATTAAAAGATTATGCTAAGCAATATATTATGGAAATAGAAAACCAATTAACTAGTCTAGTAACTAAAGACAACTACGACCCAGCTATTATGACTGAGCTAGATATTGATAATGAAATAACTACGTCTAATATAGTTACTAAAGCTAAAGCTATAGCTGTAGGTGAAAAAATATGGCGAACTGGCTGGGATGCGCTTAATAAAGCCCTCCAAGGCGGATTACGCCCTGGTTTCTGTATGATAAATGCATTACAGCATAATTATAAGTCTAGTTTTCTATTAAGTTTATTTTTACAGATACCTAGATACAATACGCCTAATGCACGTGAAGATGGTAAGAAACCTTTATTACTATTTATAAGTTTTGAGGACAACCCAGCTTCATTTCTAGTGTTTGCTTATACATACCTTTACTATAATGAGTTTAAAGTAATGCCAGATATAACTACTACTAAAGATGCTGATATATCTAAATACATAAAAAACTCATTACAAAAAAATGGTTTCAGTATAAAAATGTTAAGAGTAAATCCATCTCTTTGGACTTATAAAGATTTAACTAACTTAGTATTAAAGTACAATGCTAATGGTTTTAATGTTGAAGGGTTATTCGTAGATTATTTTTCAGAATTACCGGTCACTGGTATTTCCATAGACGCACCTGGTGACTCTCCACATAGGAAGATGTTTCAGATAGTTAGAAACTTTTGTGCTGGATTAGATATAACCTTCTTAACACCACATCAACTAGATACTGCTGCTAAACAACTTATTAAGAACGGTGTGTCTGGGTTACACTTTGTAAATGAAGTAGCTGAAAAAGGTTATACTGCTTATAGTAAACAACTAGACCAAGTTATAGATTTAGATATATACTTACACCGTGCTATTAAAAATGGCAAATGGGTGTTAACTGTACGTAGAGGTAAACATAAGCTACCTACTGTAATAGACGAAGAAGATAAATTCTTTACATTAGATTTTGAAAAAGGCATACCTGTTATTTTAGAAGATATTAATAAAACGAACTCTAATGAAAATAAAAAAGATACAGTAGATGATTTTATATTTTAGTATAACAAGAGGAACATTCCTCTTGTTATACTGGTTATGTGTATATTATATAGTTATTTTTTATTAAGTAGTGATTAGTAAATATACCATCACCATTAACATTAACTATATTGTTACCATCTACTGATGTTCCATGCGGTAATACTTTTGGTTTTTTCATATACTTAATTCTTACTTCTTTACTTTCTAGTAACCAATATGCTATTGTGGAACAATCGCTATAAGTTAAGGATGTCTTAAGTGTGTTATCAAAAGAACACATATATTGGTCATACTGTAATATGTCACTGTATGGCAATATGAAAGAATTACTGATTAGAGTCTTTTTAAAATCCTCTATAGTATTATTTTTTATACTGGATTCTAGTTTTTTATACACATACCTTCTAAATGCGCTGTATACTAGTAAGTCAAATGCGTATTTCCATAAATTAATATCTTTATCAACAGTGTAGAAGAACTCTGGTATTCTTTTTTCCTCAGTATGATAGATATTGATTAGTGTATCTATGTTCGAGGTGTAATCCTTCACATCGTAAAGGCTAAATAAGCCGCGTAGTTGATACAGTTCTAAATTTGTATAATAGAATTTATGTTCCACACCAGCTGTCTTAAAAAGTACACAATATGACTGCATAATAAAACTTTCATTATCGCTATCTACTAAGTAGTTGTACAAGTCTAATGTAAGTACCGCGACAGGTGTTAGCGTAAATGTGCGCATAATATACCCTTATATATTAAAGTTTAGTAACATCATAAAGATGTTCTATTATAGTAATATAGGCTTAGCTTTTTTTAGATATATCTACTGCGTCATACACATTTATAGTTGCATGTTGTATGTTAATTACACTATCTTCCGTGTTAGTAGACTGGTTGTTTACTTCACCATTAAATGTTTCAGGTGGTAATACTAAATCTGGTGGCGGTAATGGACCTACGTCGTTTATTTTACTACCAGGTGTAGTCAATGCGAATTTACCTGTAATCACTCCGGTTAGTAATGTAATAATAGCCATTATTATATCTCTAAAATGGTCATATACTACTTTAATATCTACCGTATCCCTGTACATAGCAAAACCAGTTAATATCGTTATTGCTATTATAGTAAAAGTTAAAATAAACATTATAGTTTGTATTATTATTTTTTCATTTCCCATATGCTATCCTTTAATTTAAATCAACTATAGGATAGCATATGCTATCCTATAGTTACGTATTATTTTTTCTTACCATTATCTTCGAATGCAGATACGCAAGTGCCTATATAATCTATTACACCAAGTATTGCTGTTGTTCTACCAGAAATAGCAGCGGTTGAAAGAGTTGTTCCAACGAGATTAATAAACTTAGTTACATATCTTATTTTTTCTAGAGCGTCCGATTCTTGTTTACCGTCTATATCGTCAACATTAATCTTACTTAGTTTATTTAGACTATTTAGCATCGGTGTAACTACCTTCTCTTCTATGTCCTTAATATATTTATCAAAATTTTTAGTAGCAGTCTGCATACCAGATATCATTGCTGCTAGTTTTGCCTTATTTCCTGGACAACTAACACTAATAGCATTAAACACATCTTCTGTGGATTTGTAACTTACCGCAACAGGCATTTCCGACACAGTACCATCATCGGCAATACTACCAGCATGAACTACTACAAATCTAAGACCGTTTGCTACTGCGCACGCTATATCGCCTAAGCTAGCATCAAAGTCGTCAATCTTAGCAACAATCTTCTCCTGGAGAGCCGGAGTCACAACAACCTTATTTGCAAATACGTCAGCTTTTAATTCTGCTATGCTCTTACTAGTCATAGTACCAGTAACGGCGATTAGTGCGTCTGATACTGTTTTAAGTGTATTATCTGTTTTAAAACCCTTAAATGTAGTTATTAATGCGTCTATATCACCCTCTACTATTGTTGACACAGTACGCGCTTCTTCATTTGCCATCATAGTAAATAATAGTTTTTTGGCTATTCTTCTAGCGTCTGATGAAGCTATTGCTGCTGATGAAGTATCTTTAGCTTTAGATAATCTTGATTTAAGTCTGTCTAGTCTACCAGTTAGTCTTACAAAACCTATTTTAACTTTAGATATAAGTTTAGAAATGTAAGATTTAATCTTTTCGAATATAACTTTTATCTTTTGTATAATATTTCTAATAGTGCCACTGATAGATTCATTAGTTATAACTAGTCTATCATATGCTGATTGATAAGACTCTTGGCTAATAGCTAGTCCTGTATTTCTTGTGATAGCCTCAGGCGTTTTACCAGCATCAAGTCTAGTAAGTATCATAGCTACAGATTCGATAGCCATATTAGCAACAGCGTCTGTTACCACGCTAGGGTCGTCTGCTAATATTTCAGTTATTTGCTCATTTTTATCTTCTAGTTGATCCATTGCGTCAGCTGCATTAGATACGTCCACACCATCTGCTTCTAATTCTTCTACAGTATCTACTACATCGTTTATAAGTGTATCCGTTTTTGTCTCTTCTAGTACATCTGAATCACCAGTACCTGGTTCAATGTTAATGTTAATTTCTGCTGCTTCGTCTTCATATGCTCTAACTTTATTAAATAATCCCATTGTTATTTCCTTTTTATTTTTGTTTTTTAAGTTTGCCTGCTTCGTCATACATTCTTATTTGTATTCTACACAGATTTATAACGTTGTCTATAAAACGTACTCTACCCAATAGTGCTTTAGCTACTATACTACTAGCTGCTATGCTCGCTATTTTAGTTACATACCTTACTTTTTCTACTGCTTCTGATATATCAGTATCGTCTATATCCAAAGTATCTATTTTTCTAAGATTAGTAACCGCACCACTAACTTTTGTAACAACATCGTTAAAATCTTTTATATATTTACTTTTAGCCTCTATTACTCCTTTTGAAGTAGTTAATAGTGTTTTAATACTATCTCTTGATAGTATTTCTACTTTTAGTTTATGTGCTACACTTTCTTTCATTTTAAGTGTCATAATTTCTGGTGTAAATACACCTTCTTCAGTTATGTGTTTAGCATTAGGTGCAACAGTAACTAATTGTAGTTTAAAACCATTAAACGCGGTTATAACAACTATACTTTTTTGTAATTCTTTGTCATCACCATCTTCGTAATTACTAGATAACAAGGATAAAACATCCACTACTCTACCAGTAGCGTATTTATTTATACCACTAGTCGCGTTTGTTATTTTAGTAAATAACTCTTGATTATTTTCACTTATTAATGTCTCTTTAGTAGCACTAGAGATATACTTTGTTAAACTCGTAAAACCAGTAGCCATAGCATCAAGTTCTGCTGTTGTCTTTAAACCGTTCAGTCTATCCACAAGTGTGCTTACATTAGTATTACTAAAAGCATCGATATTATTTAATACCATAAAGTTACCAATTTTATTAATAATATTTCGCTGTTCCTCACTAGGTATAGATACTTTATCATCGTTTTTAGAATTTATACTATTAAGTTTATTTTTTAACGCATCACAAGCATTAAAGTAATACTGAAATGTATTAGTTATTTTAGCATACATTCTAACTATCCAGTCCATAACATCCTTAATAATATTATATGTAGCTGTTATGATTCTAGAGATTATTTCTTTAAGTCCCTCAACTGCTTCTATTGCTCTGAACATAGGCGTGGCACCTACATTTTCTGATGTAATATGAACACCTAGTGCCCTAGGTGCTGTACCTAGAATTAAACACAAGTTCTCTAATGAAAGAGCTATAGCTTCAACTGTTGCTGATGTCACAGTAGCTGGCTCAGTCTCTATTTTTTTATTAAACTCTTGTACCACTGGTATGTTGGTATCAAGTGCTTTTTCTTGCATAGCAACATCACTGATAGCGCTATTTATTTTAGCTTCATCAGCATTAATATCGTTTACAGTATCCACATGCTGTGATACTTCATCATCCGACATAGTTGTTGCAACTGGTCCGCTTGCTGCATTAGCTTCGTCTTCGTACGCATAATTTTTACTAAAAAAACCCATTAGCTTATTAACTCTCCTTATATAGTTTATATAGCAAAAACGCTATTCATTTAATTTTTACCAGTATTTATATCTATTAGCAATACTAGTTAAATCACCATTACTATCCTTAGGCATACTAGATGCTTTTAAAAGACCATGTCTATCACTAACTAAAATGTCTTTAGCTAACGTTCTAGGCGGTATGTAGTTATCTGCTTTATCTTTTAAACTAGTTAACAGCTCTAATATGTCAGACATTCTGTTCTCTACGTTAATTGGTGTGTTGATACTTCTAGCTACCTCCTGGTTAGTTTCAATATAATAATTTAATAATTCGTTATATAAACTTTTAACATCTGAAAAAGCAGCTAATGATATGTTAAAACCTGCTATATATGTATTTATTATCTTATCCACTGTAAAGTACGCCGTAACTGTAGTTACGAACGCATCTAGTTCTTTAATATCCAGGTCAGTTGTTATGCCATTATCTTGCCCCATAGGTAAACCTGCGTCGAACAGTTCTTGTTCTGATATAGTCGCTATAGTAGGTACTATAACTTTATATCTCTTTTTTAATCTTGACAACATATTAAACCTTATAGTGGTGAAAATGTATTAAGTACACTATTCTTTATTAAGAATATTAAAATAGGCACACCATAGTACTGGTCATATGTGTCCCAGTACATATACTCTTTTAACATAATTTCTATTAACAGAATATTAACTTCTTTTTTATTAATATAATTAAAAGTAGCTAATTCTAATATACCTAGCGACGCACCTTGGTTATTATAAAAATTATTAGAAAACACATAAGCATCTCTTTCCATAATAGGCGTAGTAACTATGTCATCACTATATAACTCATTAGTTTTATATAATGGTGATAAAATAGCGTCATAAGGTAATAACGTATGGCTTACTATATGTGATACTTTTAAATATGTAAGCATAGTAGTATATATGTTATTATCTTGTTTATATGGTAAAAACTGTAGATTCCTTTTTGCTATCTTGAGTATATTTAAATCTCTTTTTAATAGACTATCCCAAATAGTGTATATTTTAATATGTGTATGCGGTATTATTGCTATATCTAAAAAATCTGTACGGTTAGAAGAAGATAATACCTCTATTACAAAGTTTTGTAAATATGTATCTACATAAATATTTCTATCATCAGTTGGTAATGCTATTAATTTACTTTTAGCATCTTTAAAAGTAGTCATATAGTAGTCTACTAATTTTTCTATTTCAGCATTGAGTTCTAACCTAATATAAAACTGTTTTTTTAACACTATAGGAGACGACTGTGTTACTATAAAGTCTTTATCATAAACATAATATTCTATTACCTTATTTACTATGTCGTTATAGATATTTACATTAGTATCTACAAATGCAAAATATTTATATGTAATATTATAAACATTATGTAAATTATAGTGTTTAACTTCCACAGTCTCTATGGTTAATAATACATCTCTACCATTTAATAACTGTGCTAATATAATATCACCTTTATAAGGTACGAAACCAGCATTAATTATAGCGTCGCCAGTCATATTTTCTACTTTATCATTAGGCAACGGTGACTGTACATAAATAATTAAATTATCTATTCTTCTATATTTTTGTAGTGTAGCTGTCACATTAATATCTGGATTATTTATAGTATCATTAAGGTCTCTAGCTTGACCAAAATAAGTAACTTCCCATTTAGCTCCAGTTATATTGTTAATAATCGCATCTAGAGCGTGCTCGTTGGATAGTAGTAATGATGTTTGTAGTTCTTCTTGTTTTATATAAACTTGGTTATCTATTTGCGAAGCATTATCAGCGTTGGTGCAATCTCCAGTGAATAGTGACATATTTTTATCCTTTTAAGTTAACTCAAGATGTGATATCACATCTTGAGTTATGTATAGCTATTTAATTTATACGCTCGCTGGTGTAGCAGGTTTAGTTTCCTTAGGTGCACTAGCTAACCCTTCGTATGAAGCGCTACAAACGTCTACAGCTAAAGATTGAAAGTTAAACTTTTGCATCATAATAGAGTAAATATAGTTAGTACCTAATAGACCTGCTAACTTAGTAACAAACTGTACTTTATCAGTTAGTCCATCTATAGTATTACCATCTATATCCGTAGTAGCCATTTTCTTAATATCACCTAGTTTCTTAATAATATTATTTATAGTTTCATTAGCCGTTTCAAAATATTTAGAAAGATTATTCTGATTAGCAATTACTGCATTAAGTACTATTAGTATATCTGATTTTACAAGTCCTGGTATAGTATATCCAGATGCTTTTTCAGACGCGAATGCTAATGTGTATTTTTTAGCATCGTACATATCCGCACCTGAAGTTCCGTCTTCAACATTACCTGGTGGATTTTCGTCAACAACCGGAGTTGGTGTACCTGTTAGTTTTGCTAAAGCCTCCTCTGTCAATTTAAGATTATCTTCATCAGAGGCTAATTTTTTTTTAGCGTCTTCATCATTAGGGTTTTTAGTTAGTTCCTCTTTATGACTAGCAATACTTTCTTTAAGTACGTCAATCTTTTTCTCTAGTTCTTCTTTAGTGTTTTCAGTGGTAAATATACTTTGGAACCAATTTATATTTTCCATAGCAGCACCAACTGTTTTTGGTGTTAGTGCTATAACATCCACATTTGTATTATTCACACGTGATATTATAAGATTAGCACTGCTAACACCATCGTCCAACTCTTTAAAAATACCAGCCGCAGTAGCTTTTTCTATAATGTCAGTATCTGTTTTTATTTTAACGATACTACCATTAATAGTGTTATACATTCTCTGTGGCGTAAGAGCTTTTAATTCAGCAACGCTAGCAGACGCTACCTGTGTGATGATAGCACTTATAGCAGTATTTATATTTGTTAACTCATTAGCGGTGTTTAATTCTTTAAGTTTACTTACTAAGAAAGAACCTAATCCAGTTGAGTTAGCAGGAATTGTGTTACTATTATGTAATAGTATAAAAAGACCTAGTTTCTTAAGTAGTTCTTGGCTTGTAGCACTTACTATAGCGTTTACTGTGCTATTACTCTTTAATGCATTAGTTTTTTTCTTAAGACTTTCTGCTTTGCCTATTATCTTTTGCATATACCCCATAGCTTTAGGTATAATAAGTTTAATCTTAGAATAAACACTCTCTAGTATTTTTATAATTCTATCATAAATACCAGATACAATATCGGTAAACCCCTCTAGTGAAACAGTGTACATTTCTGTTAACGATGTTTTACTCTCACAAGCTATTAATGTATTAGCAGCTACTTCTTTTCCACCTATTAAATTAAGAGTTAGTGTTAAGCAATTATTTAGTGCATTAATATGTTCTTGTGTTACATTAGCACCATTATCAGTAGCTATTTGCGTACTTTTAATAGTAGTATCCATAACTTTTGCTGCTGCTAATCCATTATTTAAATTAGTTGTATCGCCTTCAATATCAATATCTAAATCATGAATATCACTACTTGTATCTTTAAGAATATCTTGTCCAGCTACAGTTACAGTAGTTGATCCGGTGTCGTCTTGCTCCGTTGTCTGGTAGTTGTATTTACTAAATAAACCCATATTTGTTTCCTTTTATCAATATTTAGCTTTTGCTAATCAATCAATTTTTAGCTGTGCTACTATAGTACATATTAACTAAATTTACACTATCCAATATACCATTTTTAAAACCTATCATTCTGTCTACTATAACATCATTTAGTGCTACTTTGCAAGAACCTTGTAGTAGTCTTAAATCTTTATCTAAACCTTTTAAATCTAAAGCTGTTGTTTTTAAATTAGTTAATGTATTTATAGTTTTATCTAAAATAACTAACATTCTATCACCAGCATTGATACTAGCTTGATGCTTAGCATTAAATAATAAAATACCATCTAGTGTAGATAGCATCTCTTTTTTACTAACAGCTAGTGGCATATTGGCTTTCTCGATCTTACTAGAGTTTATACTAGCAACTACAGGCTTAGGATACTCACCCTCGTCTTCTTTCTTAAAGAAAAAAGCTTTTATAACAGATGAGTCTGCTCTAACTATAACAGGTTTAAATACATTACCTAATATGTATCCCTCTTCTTTAGATAGTTTTTCTTTAAAAGCAGTAATAAGTGTAGCTTGTTTATTACCATATGTATTAACCACATTGATAGCTTCTTTTAAAATATCATTAGCGGCATCTACTTCCTGTGGCGTGAGACTAGTTACCTTTTTAGTAAAAACCTGTACCATTTTATTTACTATGTCAGCTATGTATGTAAATATATTTTCATCTGTTATTATATCTAGATATGTTTTAATAATAATAGAAAAGTTATTACCAGACATATCGTACATAGTAGTAGTACTACGTGATATAACCGCGCTAACACTACTAGCTTTATCCACATACTTGCCATCTAACTTAAAACTGTCAACAGTGTTCATCTGTGTAATATTATATCTTATGTTCTCAACACGCTTATTTATATTAACAAATATATTACCTAGCTTACTAAAGAATGACCTAATATTAGTGCTAGCTACGTGTATTAAATTCTTAATAAATGTAATAAATCTAGATATTAAGTCTAGTATATTAAACTCTAAAGAGATACTATTCTTATAATAGTAATTAGCTTCTTCTAGTGTTATAGCGTTAAACGTAGTATCTATTTTATAATTCTCAAGTGTAGATTGTATAATGCTATAGTTAGTAGGTGTATAACCATTCTTTGTAATCTTATCTAGTATCCTAATATAATCTTCCATGGCATAGTTAAATCTACTATTAATACTTTCCATAGACACTATTGCTTCTTCTACTACCTCGTTGTACTCCAATTCTTCTACTGCTTCTAGTATGTCCATTAGTTTACTTTTCCTTCCAGCATATTTAATATAATAGTACTAGCAACTTGAACTAAAAACCATCTATACTCAGCACATTGTAAAAATGTGCACAAGCACGTTACGTCTTGATTAGGGCACTTCGCTAGTATAAGTGCTATTTCGTCTTCTGTCTTACCAAGCATGTACAACACACACTTGACCATGCTAAGTGGGTCCTCTTGGTCACCGCAGTTCTTCAAATTACTTTCACCATCCATATCTAAGTATGATAAATTATACATAACATTAAAAGATAATCTATATAACTTAGTGATGTCTAACTCAAACGTCGTTTTAAGATTACCTAGTTCATCTACATAAATTTTACCATCTTCTATTTTATTATCATTTTCGATTAATTGTATATACACAAGATGTTTTCTTCTTTTACTTATATCAGTACTAGTACTTTTAATTAAACAATCATATACACATTGTTTAATTCTTATACAAGGTATCTCATTTAGATTAAAAAGAGTATACCTGTCTTGAGGTTCCACTATAATCATAGTTGTAAATACCCTAACATAATAGTCTGGTACAGGTGTACGTATAGCGACATCGTTCCTAGGTATAGTTACATATGTTTTACCATCTAATCTTACATTGTATAAAATATCTTCTATACGTATAGGATTTACACCGTCACCTATTTCAGCCCAACCTGATGGAGCTATGGTTCTAGTGTATTTTAATGGTAGTGGTTGATTATATACTATCGATGGGTATTTTATCTCTAAAGACACTGGTTTATCATATCTAAATGAATATGTAAATTCTACATAGTGTAAATTTAAATTTTCATCGTACTCTTCTTCTATAGTGTGCATATCTTCGTTAATAAATCCAGCTATACCTAACTGTGTTTCACGAACTAGATATTCGGCTTTGTGTAAATCACCCGTGTGTGAGTAATTAACTATAAGTCTTTTATCAAAATATATATTAAAGTACTCTTCTAATGTTAGTTTAGTATTTTCATACTTATTTTTTCTTTCTAATATCTCCATAAGTAATAGAAGGGCATCTCCTTCTATTACATACGAGTATTCTAAATCGTGATATGTATAAAATAACTCTCTAGCAGTAGTTAGTCTAAGTCTATTGATAAGTCCTGTTATGTAAGATTTAGATTTATTACCATACCTTACTGCCATAGTAACCATTCTCTTGTGATAAAGTGGTTTAATTATAGTTTCTATACTCTTGTCCCTATAAACAGGAGTAAAAAATGGATTATATATTAGTAATGATACATCTTGTCTATCTTGACTTACTTCTTTATACGTAACACTCATATACTCATTATAGGTATTACTTTGACCTTGAACTTTAGCTGTATTAGTTTTTCTTCTATAGGTAGTATCGTCAATAGTATATGTTGTGTATATTTCCTTATTACTAATACCTAGTAATCTTTTTATACCATTAGTTACTATTATAGCATTTGGTCTATCTATTGTGGTTTCTAAACCATATAGTGTTCTATGTATTTGGTTCATTTGTTACCACGCATGTTAATAATGGATATAACGTATCTATTAACTGCTTAGTGTGCATATTACTTAAAAGAATAACAATCTCTTCTATATTAGTTCTAGGTAACTTAGCGTCTTTAGGAAATAGATATTCTAACTTATTAGTACACTTAGCTGTTTCTACAAAGTCTTGTACACAAGGAAACGCCGGTTTATTATTACTATTAGGATTTAATAAGTATTTCATTAGTAAAGATATTATGTCATTACCATACCAAGGTATTAACTTATTTTTATCTTTTAAAGCAACTATTAGACTTGTTAGTGTATGATAACTATTTATACCACTATGTCTATTACTGTCAGGTTCTATATTTTTAATGTTACTAAACATCTGTATATTATTACTATGATATCCTAATTCTAGTATATTAATAAAAACTCTTGATATATTAACATCAAATACTAATTTATCCTGTTCTGTATGAGCTTGTAACTCTTTTATATCGCTAATACATTTCGTATATTTACTGTCTTTTTTCATGTTCTATTTTCCTTTATACCAAATATTCAACAAAGCAGCACTCTTTATACTATTAAAATAAAAAAAATAGATAAATGATTAATCAACTCATAAGGATTTATATGTCTACAACATTACTGCACCACACATTTGAATCACGTGACAATGTTATAACCATGGAAAATACTATTATGCCTACTGACTTATGGTATCGTAGTTATGGGTTAATTGGCATACGTAACTTCTTACAACCTAGAATAATTAATAGTAGTACATTAATATTACCTTTTAATAGTATATACCATTACATAACAGAAACAGATGTACCATTACGAATTAAACATAACGACATACTTGCTAGCCCTAAAAGTAATATTTATTATAAATACCTTTATGACTATAGAGGAACTACGTTAGGAGCATATACTAAAAAAAGTATTAGTTATGATAAATTACTAACAGACTATAAAACATTGAGTGTTAATATTAAATATTTAAAATACGAGCAGCGTACTGTTAGTATATATAAGAATGATACTATATTAGTAGATTACACTGCGCTTACATTTCTACATAAATATGCTAATCACAGGTTTAACACTTATTACCATTGGTATAACACACAAGTAACACTAGCTGATACTATAAATAACACAGAGACAGATAGAGTAAATTATATAAGAATAGAGTTACCTAGTATACCTATAACAAGACAAGTATTAGTTAAATATATAAAACTAACTACACCTACTAGCGATTTTATGTCCACTTTTGATACTGCTGATAAACTTAATTTTCTAAATCTATATAGAATGTTTGATGTTAATAGTGATAAGCTATGCACACTGAATGGTATCACCGAGATTAAAAGTAAAAGCACAGTATTATTATTAACGTTAGAAAGCAGTGTAGTGCCTATTAACTTATATACATTAAGAACACTAATAATTAAAGATAAAGATACTAAAAATAAAATAAATTTAATATCTGTTAATAAACCTGATGCACAGAAACTTTTATATGTGTTACTATACAATATGCAAATAAAAACACTTATGGAAGACACAGTAGATACACCTAATACGGAAGTAGATAATGTAGAAACTGATAATAAAATCATGTTAGGTATCACTAACGGTTCTACTACTATTGGTACCACAAATAATAAAAACAGTAGTGATATATCTGATTTAGATACTATACTTAATAACATAGACATTAGAGCTAAAGAAGACGAAGCTGCTATTAATGTTGATAAAATTGAAAAAACTGATGTACTAAATACACTTAATCAAGCACTACAGGGTATTAATATTACTGAGCTTAATAAAGACACTACCTATACGGATATAGATAGTATATATAAAGATACTTCTACTTTAGAAGATATATCTAATAATAACATTGATCTTCTAGAAAAAAATGGTATTATAAATAAGAAGGCTAGTTCTGTATATAAAAACGTTTTAAAAGAGTCTCTTAATATTAAACCATATCCAGATAGTCCACAGACTGTTAAAGACATCTTACAAAATAAAAAAGATGTTAGTCTAAATGAAACAGTTATTAATATAAAAAGTCCTGTGCTTAAAACTAATGATACTAAAGCTATAATCAATAACTATAATAAAAAATATATATCAGAATTTTATAACGATGATATAGTAAAAACCATCTTCAGTGTTAATGCTGCTAACGCGTTAATCTCTGGTTATAGTACATATAAAACAGCTAGTATATTAGGTAGTACTATAACACACGATGTAAAACTAACTATGCTAAATGGTGTATCTAATAATATTAAAATAGTATTGCCAGAAATACGAGAAGATGGTAGATTCATTTTAAGCGGTAACACATATGTTATGCGTAAACAGTTATCAGACATACCTATACGTAAAATAGATAAGAATAAAGTTGCTTTATCTAGTTACTACGGTAAACTTTTTATAACAAGAGCTTTTAATAAAACTAATGACGCTGGCTTTTGGGTGTATAAGCAACTAGTTAGTATCGCCGTCACTAATCCTAATCTTAAAAAACTAGTAAAATTAGGTGTAGATAACAAAAATGCAGATTTACCTAATGACTACAGTGTTATCGCTAGATACATTAAAGCTTTTGAATATAATAACATAAATTACACATTCGACTATTTTAAAAGAGCCGCATTACTAAGTAATGGTGGATTAAACATACCACTAGCTAGTATTGAGAAAGACGGTTTAATATTAATAGGATGTAACAATGTTAGCTATGTAACTATGGATAGAAATAATTTAATAAAAATAGTAACTAAAAATAATGCTATTACTTATGAAAGTATATATCACTTACTAGAGATAGATAAAACTAAAGTACCTGTAGAGTTTATTAGTATTGCTATTTATAATACCAAGATACCGGTAATCTTTTTATTAATGTATTATTTAGGATTAACTAATATATTAAATATACTAAAGTATACTTTTAAAGTTGTTGATAAAGTAGATAGAGGTTCATTAGCTGTAGACAATACAGTTATAAAGTTTAAAGATAAATACTTAATACTAAGTAGAAGTTATAATTATAAAGACAACTTAGTATTTGGTTTATTAAGCATAGACAGTGTTTTGAAAAATAACACTTTTGATAGTTTTAATAATAAGATATCCTATTTGAAGATTTTCTCAGATATGCAGCTAGCTGTTACTTATATCAACGAGATTAACATATTAGAAAATTCTTACGTAGACCCTATAACTAAAGAGATATTGGTCTCTATGGAAGAGCCAGCTACCTTTATAGGGTTATTGATACGTTCGTCTGAATTATTAAAAAATGATAAGTATGAAAATCCTAATGACACGAGCGGAATGCTTATTAAAGGACACGAACGTATAGCCGGGTTAATGTATAAACAACTTATAAAAGCTATAAAAGAACATAACAATAATAGTAACTATACTAAAAGTCGCGTGAATGTTGACCCTTATAGTATTATAAAAGCTATAAACGAAGATAGTACTGTTATGTTAGAAGAAGATTTAAATCCACTGGCTAATGTTAAGCAAAATGAAGAAATCACATACCTAGGTGCTGGTGGTAGAAGTAGAGAAGGGATGTCTGTAAACACAAGGTCTATATTCCCAGAAGACATAGGTATACTTAGTGAGCATAGTAAAGACAGTGGTGATGTTGGTATAACTGCTGGTCTATCTGCTACACCTAATGTTACTTCTATAAGAGGGAAAACTAAACTGTTACAAGATAACGATACTTGGAGTAATATACTATCTACTACTGGTGTACTGATGCCGTTTTCAAGATACGATGACCCTAAGCGTTCTAATTTTAGTGCCATAATGGGGTCTCATGTTATACCTATACTAGGAAGCGAAACACCATATGTTATCACCGGATATGAACATATGATATCGCATAAAGCTGGAATAAAATTTATAGGTAAGGCTAAAGGTAAAGGCAAGGTTACAAGTATTACTAAAGACACTGTAACTATTCTATATAATAATACAAAAGAAGATAAGTTTAAATTGTACAAATGGACATCTAAAGAAGAAGCTAATATCTGTTATACACACGAACTAATAACTTCTCTTAAAGTTGGCGATACTGTAGAAGAAGACGACATAGTTACATATGATGCTGCTTTTTTTACACCTAGTGTTTTTATAAAGAACCAAGTTATATATAAACAAGGTACAGTTGTAACAGTTGCTATATCAGAAGAGTCCGCTACTCTAGAAGATTCAGGTGTGTTGTCTACTAAGCTTAATAATAAGTTAACTACTAAAGTTACGCACACTAGGTCTATAGTTGTAGAAGCTAATCAGAATATAAATAATATAGTAAATGTTAATGATGTTATAAAAGCAACACAACCTTTATTAACTATAAACAATAGTAATATACTCGGTGGACACAACATAGACGAACGAACGTTAAGTATATTACAAGACATAGCTAAAAGTTCCCCTAAAGCTAAATATAATGGAACTATAAGTAAAATAGTATTATACTACAACTGCGAGTTTTTAGAACTGAGTAAATCATTACAAGAAATAGCTAATGTATCTGATAAGTTTTTATTAGCAAACACTGGATACACTGGTAAAGTAAATGGGTCGTATAGCATAAAAGGTATTCCGTTAAAACCACAAGCTGTAGAAATTAAGATATATATAGATAGACTAGATAGCGTAGGTACTGGCGATAAGTTTATATTTTGTAACCAATTAAAATTTACTGCTGGGCATGTTTTTACAGAAGATATAACTACAGACAGTGGTATACCTATAGAAGCAAAGTTTAGTGGCACTAGCGTATTTGCTCGTATAGTTGGTTCGCCTGACTTAATGAGTACAACTATAGCTGTTATTAAACAAATAGAAAAAGGTGCTATAAATTTATATTTTAACTAAATACTAAGATAAGAGGGATATCCCTCTTATCTTAGTCAATCTATTTTATTTTCTATAACTTCAAATATTTTCTGTATAGCGTTTTCTATATTATTTCTATAAATTAGTGTATTATAGTTATAATATTTAATACCAGTTAACTCACCACCTGTTCTGGTTAAATGTGCTAGTGTACTTTTTATTTTACTAGAGCTTATGTCTTTATTATTTTTAATAACGGCATCAGTTATATCCTTTAACACGGACTCCATAAGTTTCTCGTTATCAAAACTATTATTAAGTACTACTTCTAAACCTCTATTTAACTTAGCTACTATACTTATTATAGTATTAGTAGGTAATGCAGTAGTTATTTTACTAACATACCTGTCTTCTAGCACAGTACTTTCTTCAAAAACTGTGTCTTTTACAGTATATAGTTCTGGTATAGGTAGTACTTTTTTATATTCTAATAAATTACGCATTATACCACCAAAGGCATAATAGTTCAGCACCCGTACTACAGTACTCGATGTTTTAGCGAAGCTATCTCCGTGCTGTAATGGTATTATACTTTTATTGTAATTATCAACACTTTTTATAAACGGTTGTACCAATGTCATAGGAAATAATGTGCTATATGTATCATTATTAGTTACCGCGTCTAGTAACTCGCCTTTCTTTATGGTGTCTAGTATGATATTTCTAAATATAGAAATCCCTTTATTAACATCTGACATAATAATTAGCGAGTTAGCAATAACCTTATCTAGTAACTCAAAATATTCTATCATACTATTTATTATACCATTATTAATATTAACATTTAAACCGTGGGTGTATTTTGATATTTCATTAATGTCACTCTTATTAAAATGTAATGTAGGTATTTTATTTTTATTTACCTTTAATATTATATTTTTATTTTTACTTATAACACTCTCTGTTTCTTCTTTTTTACGATTACCTACATAATAACCTTGGGCAATATCAGTACTCATAGTATAATAATCCAAAGCAGCATCGCGAACGCTTTCTGTAGTTACATCTTTTTTATCTGCTGCTTCTTTATCAGTGTTTTGTTTTTCTTCTTCAGCTTGTTTATTATAAACACTAATACAATCTTCTAGATAAGATATAAAATGACTTATACTATTATTAATAACAGTATCTACAACAACGCGTGCGCTATTAGCTAGTGTACCTAATAATGTTAAACTATAACTTAGTGTAGAAACGGCTAATGTATAACGAGGTGAGTCACTAATCTCTTCGCTCATATCCATATTCAGCTTAGTCATATATCCTTCTATACGTGCAGTTACTTCTAGTAGTTCTGTTTGTTTACTTAAAATTTTACTATTTAACTGTCTAAGTCTACTACTAGTATGCGCTATGTTTATTTCTGTAAATAACGGTATCTTTATAGCATCTATAACATTTTGTTTTACAGTAAATTTTTTTATACCTGGTTTATAGTCATTAAGGTCGTCGCTTTGTCCATTAGTGCCTAGTGACAGAGCAAATATAGTACTATTTTTATATCCTAATGGAACTATATTTAGACTATCTACATCCTCTGCATCTTCTAATTTACTTTTATCTATTATAACCGGCATATTAGCTTTAGCTTGTTTTATTGCCGCGTTATTATTAATATTTTCAACTATGTACTCTTGCACAGTATCATACTTATTTAAAAACTTTAGTTGTTTTGTGTCCTTACTGAACCAACTACCCTTAATAGTCTGTTCTTTCACTATATTATCTATTACCGTAGTAGCTGATGAAAATATTACGTCACTTATGCTACCACTTCCTATATGGTTTCCATATTTGATTATTAGTGTTTCAAGCTCTAGTGCTGTTAGATTAGGTGTAGTGTAGATTAAACTAGCAAACATTTTACTATATTTTTCATTAATGTCAGCTGGCATTTCGTCTATACCTGTTCTTGCTTTAGTACTAGATGTCTGACCATCTATTTTGTCTAATTTATCTTCATTATTTTCAACATCTTTTTTAGTACTAACAAATAGACCTTTAATCCATCTAAAGATATTCATTATGAAGTTCTTAATACTTTCGTACATTCTTCCTATAAGAGATTTACTCTCTTCCATAGTAATAATATACGCCACCGCCGTATTAACGCGAGTTATGCTTTCTAATGCGACTGTTGGTACATAATTTAAATTAGTTATTCTACAAAAAGCTTTATTATACTCCTGTAAGGAACTAGCGTCTTTAAATTTATTAATAGTATTCACATAGATATCTAAAGTATTAATCATTACAGAAGCTTGTTCTAGCGTTGCTTCTATATTTTGTAATTCAATATTATAATCCATAAACTGTGGAATGTTTAAAACATCTACTCTGCCTGGTGTTTTAATTACACCTTTTTTTAATATGTTACTAGTTATCATTTTTTACTACCTAAAAAGTTTTTAGCCCTGTTAATAAAGCCCTTGGGTTTATCAGCTTCCGCTTTATCCGCTGCTGCTTGGTTAGCCGCTGCTTGGTCAGCTGCTGCTTTATCAACTTCTGCTTGGTTAGCTGCTGCTTGGTTAGTTGCTGTTTTATCCGCTTCTGCTTGATTAGTTGCTGCTTTTTCATTTTTAACAGCTAATGCTGCATTATAATGGTCTTTTACTGCATCGAAATAGTTACTTAAAGTAATAAGGTCTGTACCATATAATCGATGTGCGTAGATATTTAGTGCTGACAAATAACCTGTTATTATAGTGTTTGCAAAGTCTATGAAATTTCTAGGTATATTATCATTTTGTCTTTTTACTTCTGCATCTACTTTATTTAAAAGCTCATTGGTTTTATTTTTAACAGTGTCTACACTATTACTAGTACTTGTTACTGCATTGCTCCATGTCTCAGCCGTCTTGGAATATACACTAATATCATTCTCGTTTTTCATAACAGGTAATCTTATCTTACTATACACCTCTGGTTTTATAGTGAGTTTTTCAATACTAGATTTATATCTATCTTTATCCTCGCCAGGAAAATCTTTAGTGCCTATAATATATATATAGAATTCATCATTATGAATACCTAGTGGTATATAGTATTTATTACTAATAAACGAAGTATCTCCATTTAATTTACTAACATCTATATTTAACTTAGTAACTAATCCAGAATACTTTGCAAAGCCATTTTTTAATAATACTTCGTTTATCTTAACTTCCGCTTCTGAACTGGTCATTTTAATAACGCTATTTGTATCTGTTGCAGGACCAGATGGTATAGCTTGCATAATTGATATTATACTATTTATCGAACTAGTCAATGTGTCGATGAAAGCAAGTATTGGGTGTCCATTACTAGCTGTATACGAAAAATACGCCGCTATGTTAGTTTGTAATTGCTGTATAGTTATAGTAGGGTTTTTATATATAAAGCCTGATAATGGTTTAACTAACCCCATAGAAACTTCTACTGATAAAACATCTTCCACCTCTATAGTTTTAGTGGCTTCTACTTGTTTTTGTAAATTAACAATCTCTGCAGAAGAAGTTTCTATTTTTTTAACTTCTTCTGCATTTTTACTTTTAGTTTTACTAAATAATGAAGTTATGCCATCCCATATCTTTTTAAAGAATGTTTTTATACCTTCCCATATTTTAGACATCATACCATCAGCTGCTTCAATCGTAATAGTATAGCTTAAATAAGTATTGCTTTCTACAGTAATAACATATGTATCTTTAGATTTTAGTTTTAATGTACTATTAACCATTTCTAATGTTGTAGTTAATACCTTTAAACCAAGCGGTGTACTACTATGTTCTACAGCATAAGCTTTAGCATTAGATAACGCTAAATACCCATTAAGATAGTTTCTTGTATATGTATCTAGTTCTTCTAAACTAATATCTGTATCATCTTCATTATTACTACTAAAAGATATAGCAGTACTTTCGTCACCATCAACACTTAATATATGGTCATCGCTGCTATCAAATGCGTTATTTTCCATAGTGTATACACGTTTATTGCTTATCATATTTTCTTTCCTTATGCAGCTGGTGGTTGCGGAGTGTTATTTTTACTATGTTCTTCTATTTTTTTATTATACATAGTAAATGTAGCATTAGCTAATGATATTAATCCTGACTCTTTAGTAAGCATATTTAAAGTAAATAAACCACCTGGATTACCGTTTGTATCCTTAAACAATCCGTTGGCCAACATTATTATGTCACTAGCCATATCTTGGTTAGTTACTTTATTTTTTATGTACTCATGTAGTGTGTTAACTGTCTCTAACATAGTTTTTTCATAATTTGTTGTTTCATATGTACTATTTATAATTGCTATTGCGTCTATTAGTTTATTTAAACTTTCAGCTAGTACTCTAGCTGGTATTTCAGACGTGTCAGGTTCACCAGCAAGTACATCTTTTGGTAACTTTTCTAAACTATCAAGAGTTTTACTAGCAACATATGCTGGTAAAGTTAAATTTTTAAAAGTTTTAGCGCAAAGCATAAAAATATTGTTATTTATTAATAATATTCTTTGTAATGCGCCATAGTTATTATCTTGTATATATTTTTTAATAGGAGTATCTGTTGTGTTATGCCTAGTTGTTTCACTAGCAAGAGCTGCTTGGTAACCTGGTTCTAGTATGCCTGTTTCTGGTAACTTGACAATAGTAAGATCAATCACAGCGTTACTATCTTCTTCGTCTACCGCCTTTTTGAATGCTACTTCTAATTCTTTATAGTAACTAGGTAGTGCTTTTATGTACTTAGCTCCACCGGCAGCAGCACTAGTAGCACTTAAAAATATTGATTCTAATAGAGATTTATTAGCAGTATGTATAACACCGCAGTATATTGTGTATAATGTTTCTAGTTCTTCTTTTTTTATAACTAATGTTATATCTGGCACTTTAGATAAATCTATTTTCTTAAGTACTAATTCTTTTTTTATTATATTAGATATACCAGCTGAGATAGCTCGTCTTTTACCAAAGATACTTTCTAATAGTCTTCCTAGCATTTCGAACATTCTTGTTATAAAATCAACTACACCCTCATACGTGATGTTACTGGCTAATAATTTACTATCATAATTATGTTCAAATGTTGGTAAATTTAGTTCTTCACTTTTTACACCAAGAGTACATAGTGTTTCATGTGCTAAAAACATATTAAGTTGTATTAACCCAAGTTCTTCAACAGTACACTCGTTGTTTTTTAACATATTTAGTTTACTAGAAACTTTATAAAATGTACCTGATAATACACTATACGCTGCTTCAAGTGTAGTAATATTAGTATCAAAATCGTTATCTACTACAAAAGTAGCTCGTTCTACAGATTCTAATGATAATACTATATCAGTATTACCGATTGGTATTACGGGTGTTGCCGGTTCAATATCTTTTTTTAAATAACTATTATCCAACATATCTTATCCTCCATATTTCTTTTCTACTTTTTCTAAAGAGCGTTCTTGCTCTAATAACATCTTAGTGTGATACTCTATAGCTGTTTCTAATCTACTCTTTTCTTCTATTGGTGCAGATTGTTCTTTTGCTTTAAGTTCCAATATCCTAAGTTCTATAAGTTTCTTTTTATCTTTTAGTATTTTATATTTAGCTATTTCTTTATCTACCATATATATTCTTATATGGTAGATAGGATTACCTATAAATCCGTTGATAGGTAAATTTTCTACATCACTACTTGTTTTACCAAATAATGTCATAACCATACTTTTTTTATTATTGACAACATCCACTGTTTTATCAGATAATTTTGGTATAATTTTTATAATGGATGTCAACTTTTCTCTAGTATAATAATCTAAAAGTTTAACATATGGATACACACCTTCTTTAATATATTTTATTTTAGCAGCTGGATAGTTATTACTATCGCCACCATTTAATAAAATATAGTCTATAATATCTAGTGTATAAAGTGTTAAATCTGATATATCTTCTATAACTTTTAGTATGGTTATATCTTTTAGACTAGTACCAGTGTTAGCTGTGTAATTAGCTAGATTACTTTCTACTAGTTCTTCTAAATCTTGACACTTTTTTTCGTATATTTTAAATCGCTCTAACAAGATTGAAATTAACTCCACATTATCCTTGGCACCTAGTTTAGCTAATTTATTAATATTAGTTAGCAGTACGCTTCTTTTTATTACCTCTAAATTAGAATTACTATCTAACATAGTTAAAGCTGGTATCACATCACTACTAAGAGCTGTGGCTAGTTGCGATACGGCTCTTAGTGTATTATCTTTTGTAAAAGACGTATAAATATCTTTAAAATACTCTATTACATCACTTAGCATGTTTATCCTTATTTATTTATTTAAAAAGACGGCGCTCTGTTCATCATCATACTTTTGAACACGTCTGTTAGCTCATTAACGACACTATCGTTCTTACCACCTTTTTTAAGATTTTTAAAACTAACGCTAGAAACACCTTTTAAATCTCTTATATGTATATCAACTACTTCCCAAGATGTATCTACTACACTAAACATTAATCCACCTATAGCATTTAAGAAATTGTCTTTATTCTTTTCAGTTGTTATATCACCCATCATTTCTCTTGACGCGTAAATTGCTTCTGTTTTATCAATAATCAGCATATTATAGTATTTCTGAAATCCAATAGTTCTATCCATCAATAACTTACTATTAGCCGCTGCGTTTTTGTTATTAATAAAATTTAATAAATCATCTCTATCTCTAAAAGCAGCTTTACCATACTCTGTTATTAAATCATCTGCTAATAATAAATCTTTTAAAGACAATAAACCAGAACGCCATTCGTTAAATCTAAAACCTATTTTTCTTCTAGTGTTGTTAGTAGATATAGCGTCGTAAAAACTAGATGGTTCAATATATTTTATATTAGCTCTTATTAGTAATGGTAGCTCTATAGTCTTTTTACCCATCTCTTTAAAGATAGGTTCAACATTCTTATTTGATTTTTTTGCTTCTTCGAACTCATTTTTATTAGTTATTACACCGTATGGTAAGTCTACTTTTATCATAATTTCTCGCATATATATACTGCTGAGTAATGTGTCTTTAAAATCATTGCCTCTAGTAGATACCGAAGTGTTACCCGCTACATCACCATTAATAGGTCTCTTAGTTGGTCTACCTACTACACTGTCATCTAGTAACATATCTGTTAAAGACGTGTCATCATCTTCAAAAGTAACACCTAGATGCCCACCACTAAAGATATTTTTTATAGCGTCTCTAGCTACTACTTCTGTAGTTGACTCAGTACTTAGTATAGACAGAGCATACGATGGCTTTTCTCCATATATACCAGTTATCATATTGAATGCTTGTGTAAAAAAAGCTGTAAATAAATCTAAATTAGCAGATATTATTCTTTGTATTATTTCTTCTCTTTGTAAAGTTTTAGAAATAATCACCGTAGGTGTTATTTGTAAAGTTTTTGTAAGTCTTACTATAGAGCCTTTAGTTTTTAATAATGCATATTTATTATTATTGTCTCGTAACTCTCTTAACTTAGTATCTATGTCAGTAATGTCGCTGCTATTTTGTAAAACATCATTTATTTTTAATAGATTTACTAGCCCTGTACCTAACCCAATAACCTGTTCTATCATATGTTTTCTCCATATTAATCTGAATTTTCATTGAAATACCGCCTAGAAGGAGGATATAAACTTGGCTGTTTTAGAAAAATTAAATCCTTTTGTTAATTTTAATCTAAGTAGAGTTTCTACATTAGATAATTTTTTTACTTATACGCAACCTATAAATTCTAAAGACAGAGCTATAAGTAACACGCTTTATGGTCTAAACACAGGCGGTAAAAATAGCGCGTCTATTTCTAAAACGGTGTATGGTAAAGTATTTTTTACTAGACCGCAACTAAACTTAACAAATGTTAACTTAGCTAATGTAAGAAGTTTTTATAATATGTTAAGTACAAATAGCAATTCAGCACATGGTTATGTTCGTAGAATATTAGACCCAAGACTTAGTACTGGACCATTAGGTAAATCAGCATTAGTGGATGAAGAGAATTGCTTTATACCTTTACTATCTAACTCACTACTATCATTATCTGGATGGCCAGACCCTATCGTTCCGACGTATGAGAGTAAAGAGGGTATGCGTGGGCAAAGATGGGGTATAGCCGATGGTAGTATGGAGTTGTATGGCAGTTATGATATTAATGCTACATTTAATAATGTACAAGACGACACACTAATGTTGTTGCTTAGTACTTGGACGAAATATATGACACTTATATACGAAGGTAAAATGTCTAAATACATGGACTTTATAGCAGAGAATGAAATAGATTACCAAACAAGAATTTATGTTCTAATACTAGATGAAACACTCACGCATGTAAAATACATAGCTACTACTGGGGCTAGTTTTCCTATCAATATACCACTAGGTGGTGTGTTTGACATTACTGCTAATAGTACTGTTTATAACGACACAATAAGAACAATACCTATTAGGTTTAAATCATTTGGTGCTATGTACAATGAGGATATACTGATGTATGAGTTTAACCAAGCTGTAGGTATATTTAATAAGGATATGTTAAAATTAGAAACTAATGAAGATACTAATATGATGGAAAAAGTACCTAAATCACTATTACAGGCAGTTAGTAATAGAGCGTATCCTAGGATAAATACGTCAAATGGCGAATTAGAATGGTGGATAAAGAAAGATAGTCACACCTATAAAGAATTGGTAAAAATTTATAGTAAAGGATAAATAATATGGAAAACGTTATTATAGATATACGAAGTATATTAGACGACCCAACACAGGTGCAACGCACTATACTGGGTATGATAGACACAGCTAGTGACGGAACTTTATATGTAAAAGATGCAACTAACCCATTTACTATGTTACTAGAAGCAACGTCTGCTATAGGTGCTAGTTTAAAAATGGAAAACCATGTCACTACTAGGTCAATATACCCAAACTTAGCATCTTCACCTGAAGAAATATTTAGACATATAACAGATAAAGAATTAGAAGGTATGTTTGCTATGCCATCAGAAGCCCCTTTTGTGTTCTATATTAATTTAATAGATGTTAGAGATAATGGTATAGAAAATATAGATGGTAATTACACAATGTTTAAAATACCTATATTTACAGAAATAGTTGTTGGTGGTTATACTTTTACATTACTTAATGATATAGAGGTGCGTCTTTACAATAATGGTAGTGTGTACGCTGTACAACATAATAATGATTTAGATATTTCTATATCAGATTTAAGTATATTACCATGTGAAAAATTTAACGACGCAGATGGTAAAACTTGGATAGTCTTAGAGACCAGAATAAAGCAAGTATACCGCAGTACTATTAACGATGTTATCTTAGATAACAACGGGTATAAAAAAACATTATTACTATCTAGTTGGTATTACTTTACAGACGCTATGTATAATACATTATCTGGTAATATAAAGCTTAAAAAATCTTTAGTAGAAGATTACATAGACATTAATACACCAACTATATATATCAACAGTGTAGATAAGTCGTTGTATTATAGAATACCAGACTTGTATTCTATAAATTTAAGATTAACTGGTAATATACAAATAGATACGTATGAGACATCCGGCTATATTAATTTACCACTGAATACTTTTAAAGTAACTGATTTTAGTATAATACTTGGAAAAACCACACAAGACGCAGCTAGTGCTATTAGTAGAAGTGTGCTTATGCACGTTATGTCTCGTGGTTCTAGCGAGGGTGGTAAAAATGGTATGCCCTTAAAAGAACTTAGAGAGTCTATAGTGTATAATAGTACTGGTCCTGTAGATGTACCAGTTACGTTCCATAACTTAATGAAATACGGTAGTTATAATGGTTTTGAAATTACAAAAGCTTTAGATGTAATAACTTCTAGGGTGTATGTTGCTAGTAAAAACTTACCAGAGAGTTCAGACCCATTAATACACGCTTCTCCGGATATATTTTGTTGTACTGTTAATATATCTAAAGATGCCTATAATAATCCACACATAATACATAATGATAAATATATAGTAGTAAAATCAGGCGCTGTCTTTAAAGAGAACAACAGCGTTATATCTATAGTTAATCAAGAGGAACTCGATATTATTAATAGTAGCACAGGTGTTGATTTTATAACTTTACTAGATGACAACAGATACTTCTATACGCCGTATTACTATGTCATAAAGAAAGATGATACTGTTGTCACATCTGTAGTATATGATTTAGATAGTCCGGCTATAACGACATATAGTATTGTAGATAGAAATACTAGTGTTCCTGAAAATGCTAATATAAACAGGTATGGTATTTATAAAACAGACACTGGCTATAAATTAGTTATAGATTTATTAGCTAATACATATGTTAGTGCACACAACATAAACGATATTAAACTACAAGCAACTTTTATGTTATATGGTACTGATGCTAAAGCTAGTTTTTTAGGTATGCGTAATATTGATACTGGTTTTTACGAGTTTAATATAAGTACTGACTTTTTTATAGACAACGATTACATCATTATTAATAATGGTACTAGTAATGTATATAATAAACTACTGCCGTTAGTAGGTAGTGTATACATACATTTGTTTATAGATAACACTATAAATACAAGTACCTTCTTAAGAAGTGAAATCGTCACTAACACTAGTTCTAACTTTATTGTTGTTAGTAAAGACTTATTAAAGTACACACTTGGTACTAATCTTAAGTATCTATGGAATAGAGTTAGAACATCATATATAGGCAGAAAGTTTTTAACGTACGCAGCCGATGTACCTATGACTTATGAAAACGACGTTTATGAAGTTTTTAGTAATGGTACTACTATAAAAATAGTAGATGGTTCAATTGTTAGAAATATATTGCATAGAGCAGGTACTACTATGTTAAACACTGATGATACTCCTATTATTAAACATTACAAAGACGACCTAGTTCTTGATACTAACGGAGTACCTGTAATAGATGTCGATGCTGGGGTAGAGAGAGCATTGGACATAACACTATTAGAACTAGATTTTCTATATGCTAATTCAGATGTTTATAACACATACAGAAAAGTATTTTATAATAATATCAATAGCTGGCTAACTGATGACTTAGCTGTTATGAATAAGATAGTACTAGAAAACACTATAGTGCAATATAAACCGCTTAATACGGTTAACCCTGTTAGTGTGACTGTTAATAAAAGCACGCATTATCTCCCGTATTATGTAGTACCTGATGTAATATTATATACTAAAGGTAGCACACTATCTATAGAAGAGATAGGGCAATATAGTCATACTCTAGGTAAAATTATACATTTATTTTTAGATAATAGTTATTTAGATATATCTGTTTTAGAAGATAAAATAAAACAGTTCATTGGTGAAAAAATACTTGGTGTTAAGATATCTAGTATAGATATTAACGACGAGGCTAAGTTTTTGATATTTACTAATAAAGAAGATAGACTATGCTTAAAAAAAAGATTAAGTATAAATAAGTCTGGTGAGTACATAGTAAGCTATGCTTATAATCTTATCATTAACCAAATATAAAAAAAATACAACAGAGGTATAAGAGAGAGTAATCTCTCTTATACTTACTAAGCAACTGGTAGTTTATCCAGTATCCTCGCTAAGAAAACACCGCGAGGCTGGTCATTTACAGAGTTCTCATTAAGGAACTCTGTAATACCGACAGAAGCGTTCATACCATATAAACTTACTACCACTGTTACTGTGGCGGCAGATAACGCCTCGATACTGTCGAAGAAGATAGGGTCAAAGCTACCCCTATCAAACTGCATGTTACAGAACAAACCATATACTCTCTTTAGCCCTTTAAGAGCTATCAGTATAGTCTCGTCCGATGTCTCTTGAATTAACATACTGTCTTTTCGCATTTCTGCGATAACTGTTTCTTCTAATATTGACATATTATAAATCCTTTTTGTTTTAGTAACATCGTATAGCTGTTCTATATTAATAATATAAAATTAAAATAAATTGGAAAAAGCGCAGCATAGTATACTTGGTGATTACTCACCAAGTATACTGGTAGTTAAAGTTTTAGTATAATCCATAAATCAAAGTCTGCTGGTTTTTTACTGCCAAAATACATTATGTCTGTAGTTCCGAAACCTCTTCTATAAAAGCCTGCTAGTGGCAGTGTGTTATTAGGTACATCAAATATATCGCTCTCTTTACCAAGATTTATACACACAACTACATCTCCGTTAAGATTTTGGATACCATAATTACTAGACACACCTGTTGTACTGTTTGTAATAGACTGCTCAAGATAGGTAAATATCCTAGTACTAACACCAGGATTTACACCATATATATCAGCAACACTAATGCTTACGGGTGTAAACGTAGTCTTAGTACTGCTGATATTATTAGTAATACTTGTATCTTTAATTAATGGTAACACTGGGTCATCTAGTCTCTGTGTGTGTTGTCTAACATCTACTAGGTTAGTTATACATTTACCTAGTACAGCATACGCGCATCCTGATAAGATACTATCGTTTATAATTAAATCAGTTTGGTCTGGTATTAAAATTATATCACTATATTTCTTATCATAATACATAACTACTCTACTGTTGCCAAATCCTCCATAAATAGCAGTTACGAAATTAAATCTTTCTACTCCATGTAGTGCTAAATACTCTTGGTCTGTAATAATACCTACTATGTCATTTATATTTATAAAGCCAGCTAAGTCACTATGTAATGCAATGTTACAGCGCTCTACTGTTTTATTAATATTAACAAATACTGGTAATCCACTTTCTAATAATATATTAACAGTTATATTTTGTAAAAGGTTTTTATTAGTATTATTATCATATAGTTCAACTACTCTGGTTATTCTATTATCATTCATCTTTAATTAGCCTTATTATTATATATGTTCTTTATAGCCGTTTTCATATCGAGCACGGCGCCAGCTAAGTTTTCATTTGACACATCAGACACTAGAAATAAATTAACATTCTTCTTATGTAGCTCTGCTAATAATTTTATAAATACTCTTATACTCTTAATTTGGTCAATAGCTGGTTGTTTATCTATAGCTTCTGTTTTTACATGTGTAGTAAAATTAAAATAATCGCTAGTTGACCGTTCTTTAATCTTATTTCCTATATCAGATATAATATCTTGTATAGGTGGTGGTTGTGTAATTTTTAATTCCTTAATAACTATGCCTATTTCTACTGGTTCCATTTAATTAGTCCTTAATTTTTACGCATATGCGCTTCTACATTATTCATTGCCTCTTTATATTCCTTAAGTGGTTTCTTATTTTCATCTAAAAAATAAGGTTTTTTATCAATTTCAACCATTTCTATTAAGTCTATTACTGATAAAAATGGGGGTTTATTTCCATTATATTGGTCGATACACCAATATGGTCTAGTTCTTAAAAGAATATCCCAATCATATCCTAAGTCTATAATCTTTTTATATAAATCACCTACTGACATAGTAGTTGCGTATGTCGGTTTATACATTTGTAACTGCAGTAAATCCGCAGTTATTTGTAAACATCTTCTTAGCTTCCAATCTTTATTTATCTTATCTCTAATAGTTGTTCTACTTAATTTACATTCTGGATATAAATCTAAAGCATAGTGTTGTAGTGTACCACTAATACCAAACCTATCGTGTTCCTTTATAAAATGAAATTCTGATAATGACGCTAGCACGCCCTCTGTTTGTGAAATTATTAATTGTGTTCCTATACCACTATTACCAGCTTTATTACGTAATGGTGTTATAGTTATAATATTTAAATCTTGCACAAAAACACCAAGTGCTGTATCAGGATACTCTTGCTCACCAGTGGATGCGTTTTTTAAAACTCTTGACGGACTCATAAAGTATACTATAGATGGTAAGTAATTAAACTTATTACTAACACCTTTTATTACATCTCCACTATTAAGATATTGTAATTTTTTAGTTGGTTTAATATAAGCAGCTGGTCCTGTTGCCATATCTATATTTTCGCCTATCTGCGCAGTTAACTGGAACTTAACATTAGCTCTTGTTGTTAGTGCTGGTAGTAATTGGAATAATTTAGTTTTAAATAGCCCCTGTGTAGCGAATATCGTATTAGTATTATTTTCTCCCATATGCATAAGCTTATTAAATGTATCACCAGACTCGAACTCTGACCAGCTATCTATCTGAAAAAATATAGGTACTTTAGCTTTATAAACCTCTGCTTTATTATACTGGTCTTTAAAAGCAGTATACGATACTACCTTTTTATCTTTTATACGTTGTTCTAAAAATTCTAGTGTACTAGCAGCCCATTTATCACCGTCGTCTGATGCTTTAGTACGATATATCCATATACCATTTTCCGTAATTGGATATTTTGGTATATAAGGAAATATTGATAATAACTTTTCTAGTCTATCTACTATACCGTTTACCTCTGTATCGTAGGTAGTTAATGATGTTAGTTCTGGATAATCAGCACACACAACATTAAGAGCTGCACCTGCTATGTAATTCATAAGTGTAGATTTAAAGCAATTAGCAGGGCCTACTTCACAATCTATTTTGTTATATCCGCCTAGTATTATCTTTTCCCCTTTAGCACCAGTTACTATAGTGCTATTAGGTATATCTTGTAAACAACCTACATTTATAGGTAAGCTTGGTGCCACGTTATCGCCATAAGTTGGTCTAATAGTATTATCGTCTTTTGCCATCTTTATTGTACCTTTATTTATTCTATTCTATAAAATATTGATTAGTGAATAAAATAAATAAGGATATCTATGGAATTTATAGCAGTTGCACAGTTACATCATGATGTGGTGTATTGTGATGAAACATCCGAATGTATGCATTTAACATCTGGATTTACTAGTGTTAAAATAAACAATACTATTATTGTGGTAGGAGGATATACTAATAATGTATTTGTAATAACTGTAATGGACACAAACATACCAGATGAGAAATATAGAATAACTAAGGAATTTACATTACCATTTGACATAGCGTATCCTGGTATATGTGTACTGGAAGATAAGATTGTTATATCAGGTGGTCTCTCTAATAACGTACCAACTAATAAAAACTATATTATAGACATTAGTGGCATGAACTTAGCCATAGAACTGCTACCAGATTTACAGGAACCTCTATATGGACATATGTGTTACGCACCTAATTTAGACGCACTCTATATAGCCGGTGGTGATAATGGCTTAGGTCAAATACGTAATGCTTATACTATAAATATTAATCCAGTTATTAATAATACTGTACCTATATATACAGAGCAAGAGATATTACCTATGCCTTATTTCTTAGGCGACTATGCTGCTATTGAAAATAGTTTATTCTGTATAACTACAGCTACTACTAATAACACTGGTAATAACACGTCACTTACCTGGTTTACTAATATAGTAAATAGTACATTCACACACACTGTTATTAACGTACCTACGCCTAGATATACTAATCCCGTAATAGCTAAGGTTAATGATAATATACTTATATTAGGCGGTAACTGCATAGACACTAATAACCTATTTATTATTACAGAGGTAAGAATAGATAATGGTTTAGTTACGTATAGTATGGATAATAGAACTATGTACTTTGATACTAGTAATTATATTCTAGAGTATATAGGTAACGAACTAGTGTTAATACCAGGTAGTACAAGCGATAATAATATTAATCCTATATATTCTACTATATATAATATTTTACCAGAACAAGCAATGCCTCATATGTTGAACTATACTGGTAAGAGTTTTAGGATTAGGGGTGATAATTTAATACACCATTCTATCGCTACAGCTAGTGTAAAACGAACACAAAATAATATTTTAAATACACAAGGATTACCAATTTTTAATTACACTACAGAACTTATATCTCTACCAGAAATAGCTACTAACACTTATATAGTAGTTAATATAGAGGTTTATTATGCAGGGTTATCTTTGTCTAGATTTGATTTAGTTACACTAGCTAACCCTGTTTATGATACTTGTGGTAGAATATCTGCGTATGAGGGTTATGCTAAATAAAGACGTTAGACCATATCCTAAACAACACAGTAGTGACTAAGGGTTATCCCCTTAGTCACTACTTTTAGTTAAAATCGACATAAGATGTAGAACATTAGTTGTTTTATTACAACTAATAAACTCAGTGTATTCTATTAACTGTTCATAAATATTTTCTAAATCTAGACTACTGTCTGTTAAACAATTAGTCCATAAAGTATCTAATGCAACAAGCATATTACTTAATTTTTGATGTATATGTTCTTTATTATTTAATAGAATCATCATATCTCTAAATGTATATGTTCTTTTCAACACTGGGTCGTCGTAATCTACATTATCAAATGTTATTTCTTTATAAGTTAAATAATGTAGCACAGGCAAATACCCTAGTGTAAACGCATCTACAGTAGGTAATGTTTCTAAAATGTTTTTTATTTCTGTATCTATAACATTTAAATAATTATTTGTTATTAATATATCAGATATAAATTGTTTTCTACTAGTTAAAACATCTAGCAGTGGTAATTCTTCTATAATACTAATAGGCTCATCAAGTATTTCTTTATCTTTACCATTATAAGAGTATATGTACTCACTATTTTTAATATTCTCCATAAAATATTCTAAATTACAATTATTAAAATCTTTTATTAAAATATGTATATAACTACTTATTGTATGTTTTAGAGTACTAATAGCTTCCGACATATCAACAAGTGTTACTGGTGTGTTATCTAACTCAGCTAGTTTTCTATCTATAATATTTAAAACGACTTTGTAGTTAGTTTTAGTTCTAACTGTAGTAAATGTTTCTTCTACTAGACCATGTCCACTAAATAAATTTACTACTTCCATAAAATCTTTTTTATTTATACCGTTATTATCTATTAGTTGTTCTTTAAACGTACGTATTTTTCTTTTTAATATAATTCTGGGTAAATTAGACATCTAGTAATCCTGATATAGCGTCTATATCACCAGCCACTACGCTATAAGAGTTTTTAAAGTATTTAATATTAACATTTATTTTATCAAACTCGCTAGCCGAAATAAAATCATAATAGCCAAACATACCTTGTAATGTTGATTCTGCCATAATGTTATTATTACTTTTATTATTTAAAGTATTTATAATCTTTTCTAAAATAGAATTTATATTACCTATATCAACTGGTACTTGCTCGTTAATAGCATTAAGAAATTTCTTAATGATTACCTTAGTGTCAGCTGTAATACCTTTTGATACTATATCTGGGTATTTTTTAAATAGCTGTTTTACTACAAATAATGAAAAGGCGTAATACCCTACAAACAACTCATCACTAGTACGTTGATTTTTATCTAATGTATTTTTTAAAAAGCCTGAAATGTTCATTTTATATTCCTTTTACTTTAGCAGATGCCATATACACATCATTATTAATTAACTCATCCGTTAATGACAGTATTCTATTTACGTCCATAGCTTTAGTGTTCGGTGCACCAAATATGTAATCACATATTGTTTTATACGCAAAGTTAACTGTCAACATAGTATTTTCTTCATCTTGTCTATCTATAAGTTCTTTAACTTCGTTATAAGCACTTATAACATGTTCTGTGGCTACATTGTGTTTATCTGTTTGTTTAATAATATTAATTAATTCTAATTTAATATTTATTAACTCTTTTTTAGTTACAGCATATTCTCTTTTTACTTCATTACCTCTGGTTAAACCATGTGCTATAAGTCCTACAATGAAACCTATGATAACAGCATCTGATAATATTAGTAATGGTATTAATAATATAGACGCACTGGCTAACAGGCCCAAAAATAGTTCTACTAATAATAAATAGATTAATGTTTTAGGTACATATAAATTACTAGCTAACTTAAAATACTTCACCCTCAGTTGTGTGCGGTGAAACATATCTCTAATATTAGCAAGTTCTTTACCTAGTCCAAAGTTGATAGCAAAATCATCAGCTAATCTTTCTGCATCGCTACTTCCGTAATGTGTTATGCTTGTATCTATTATTTCTTTTATAGTTCTAATAACTATAGCTAGTTTATATTGACTATCTGTTTTACCTTTATTAACACTATCAGAATATACTATTTCCATAGTTTTTCTTGGTGATTCATTTTTTACATTTAAACTAGTATTTATCTTATCTGTAATGGATAATATATTTTTTACTTGTCTACTAGAGTGTTCTAAGTATGTAAAAGCGTGTCCTACCTCGTGTAACATACAAGTAACTATTTCCCTATCTGTTAGCCCATTAGTATTTAATTGTGACGGAAAAAACACAACAGCTATGTCTAAAGTTAATGGTAGATTAATAGGTTTATCACAATGTATCTTAGCCTTTTTAAAATCTATTATTACTTCTGCTTCTTTCATTTCAGTAACAGACTCACTAGCTACTTTTATAAACTTTCTGAAGTCACTATTATCTGGCATATAATCATCCGCTGCTTTAATATGCTTAGCTTGTTTTATTAAATCATTATATGCATAATAAAGTCTATCGTTAAAGACATGGTTATTGTACGGCGCTATAGGCATTATTGCATATGCTATTTCGAACGTGTTATAAAAATGTTTAAACGATACACCGAACCTATTGGTTAATGCGGTATCTATTTTTCCAAACAGTACTGCTATGTCTTTATTATTAAAAGCCGCATCAGAAGTATTAATCTCGTGTTTAATTAATAATGCTCTTATATCAGCTATATATTTTACTAACACATCAACAATTGGGTCTTCTAGTTGTGGTGCGATATTCTCTAGTGCTATTACTTTTTCTATGTTTTCATTTTGTTTATCATCTAGATAAGTTTTGTTGCCAACCACGTGTTATCCTTATGTATTAAGATTTATCATTCAAAATTAAAAAAAATATAATAGAGGTATAAGAGAGTAATCTCGCTTATACTTACTAAACAGGCGATAACTTATCTAATATCTCCGCTAAGAAAATGCAGCGCATCTGGTCATTTACAACGTTCTCATTAAGGAACTCTGTAATGTTGTCAGCTGCGTTCGTGCCATATAAATTTTTTATTACCATAGTAATGGCATCAGCTACCTCCTCGATACTTTTGAAAGAGGTATCTTCAAAACTACCATCTTCAAGTTCTATTGCACTATACGCTTCATAGACTTTTGATAACCATTTAAGTCCTATCAGTATATCCTCATCTGATACTTCTTGATTTAGCATACTGTCTTTTCGCATTTCTGCAATAGCTGTTTCTTCCAACGTTGTCATTGTAAATCCTTTTTGTTTTAGTATCACCATATAGATGTTCTATATTAATAATATAGTATAAAAATAAATTGGAAAGTAGTTTTATTATTTTCTATAGTTAGAATTATTGTGAATAGCCTTACATTGGAGATAAGAAAAATGCTACTAGGAAAAGAATTTAAGTTTCTATTTCACATACCAGCAATAGATGGTGTACGTAATGATATACATATTATAAAAGAAAAACTTCATTATGATAATGGTAAAACTGTGCCTAATTTAAAAATAGTAAAAGATTATAAAATACCATTTTATATTACACAGCAGCATAAAAGAAATCATAAAGATAAAAAAGAGTATGAAGATATTGAAAATTTAGTAAAGTATGTTTCTACAGTATCAGACTTACCAGCTAATGCGGCTATCCGGTTAGGAATAAATAAGTATAAACCAACTATGAGAGACGTAGCTATGTCACCTTACCTGTACGGTGCCGATACGTCTAGTTGGGTACACATAAAAAAAGCTTATGTTGATAAATACCCAGACTTGCATGGAGATAAAGCTATTTACGATGTATGTGGATTTGATATCGAAACGCTAGTTACTACTGGGGAGATTATTATTATATCTATAGCTACACACGATAAATTATTCGTAGCTATTAACAGATGTATAGTTTTAGAGCATACTGATTTAGAAGATAAACTCAATAGTTTATATAATGAGCATATGCCTAAAACAGATATAACTAATAATATAAAAAAAGAGTATTTAATATGTGATACAGAAGTTGATTTAATTTTAGAAACATTTAAAAGACTGCACCTATGGCAACCTGATTTTGTAGAGGTGTGGAATATAGACTTCGATGTACCATATGTTTTAAATGTTCTTAAGAAAAACAATATAGACCCAAAGAATGTGTTTTGCGACCCATCATTACCAGATAATTATAAAGTGTTTGATTATCAAGAGGGACAGAAACATAGAACAACCGAAGCCGGTGTGTTTAAACCACTAAAATATTTTGAACAGTGGCATACTGTTTATGCACCAGCTAGTTTTTACTGGATAGACGGTATGTGTGCTTATTACTTTTTAAGACCTGGCAGTAAAAAAATAGTAGGTGGTTATGGTCTAGACAGCATATTGTCTATAGTACTAGGTAATAAGTATAAAAAACTTAAAATACCCTTACCAGGAACAGAAGGGTTGGCTAAGTATGCTTGGTTTAAGATTATGGCTGAAAAGTATCCTTTACATTTTATTATATACAATATATGGGATACCATTTCTATGTTGCACGCTGATGATGTAACAAGAGACTTAAAGTTCGACTTACCTATGCAAAGCGGTCTTAGCCCATTTAATGTGTTTAACTCTAATCCTAAAAGAAGTGTTAACTCTTTATATTATTTCTATAAAGAAAATGGTGGTATAATAAGTACTAAGGCTCCTATTATAGTTAATGATAAGATATTAGGTTTAGATAAATGGATAGCTATACTACCATCTTATAATGTTAAGGATAATGGTGTAAAAAACATAAAAGGAGCTCCTACACTAGCTACTAATATCAGAGGACATAATAGAGACGCAGACCAGGAAGCTGGTTACCCGTCGAATGAAGAAGCTGGTAATGTTAGTAAAGCTACTACTGAAAGAGAAGTAATAGACATCGCTGGTATTGATAAAGACATATTTAAATTACAGAATATAAATTCTTTATTTGGTACCGTTAATAGTTTAGAATATTGTACTACTATGTACAACTTTCCTAATTTACTTACACTGAAAAAAAATATTGCTACTACCATAAAACAGCTCTAGTTCTTTACTAAACACTTAAAATATACTATAGATGGGACATATGTCCCATCTATAGTTATCTTGTAAAGTATTCTTTCAATATATTACCATACGGTTCTGGTATAACAGCAAAATTTATTGCCTTAAGTTTAACTGTTCTGCTACCAGCATCTGCTAAGTATCTAAATGTGTGTACTAACATATGTAATAGTTGTGCTTCTTTTTCATTATTATAACTATTCTCATGTGCGTAAAGTATGTTAACATCTATTTTATCGTTTATTAATGCCATAAATACAAGACATATTAAATCTATGTTTAATTTATCATTCTTAGCTATCATGTCTTTTAGTGTATTAAGAAAAGAAGACATAGTGTTAGTAAATGTAGAAAGCTGTACTGCTGACAAATTACTAGAATATATAGTATCTTTTATATTGTTTATTGTTGCTATGTCTCTTAATAGCACGCCAATCTGTTCGCCGTATTCGCCTGTTTTATTGCTTTTAGCTATATCTTGTAATTTCGTAGCTGTGTCTTTAGATTGCTTTAGTACACTAGCCACAGCGTCTACTACTGACACTGGTCTTACAGTTTGGTCTACTACACTTGTGTCTACATTTGCCATTTATTTAACCTCTTTATTTATAATATTCATTAATACTTTTACTTGTGCGCTATTAGAGTTACTTATAATATATTCGAACATATGTACACCGCAAGTACTAGTTATATCCTCTAGTACTATATTATTACTATTATGTAGTACACATAGTTCTTTTAAAATAACGTTTATATCGCTTGTTAGTGCTAGTATATATTCTATCTTATTTTTTGGTAGTCTAGCTATTAGCATAGCAGCAGCAGTTGTTCTATTAGCTACTTTAATCACTGCTTCGTCTTTATGCGCGTGTATTATTTTTTCCTCACTAGCCGCAACCGGTTGTTCATCTTGCTTAGTATTAGTAGTAGTGTCAATAATAGTAGCATCCATAGTTACATCAGTAGTAGTAACAGTATTTTCTACACTGTTACTTGTCTCTATAATATCATTTTTATCTTTAATTGTTACAGTGCTTTGCTTTTCAGTTAGATCGCCAGCTTCTTTCTTATTAGTTCTTACTTCTGGTGCCATGTTATTTCCTTTTGTTTTAAGTTCAAAAAATCAATTTTGTATTTTATCTGTTATACCTAAGAACGTAAATAAGTCTTTTTGACTACTTTCTAAATATAGATTAAATACTGGTATACCTGCTGTTTCACATATCTTTAAAATATAAGGTAAATTACCTAGTGTTATGTAATCTACTTTTTTATCTAATTTAGTTATACCAGTACTAGACCATATTAACATAAACTTTATCGGCGACTTGCAGTCTTCTCCTAAAATAACATGCACGTCTCTTGCTAGAAAAGCTCTTACTGCGTTTGGTTTATCGTTAAAATTTTTACTATACTGACAAGCTATATTATAAGCTAGTTTATTATACCTAGTAATAGTTGGTTTTTCAATATCGCTAAACTTCTTTATTGGTATTACATACTCTATAGCTACAAACTCTTTTAAAGTTGGTACCAGTATATCTGTTCTATCACCAGTATTTCTTATTCTTAATTTACCAGTAGATAATAATCTATCTACCACTTTATTAACATCATCTTCAAACGTTGTCTTACCAGCGTCAACTCTTTGGTTATAATAAAACGCGAATGTGTTAGTTATCTTTAACTCCGTTATACTTATATCCTGCGGTAGAATCTTGTTATCTTCCCACAGATTATATTTAGGTATGTTACTTTTATCACTTGGTGTGTTATTATATGTTTCTAATATGTCTGTCACTTTTTTATCCTTTAGCTTAATGTTTTAAAATAATCTATCTTAATAGTAGACACCTGCGAATTATGCATAACTTTTAATGCTGATTTAGTAACAGTAGACCCAACAGCCGATACTATATTTATAATCTCTTTTTTACTCTTGCTAGCTAATTTACCAACGCAAGTAGAACAATAATTACCTATAGGTTTTTGCTTACACCATTTAGGTGTTCTTAAGTTTACTACTTGTCCTATACTTGTCTCAAGAAGTTCTTTAGTTAACAGTATAGGTATACCGTTTTCCATTTTATATCTAAAAAGATATTTTAAATAGTTTTGTTGTGTTATTAATTCCGGAGATGTTTGTATAGACCCACAATCACCATTAATAAACTCAATATTACTTACAGAACGAAATAACTCTTTAGAAATTACACCTCCGTCTCTAGTACTAAATCCTCTATCGTAAGAGCCTGCTCTAGATGTATTTAACATCTTAGCTAATGCTTTACTATCTTTAGGATATCCAGTTGACAACGGATTTATTACTAATAATGTATTTAAATCTTTTTTGTCAAACTCCACATCGGCACCAAAGGTTCTAAATTGTTTACCCATAGAGTTACTAAAAATCTTATTGGTAATAAATTTATTATAAGACGGGTCATCCGCAAGAAACTCTTTATGATATTCAACTAGTTTAGACTCGTAGTACGCTATGTGTCCTCTGTCAGTAGTCCATACTTCTCTAGTATACTTCTCATCTAGTTCTTTAATTAATTTATTTTTGTACTCGTTTATCCCAACTGGTGGTATCATTGATTTCTTAGTACCAGCTATAGAAATAAGTGCGCTTAATCCCTCTAGTGCTTTTACTGCTATTGTAAAATTGTCATATTTCTCTACTGTTATATTTTGCTCTAATAAAAGAGGTGATACATATTTACTTTCTATTTCTTTTATAGAAAATGTTTTATTAATGTATGGTATAAGATTACCAAAAGGAAAAACTAAAACTACGGCGTTAGCTATAGCTAAACCAATTGTAGTTAATGTGTCTTCTTCTACATTATCTAAACTACCTTTTTTTACTAGTATTCGTGCACCTATACTAAATAGTGGTTTAGTTGTATCCGCCTCTATACTTATAAACTCACCATCAACTAGTACTTTATAAGAAGTAATATCTTTTTTTATATACTTATTAACAGTGGTGTCTAAATGTATAGATAGTATACCGTGTAACCACACTAAATCTATAAAATACCTACTTTTTAAACCATAATTAAAATATTCTATTAGTGTCATATTCATCCTGTTGTCTACTTATTTTTGCTTCAGTATTTTTATATACCTCTTCTAATGCGTACATAATTTCACTATCTAGTTCCTGTATCGTTTCTATAACATCTATTTCTGTCCATTCAGTATATTCCATCATCATACTAGAAAACTGCTGTAATCTATTACTATCTGTCTCTAATACCTGTAATACGTGTGTAGCTAGATTTTGGTCTAGTGTAAACATAGCATATATAAATTCTAATAATTCTATTTTTTTAGACAACACAGTGTTGCTGTGTATTATAATACCTAAACACAATAAATAGTTATCTACACATTTAGATAAAACAATAAAGAACTCATCTAGTGCACTTTGGTCTATTTCCTCTTTAGTATCTAAGTAATCTATTAGAATATCTATAGCATAGATTTTCGATAATTGACTGGTGCGATAATCAATACTATGTAAATAACCTATAACAGTTAAAGCCCTCTTTACTAGATTATATTTAAAAGCATCACTATATGTTTGTAACACAGATAATATGTATTCCATATAAATCCCTCATAATAATATTCACCTATTAACATATACTTGATATTAATATTAAAAGGACACAAATGGCTAATAACATTAAGGCACACAAGCGTGAACTAACTAATGAAATAGTAAGTTCCATAGAAAACACAAAAGCTAATATACACTATTTAGCTAATATTATAAAAGAGTATACAAAACTTAAAAAAAAAGAAGTATCTAGTAAATTAGTAGATGTTTGTAAAGAACTAGAAGAGCTAACAGTAGAAGTAGTAACATTAGAAAGTAGTTTAGTTATAAGTAATGGCTATGTTAAAGGTACTGACCTAAATAAACTAATTGAGATAAGTTTAAATAGTGTTACTTATATGGAAAAAATAACAGAGTTAATGACTGTGTTTAGTACATTAATTTGTTCGTCGGATGATGAACAATTAAAAACACTAGTTAACACGTACATAGACGGTACTACCGCCGTGTTAAATGCAAAAATGAAATTAGGAGCAACAATATGACATCAGCACACACTCTACCGTGCTTCAGTTATCAAACTATGGAAACAATTAAGAGTCTATCAGAAACAACTATTAAAAATTTAATAAAGAATGCTAGCTGGTTAGAATGTGCCGAAAGGTCTATAGAGTTTATTACTCCAAAAGGTACCTTTTCTAACATTTTAATACCTGGTAATAATCCTACTAACGGTGTTGCTGTAAGTGGTAAAACTATAGGATTAAAATGTCTTAGTTCTAAACAAGAAAACACAGCTGGTGCGCTAGCTATAGCCGCTATAACGTCTAAACTAGGACTAGGTGCGCCTACGAGCATAGCACTGTGGCACAGTGGTTTTCATATTACTATTACTCCTCCTAAAATGAACGACATAGTAACATTATTATACACACTTATGGAGTCTGAAGTAAAACTAGGTTTAGCCACACAAAATCTAGTTTTCTCTAATCATACAGTTGTGTTTGTAGAAAAAGTACTTAATTTTATAGAATCAAGAATAATTAGTACTAGTTTAGTATTACCTAGCAATAAATCTATTAGCGAGTATATAGACAATAGAGATTTATATTTAATAACATTAGGTTTATGTAAATCTATGTATCCTAATGGATTTAATATAACTAAAAGTTGTAAGTATAATTATGAGCTTAATGAAGATAATAGTACGCCTGTCTGCTCATATACTGAGGATTATAAAATAGACCTAAAAGAACTAGAAATAGTGTTAAATAGTAAACTAACACCAGAAATGACTGCCCATATGTTAAAGAACTCGCCTAATGCTATGACACTAGAAGACGTTAAAACATATAAAGACACATTAGATAAAATATCACCGCCGCATAAAATAGAAATAACACATACTAACGGGCTAAAAATCACCATAGAGTATAAAACACCTACGGTTGCTGAGTACATAGCCGACGGTAAAGTTTGGTGTAATGAACTAATAGAACAAGCAGATGATATTTTAGCGGTTAATGATACACTAAATAAGGATGATATACTAAATAGATTAGTTAGTACGTTATCGCTAACAACATATGCGTCCTATGTTAAATGTATTTATACAGACACAGATGTCATAGACGAACCAGGTGATATCAGAATATTATTAAGTAATCTAAGCAATATGAAAAGTGTTATACAACCATTTTTTAATGGTGTTAAAGAACACATGGATAATACCACTGTAGCTATCGTAGCTGTTGAAGATTTTGTATGCCCTGAGTGTAAAAAGAAGCAACAAGAAAAACAATTAGGAGATTTTGGAAGTAATTATATTCCTATTAATGTATTTAGATATTTTTTAGTCCTAGGCGTGGAGTCACGTACCTCGATAATAAAAGAGGTTTCCGAGATATAATGCAAGATTTTCGAGATAATGATGCCGTCAATGCTGCTATTTCAGACATAACTAAATTATCAGATGGTAATCATTTACTCGAATTATTTAATGGTGTTAGTGCTATACCAGATGCAACTGCCCGCGCCTGCTACATGAAACAGTACTATAAAGATGTGTTTATAACGCCTTTTACAGCTTTTGAAAAACCAACTACGCTAAGTGTATTTAACACGCAATACTATACTGACATCACAGATTGCGTACCATATACACCAGCTAAAGATTGGGTACATGAGTTTGTAATTAATAATATTAATAAGTTTTTTGGTTTAAATCTATATGAGTATTTTGAATTAACACTAACTGAAAAAGAGCTATTAAACGAAGTAGCTGCAGTAGAGTTAGCTAAATTAAAAACACTTTCTGATACTGTTAAAAACGAAATAGAAAAGGAAAATAATGTCTAAAGCTATATACATTAGTTTAGATAGTATACTAGACACAAGGTTGCCTATATTTATGGGTATAGATAATGATATATTAGATAAAATAGATTTACATAAAGATTATCAACTACGTAAAAAAAATGTATTAGGATGGATATCAGAAGACATATTTAATATATTTTACGCTTATAGAAATAAAGAAATATTAAAGTACAGTACAGTTACTGGTATATATGTTTATTTAAACGATGTGATAAATAAAACCATTACTAACCACGCAGAGAGAGATAGTTTTATTAGTACTAATATGTATGTTAACACATATCCATATGTGTTAACTAATGATGAAATTACTAATTTATTATATATGGTTAGTAGTTATTATCCTAACATTAACATTGAAGTAATACACCTTAATCCATATATAGAAGTAACCACTAAATGGATAAAAGAGAATGACATAACCACAGTAGTTATGTTTGACGGATTAGAATGGCTAGAGTCACAGCACGTGCTTGGTTATACTACTAGTGCACCTATACTCGGTACAAGTTTGGTGATACCAACTATAGCCAGCAAATCAATACTGGTAGAAGATATTGATGCTAATATATTTGAGATTTTAATAAAGACCCTTAGTCCATTAATAAGCTGCGTCCCTATATCAGTGGGATTTTTTTCTACCGCACCAACACCAGAGGAGAATAGTGATGAAGAAACCGCCTAATATTATTAATAACAAATTTATTACACAGATGGTTACTAAACTTAATAATAACTATTTATTATTAATAAGACCACATGGTCTAAAAAAGAAAATAAGTGTAATTCGTGTAGACGATAATATGCATTTCTTTTCCTTAAAGACCATTACTGTATTAAAAGACGAGCTACCAGATACTGGCTATGTAATGATTAGTAATGAATTTAATAAAGTATATGTCGTAGGTGGTATGACAAACAATGTGTTTGTAACTAACGCTACTGTTATAAACATAACAGAAAATGATGGTGAACTAGACATACTTTTAGAAAAAATAGATACAGACTTTACTATAGCTATGCCTAGTGTAATTAGTAATGAGGATGGATTTACACTACAAGGTGGCTTTACTGCATCAGGTATTTTAAATAATCGTAATTATGTAGTAAATCACAAGAATGTAAATATGCTTAAATGTAATATTAATAGTGATAGTATAACCTCTACAGTTATAATAAAAAATATGACCTCTTACGAGAATGTTTTACTTCCTACTAATATTACTAACAATGTAATAGCTGGTAGGTTATTAGCTAGAGATATAAATTTACCTTCTGACACTACAGACTCCAATGTTGAAATAAGTATAACACCTGTAACAAGTCCAACGTATATACACGTTAGTAAAGCTACATTAGGTTATAAAGAATTAACAGTGTTGTTTTGTGGAAATAAGTTAGAAATGCCTATACTTAGTAACATTATATCCTATAATAGCGAAGCTACTGGCGTAGATTACTTTAAGAAATTAATGTACGTAGGAGAACACGGTCAGCTATTAGAGTTATCAATAGATTTAAAACTAACAAAGACACCAGCTATTTATGATATGGTATGTATAAAAAATAACATCCTCTTTGTAGCGTGTGATACTTTAGATGGTAAAAATCTGTCTATGCAAATAAAAAAAATACCAGAAGAATATTTTAATAACTAAATACAGTGTTGTACACTATAAGATAAGACGGTTAACCGTCTTATCTTATAGTTAATGTACTTACTAATATTCATCTTCAGCTACTATATTCAACGCAAGTCCTGCTGCGGTTAATAGTATTCTATTATTTACACAATTAGTAATACTACAAATTGCCAAAGAGTTAATGTTAAAATATCTTTTTCACAAAGCTGTTTTAACATTATACTTTTATGTATCTTAAGAAACTCTGGATAATGATTAGCTACAAAATCTAATCTATAAAATGCATCAAGGCATTCTAATAGTGATGATATTAACAATAAAGTCTTTAGTATCAACAATCTTAATATCGCTACTGCCTATAAAGACAACCTGTAAAGAGTTTAGACTTCTATTGTATATCAGTGTATTTTCTGTCATAATGCGTCCTTATAATAATTAATTAAAAACTTCTCTCTATGAAGAACCTCGTTAGCATATCCATTCGTACGTGGTAATTTAAAAGCTCTATTTCCTCCATTGTAATAACGTAATAAATCTTTATTACTAAGCTTCTCCTTAATACTTTTAATTTTTTTCCAGTTTGATAACTCATGCATTGCTACGTCGCGATTAAAATTAAGGCTACTAGTAGCTCTTTTTATTAATTGTTTATTAGTCAATCCTAACTTCTTATCTTTATTATAATTATATAAACTACTCATATGTAGTTGCAATAATCCATAGCAATTATAATAAACACAACTATTATTAAAATCACTTTCTACCCAAGCTATAGCTGCTAATAAGTATTTATCTTTACCTACATACCCATTATTAATAATCCAATTTATATTGTCTTTATTTTTACTTAACGCGATAGTGTAGTTAGCTAACATTACTTTATTACTTTTGTTAAAACTACCCGCAAACATTATTTGTAGTGTTAGTAATATTAAAAAAATTGCACGCATATCTATCCTTATTTAAATTAATATTGCTAATCTGGAGAAGACCCTACATTTCTGTAGGGTCTTCGCCTTCTGCTATTAACTGTTTTATTTTACTTTGCGTTCTTAGTATGGCTAGTGCGTCTGTTATGTCTAGCACTGCTACTGCGCCTGGTATGAAATATATAGTTTCTACCAAACCATTATTCTGGTATAGCCCATTATAAACTTCACCATATGCCTGTTTAAATTTATGCGGTACATTCTCCTCTGGGTCAATGTATACATTTTTATATCCGAATATCTTATCAGCCTTAGCTAGTTTATGTAACAGCGGGTCTGTCAAGATATAATGCCTCATTACTGCGTTTGGAACATATATGTCCGCCCAAGATATCTCGTGTATAGTGTCAGCTGCTGTAATGTTATTATAGATTTGGTGCATAGCTCTTTTAGTAGCAGCTATGGCGCTATCGGAATTATATGTGTTAAAAGCTGACGAGATAGCTGATAGCGTAGAACCACCTATATCTTTTAACGACGCATATGCTGCGCCTAGATTATCTCTAAAATAACTGACCATAGCAGGTGGTGTAACAGAATACAATGATGCACTTATAGACCGTGGGTCTGTTACCTCCCTTACTATCATAAGTTAACCTTTTTTAAGCTATCGTATATCGTATCTAACTTAATTTCTGTTTTAGAAGCTAATGCACTACTTATAACAGACACAGCTGGACTACCAATAGTTAATCCTGAGGATATACCGTAAGGTGTACTATGTGCTGGAACGTTATACCACGGTGATAGTGTATCGAACTCATTAGCCATTAACTCGTCTTGTAATGGTGTAAACTGAAATTGGTCACCATCGAAGTCACCACCTAAGTAAACAACTAACATACTAGAAGATGACACAGTTAAATCTGATAAGTCTTCTTTAAATTTAGTTATATATACTTTTAGCATCGATGACTGGTACATCGACGGGTTCCTCTGTTTAATAACAGGTAAACCGTGTATACTAGTACCTGTTATAAGCGGAGCTTCTTCTAATAGAACATTAAGTAATTGATACAGTTCTATATCAAACTTTTTTATAGCAACAGCTATTTTGTTATTAGCTTCACTAAGCGTGTATCCATGTTTATTTACCAACATATTTATAATATGTGGTCTATAAACAACTAAACCTACTAACATAGGCACGTGTATTTCATCATACCTATGTGGTACTACTATTGGTAACATAGTCATTCTAAACGTGAAATGTGACCTTGCACCAAATATGTGTTTTTTAAACAGACCTGGCTTTTTACCAAGATAGTCTTTTATATATTGCTGGTATAATTGTGCTAACTTAAATAGTGTGTACACCATCATGTTGTTAACAGTTCTACTAAATTTAACATCGGTAGTAGCATAATTTTTTATAGCATTACACTTCTCAATCCAGTTTCTAACAACACTTACTATATCGCCTAAGAGTAGTGATAAAAATGTATTTTTACTAGCTAACTCTTTAGTAAAAATACGACTATTGAACATAGGTAGATACTTAGTAAAACATAAATTATTATTATTTTGTAATAATTTTAAACACACTTCTACTTTATGTCTTTTATCTTTTTGACCTTGTAGTGTTAGTAAGTATTGTAATATATTTTCTAAGTTATTTACGAACGAAGCATAGCTTCTTACACCACCCATAACTGTTTCTACTATAGTATATAGTATATTCAGTGTGTTGGGTAACTTAACTCTAGACTTGGTATCGCATAGCCAATTGATACAATCGATTTTGTTACTAAATAATTTATTAACTAACGTATAATACGTTGGATTAATAAATTTTAAATCTTGGTCAGGTATCTTAAGCCATACTAACGCATTTACTCTATCGAATGGGTCATCTACTGTAGTACCACATAGAGTGCACGTTGTGCCTATGTTGTATCCGTATTTTAAAGCGCCACACTCGCACTGCGGTACTGTGCTTAATACTGGGTCATTGATAGTAGTACTAAGTCTATCTATAGTGCTAGCTACCTTAGATGCTTCATAAGTACTTATATCGTTAACCACAATTTTAGCTCCTGTTAAAAGACTATATTGCTGTTCGAAATCCTCTAACTCAAAATATAGTGCCATTACCCCTCCTTACTAGAAAAATAAGATACTGTAGTTAGAGTTAATGTTGTATCAACATTAACTCTAACTATTTTAGTATGCTCTACCCCATTGCCCTCCGCCAAATGCTAATGATGCCACTGGTCCGTGTTGTGTGGAATAGTTAGGAATACCACCTGTTATCATACTTCCGCCTAACGTATTACTATTAGATAAATAATACTCTGTATCCATTGGCACCATATACGTTGTATATACATCTCCAGCTACTCCTAGCTGTGCTATACTCTTTAATAAGGTATTAACAAATGTTGCGTTCAAGTACACTCTGTACTTTTCATTTGTTATTTCTGCTTGCGACAATTTTAATTCGCTGTAAATTCTAATCATTTCCGCATACGGCATATCAGTACCACTGTTGTCATTCATAACTTGTAGATATCTATTAGCTAGGTCAAGTCTATTCTCCGCTAATAGTGTTTTATAGTCAATTTCACTTAGTGGACGTATTCCACTTGGTGACATATATGTACCGTCTGGTAACTTTTGTGCTGCTGTTATAATATTAGCAATATCATAGTCAACTGGGAACTTACCAGCAGTAAGAGTATGTGCCGATTTGACGATAGCACGTAGTGCGCTATCGTACCCAAGTACATTATTCTTAGCACCAGCGACCAGTATACCAGCTAGGCAACTGGTTAGTGTACCAGACGATATATCGAACGCCATGATAGGAGACGATACGTTATATAAGTGTTTAACTAGTGTCATGAACTCACCTAGGTCAGAGTGCTCACCTATTTTATTCTCCCAGTTATCTCCATACGTGACACCTGTAGGTGTTCTTGTAGATTGCGTAATAATGTTTAACGCACCATGTTTATTGTTAGCACCTTGCCTATATATGGCATTAAATATACCTGTTGGTGTACTAGCTGTAGCTGCCGTTAGTATTGTTAATAAGAAGTTAAATGGCGTAAATCCAGCGGTTATAGCAGAACTTACCACCACTATAGGTATCATTTTTATAACATTATTAACACCGCCCATATTATTACGTTCTTGTAGCTCATACGGCATAGCATCTAGTACTGTCGTGACACGACACAGTTCCACATCATCTTGTTCACCAGCATTTATATCTATTTTTCCAGCGCTTAATATACTGGTCTTAGATAGTGAGATTTCTGTATCAACAGATATCTTTTTGCCAAAGATATCTGTTTTAACAGTACCTGGTAGTGACGTTAAATTAAATCGCATAATAGCGTTTGACATAGTCTCTTTTAGATTTGGAGAGATTGTACCTGACATTGCCGCAATATGTTCTTCTATTAAAGCTGTAGAAGCTTTTAATAAAATCGTTAACATATTTATATCTTCATCTGTTTTAGCTGGCACTACAATCGTGTCTAGCATAGTAATACCTATATTGCCATAGGTAGTTGACAAGAACATATTTATTTTGTTTATACCCACTGTATTTAATACATCTACAGGTGTGTATATCACGCTTTTATCTCGTTGGTTAACTATCTTTTGGCTTATATCACCTACTGTTAACACTGTTTTTCCAGCATCTGCTATGATTAGTGGTACAACCACTAAACTATTAGGTAGTACTTGTACCGCTAGTATTAGACTGTAACCTAATCCGTGCGTTAGACTATCCATAAGCAATAACGTTATTTTGTTATTGGTGTTTTTACTTTCTATTTTTTTAAACTGTTCGTAATACTTAGTAGCCGTTTCTGACGAAGCTCTTAACCAACTATTAGTCAGCGTATTAGATACCATATTTACTTTCGTGCTACCCATTGTGTTAGTTGTGTCATTATTATTCTCATAATTACCTTGTCCAATAGACAAAACACCTGCTGTTGACGCATTATTTGTTGCCGCGTTCTGTGACATTTAGTTTTTCCTTTTTTTAAGAAATTTAGTAAGAGCTGACTCTATACTAATTAATAATATAGTGTTAACTTTTTTTGTAACACCATAACCTAATGTACCGTGGTCGCATATACTAATGCTAATGCACTAATATATATTCATATAATAAATTATATACAGCTTATTTTAACTACTAAAAGTCGCGCTATTCCAAAGACCATACATTACGCCTAATGTAAAGTTAGTATGTTCTGGTGAGAGGTGTCTTATATCACTACCTAAAGTAATTATAGCTTTTGATAAAAACTCAGCATAATTAACATTCCGGTTATGGTGATACATTTTACCAATAACATGAGTAGTCATAGTGTCTAGAGGTATACCGGTTGGCACATACATGGGGTTATAAATATCGGTGATAAAAAATCCAAATACAGGTGGCATGTGTTCATCTGGAAATTTATCTTGCCAGTACTTAGCTAACCCTTTAAACGTGTCACCATTATAATCCTGAAACACTACACCTGTTCTATGGTTCATGTGCTCTTTAAAAGCGCTTAAGTTTTGAGTATGTAAACCAAGACCTGCTATTGTAATATTATCGACTGTACCTTTAGTCATAGCGAACTCTATAGCTTCTACTATACTAAAATTATAGTCTGTTACACTGACTATAAGCTCGTTTTCAGTCTGGTTAAAACCATTATCGTTATTTGGTTTTCTTAGGAAAATGTATTTAGCCAACATAGCACTGATTTTAGAATCTACATCACCTGTGATAAGTACATTAAGTACTTTACTCATAGTCATCCTTTTTAAGAAATTTAGTAAGAGCTAACGCTATACTAATTAATAGTATAGTGTTAACTTTTTTGTAACACCATAACCTAGTTACTACATATTTCGTGTATTTAAGTTATTATATACCTGCGCCAGCTAAACCATCTCTAGCAGTACCAACACTAGTCTCATCTCCTACTCTAACACCACTATCGTCTATTCTAGTTACTGTGTTAAGTACATTACTACCACCGCTACCATCATATCCACCGTAAAATATGCCTATGTTATTAACACTTGCGCCAGCTAAAAGTTGCCTAGCCGTGTCAACAATAGTCTCGTTTCCAACCATAACACCATTAGCATCTATTCTAGTTACTCTGTTGTGTTCATTATCATCGTTACCGCCGTAAAATATACCTATGTTACCTATACCTGCCCCAGCTAAAAATTGCCTAGCGGTACCTACAGTAACCTCACTTCCAACTATAACCCCACTAGCATCTAGTATAGTTACTATATTAAGTATATCGCCATCGAACCCACCATAATAGATACCTATGTTACCTACACCTGCCCCAGCTAAACTATCTCTATAATAAGCACCAACAGTAATTTCATCTCCTATTTTAGTACCACTAGCGTTTATTCTAGTTACTATATCAAGTATATCACCATCGAACCCACCATAATAGACACCTATGTTACCTACACCTGCCCCAGCTAAAAAATACCTAGCTGTACCAGTAGCAGTCTCACTTCCAACCGTACTGCCATCGCTATCTATTATAGTTACTAAGTTAAGTTCATTATTATCGCTTCCACCATAATAGACACCTACGTTACCTATACCTGTCCCTGCTAAATATGCTCTAGCAGTACCAGCATTGGTTTCATCTCCTACTTTAACACCGCTAGCGTCTATTCTAGTTACTAAGTTGTGTTTATTATTACCGCTGCTTCCACCATAGTACATACCTATGTTGTGTACATTGTGTGCCATTTTTATCTCCTTATTATTTATGTTATATACCTGCACCTGCTAATGCATGTCTAGTTGTACCAACATTAGTTTCATCTCCCACTTTAACACCACTAGCGTCTATTCTAGTTACTACGTTGTCAACCTTTCCAAGTTAATAGTAAAATAATTTATCTTACTATTTAATAATATAGTGTTGAAAATTATCTGAAGTAATAACTCACTAAGGATATAAGTTATGTTTAGTTTCTTTTTAAATACGCAACTTAATAATAACGTTATAATAAGCACACATCATAATAATGATTATGTAAGAAAAATAGCTTTAGATAATTTACATACTATAAAAAAGTATTATAAAAATAGAGAGTTTCGTGTTGATAACCAGCATTATCTAGTTAGGCTTATAAAACACATTGCGCCAGATGTTAATATAAGTGTGGATAAATTTATCAATACAGCTATGAACACTGTATCGTACTATAGTAAAACATTTAATATAGTCAGTGATATTAACTATGGTAATAGTACTTCTAATATTTTATATGGTTATAACTCTACAGAGATATTTTTACATGTAGAAAATACTTTTATAGATTATTATTATAGTATAGACACTTGTTTATCAACATCTGCTATAAAATGTATATATTCTGAAGATGGTGATTGCAATATGTGGTTACCAGATGGTAATAAAGAACTTGATAATAGAGTACTGTCTGTTTATCAAATAGATTTAGTACATCTAGTGTTACAATATAAATTATGGTATGATAAGCATATAATATCTGATACTAGTAGTGTTGATGTAGCTGTTTTTATAACACAGGTAGTACTACCTAATTTGATACCTAGTATTTTTAATATAGCTACTATAAATCTATTTTTAGGTAACTATTATAACCCTGTTAAGCTGTTAACAGAACATGATTATATCTTTGCGTTATCTAGCCAAGACCATATGTTAACAACGTGTATAACTGATAAGTATGATGAACTTAATAATACTAGTATAACGTTAGAAGCGTTACTTATGAATATACCTATGTTTTTAAATACTAGTGCACTAGATGCTTTACGTATAGATAAAGAGTATTACACTACACAGTCTGAATGGGCATTATGGTTAAGTCGTGTGTTTTACATAGACAAACTGTTAAACACTATGGGTAGTAAAGGTATAAGTAAAAATACTGGTATAGTGTATGCAACTAGGATGGTAATAAAGAAAATAGAGAGTAAAAATACTAAAATAAAAAATAGAATACCACCTATAATTTACGATAGATACGTAACTAGTGTGAGTAATATAAAAAGCATAGTAGGCAAATAAACGACATATAGGTAATGGAGGATATCCTCCATTACCTATATGTTATTTTATAATATGATTATGTGTTTATTATGTTTTAGTAATAAGTAGTAGAGATATCTCTACTACTATTTATATTATATACCTGCTCCAGCTAAATAATACCTAGCCGTATTACCAACATTAGTCTCACTTCCCACCATAGCACCACTAACGTCTATTCTAGTTACTGTGTTAAATGTATTACTATTATTAAATCCACCATAGTATATACCTATGTTATTAACGCTTGCTCCAGCTAAATTATATCTAGCCGTATTACCAACATTAGTCTCGTTTCCCACCATAGCGCCATCACTGTCTATTCTAGTTACTCTGTTGTGCATGACAATATTAGTTTCGTATCCACCGTAATACACACCTATGTTACCTACACCTGCTCCTGCTAAAATATATCTAGCAGTACCAACATTAGTTTCATCTTCCACATTAACACCATTACTGTCCATTCTAGTTACTGTGTTGAATGCTCCTATACTAATATTATATCCGCCATAGAACATACATATGTTATGCTTATTGCGCGCCATTCTTATCTCCTTATTATCGTTTATAAATAAAAATAAGTAATAGTAGTAGAGGTTATAACCTCTACTACTACTTATATTGTTATATACCTGCTCCTGCTAAACTATCTCTAGCAGTACTAACATTAGTCTCATACCCTACTGTAGTACCATTAGCGTCTATGATAGTTACTACATCAAGTGTATTATCATTACCGTCGTATCCACCATAAAATAGTCCTATGTTATCTACACTTGTCCCAGCTAAAAGATACCTAGCCGTACCAACATTAGTTTCGTCTCCTACTCTAACACCACTAGCGTCTATTCTAGTTACTGTGTTGAATATTCGGTCATTACCATAGTTTCCACTATAAAACACGCCCATGCAACCTATGCCTGCTCCTGCTAAATAGTTTCTAGCAGTACCAACATTAGTTTCGTCTCCCACTTTAACACCACTAGCGTCTATTCTAGTTACTAAATTATGTGTATCACCATCGAACCCGCCATAGTATATACCTATGTTACCTATGCCTGCACCAGCTAAATATAATCTTTCAGTACCAACATTAGTTTCATCTCCCACTTTAATACCATTAGCGTCTAGTATAGTTACTAAGTTAAATGTGTCGTCAGTATCACTTCCACCATAAAATAATCCTATGTTGTCCACACCTGCCCCGGCTAAAAGATATCTAGCTGTAGTACCAACAGTAGTCTCATCTCCCACTTTAATACCACTAGCATCTATTCTAGTTACTAAGTTATGTATATTATTACCATCATACCCGCCATGATATATACCTATGTTACCTACACCAGCACCAGCTAAAAAATACCTAGCCGTACCTGCACTGGTCTCTTCTCCCACTTTAACACCACTAGCGTCTAGTCTAGTTACTATGTTATATATGTCGATATTATCATTTCCGCCATAGTATATACCTATGTTGTGTGCATTGTGTGTCGTGTTCTCTAGTTGTGTGTGCTTATCCATCTTTTATTTCCTTTTATTAAATACTCTCGATATTATTAACTAACGTTTAAAATTTATTAGTCAACATTTAAACATAACAAATTTTTCATAGTCGACGCATCATACTCTAGAGCGTTAATATTAGTATTTTTAAACGTATGGTCACCTATCGTGTCTGGTATTTTATCTAATTGTATACCATTAGCCATCAGCGTTTTTTGCTTAAGCGAGAATGCCGATAGTGCGGCGTTATACAACTTATCACCAGAGGCTCCTGCACTGCTATCAATGTACATATGATATACAGATAACTTACTGTCAATAGTATCCATACTGTCACCTAGTTGTATTTTCTGTGGCACAGGCAGCTGCATCGCTTCGTGCGTATTTTTCATTTTGTTATAAAATAACGGGTTTTTAATTCCGTTCTCAACAACATCTCTACTAAGCTGCAACACTTTAGACAGTATGTCCACCTCTACGGCTTTGGTATGGCGCATTAAGTCTTCTAGTGGTTTATTAAGTTCATACATCTCGGAATCCGTCTTACCAGGTAGTCTGGTGTTTTCACATATATTTGCTAGTTCTTTTTCATATTTAATCAAAAAGGCTAGCTCCTCGTCTAGTTTATCATAACCGTCTTTTTGCTGTGCTGCAAAAGCCTCATTTTCCATACGTTTAGCTAAAGCCTCTAAATATTTAGCTTTGGCTAAAAGTTTATCTTTAGTACCAATATCATCTCTAGACATTTCATACTCCCAAGCCTCTAACTCAGCTTTTGCCGCGTCTACTTTTACACTGATAGTATCTTTTATAGTTAGCGCTATAGTTCTATCTTCTATAAAGTTTCTAATGGTTCTTATTCTCTCCCAAGGTGTAAGTCCATTTACTACTGTAATATACGCAAATTCTGAGTTTACTTTTGATGCCATTTTATATCCTTTAAATTTAAATGTTATTGTGTTACTTACTTTTACAAGACTCTATAGCCATGTGTTGGTCAGCTATACACTTAATCATATTATCTAATACTGCTTTATTAGTAGTACCAGATAAACTACACTCCGGATGTTCTATTTTGCAAGGCACTGGTATATAAACATCTTTTGTGTTATACACCACTATTGGTTCGCATGGTTGCTTAGTAGAACAACCAGTTAATGCGATAAGCAATGTAGCTAATAATATTATCGTTTTCATTGTTCACCTCTTATAAAGTTACTTGGTGTTGAACCATTAAGTAGTTTTAATGTGTCCATTATTGTATCGCAATCACTATTCGTGTTAGTTAGCACGGCACTAATTTCTTTAGAAAACTTTCGGTCTATAGCTTTCTTACGCCATAGTTCTAGCGCTAACTTGTTATTATGGTTAGTAATATTTAAATCAGCCACAGCACTATTTTGTCTATCTAACGCACTTTGCAACGTATTAACATTAGCTTTTTCTAACGCATTAGCTAGTCTTAAGTTATGTATTTCCTTTTCATTAAGACGAATGATTTCTTTTTGCTCGTCTATTGATGCGTTTTTACTATATATAATAAAGACACAAGACATTATAATCATAGTCATTATGATTATAATACCACCCTTCACATCTGCTAACCAAGGTAATATAAAACCCATGATAACTCCTTAAGATTTAAATCATAATAACTACAAAGTTAAGAGAAAAACATCCACGATATAACTAGTTTATTATGACCAACTAACATACTAATGACTTTTATAAGCTTTTAAAATATCTTTTAAAAACATACCATATGTATCACTATACCCAAGTACCATTTGTTTAAAACGATACTGCATAACGCTTATGTCACTATCGTAAAACTGCTCCTTTAATTTAAATTCAGCAAGTGTTATCTGCTCTATAAACCGTGTAGTATAAACACCATGCTTATCTACCCAGTTATTATATTTATCCATGTTATGACCAACTAACATACTGACAGCACCTAAGTCAAGTTTATCATCATTAGTAGTGTTAGTAAAATGTAAATCAGACGTATGTATAGTATCTACAACATAAACTAAAGCACACATTTTGCACATACTACATTACTCTCTTTTTTAAATTAGCAACATACGATACAACACCAGATACTACTATAGCACGTATATTATAGTAGTACACCACAGTATCTGTTCTTATACGCAATGTACTATTATAGTATAATATTGACACTATACGACCAACATTAGACAACCTAAAATACTGTGGAATATTATTAACCCACCATAATACGCACGTAGTATTATCTTTATTTTTAATAAGAAATACATCATCGTATCTAACTACACTAGCTAGTTTATAAATAACAATATAACTATTAAAGCTAGCTGGTGTTAAATGTAATGTACTATTAAATTTAGTTTTTATATTAACAGTGTTATCCATAAAAAAACCATTAAAGTTATATAACCGTCCGTTCTTGTCCATAACTAAACACTTACTTCGTAGTTCTGTGTATAGTATAATTTCTTCTAAAGTAAACACATGCTGTGCACAAGGTTTATCTAAAACATAACACATAACACTATCCTTTATTTATATTACCCACAACCACTAACGTAACTCCCCAAGCCTCTAATGAAGCTAAATACTCTGTTAACATCGCAGCGTATTCCTCTGTAATGTACAATAAACTATTATTATCTAACGCACCGTTACTTATAAGCAATGCTAGTAATAGTTTTACTTTAGTATGTTCACTCACCAAGTAAGGCTGTACTTCTACGCCTGTGTCTGAGTCTATGATACTAATAGAACCGTACTGGTACAGTAGTTTATACCCAACACTAACATTTATGTTATCTGGTATTTTACGTATCTCTGGAAAAAGTTCGTACATATCATAATTAATTATCATACGACTAGCAAGATGATCCATTAATATAACCCGCCACCACATTGCCTTTGTAACTATCGGAAAGTCATTTAGTATCACACCGTGTTCTAATTCCAAAGTAACTCTAAATCTTGACAGATAAGATATAAGCTCAGTATCTTCTATTATACTACTTGACAACAACGGCACGATTCTTTTATCAGGATACATACTCATTAACTCTTTCATATCCAGAATAAGTTCGTTTGTTTTTAATATAGCCATTTTAAATCCTTTTGTTTTTAGTAACACCATAAGATGTTCTACTTTAATAATATAGGATTAGATAATATCGCAATTTACTTACGTAAAAATTCATCTTTTGTTATATACCAATTTATTGTTAATTTCTCCCAAGGTGATAACCAATCATCTTGTTCTGCTTCTTTAGCATAACACAACCCAACTGAACTAGCATCCGGATTGTGTGTATAAAGCCATATTCTAGTTTTCGATAAATATATCATGTTAGCTAAGATGTAAGCTACTGATAGTATAGATACAACATACATACAACCAAGTATAAATTCTTTAATAGTTAAATCAAAGTTCACAGGTGTCTTATTACAAAATATAAACATACGATACTCCTAGTATTAGTTTTCATAGTATTTGTTATTAGTAATTTTATTTAGTTAGTGTATTGCTGTATGGTAATAAAGTGTGTTAGTCTTTATGTTTAGTATAGTTTATAAGTTGTTATTTAGTATTAGTAGTCGTGTTATTACATTCATAGTAGTAGTTAGTTCTCTCTGTATTAAGTTTTAAAGTTAACTAAGTCAGTGTATGTTGTAATTTTCATGTTTAATAGTTAGTAGTTTACTTCGTAATAATGTTCAGTTCTCTCTATGTTGTACTTCGTCATGTTTTAGGTTAGTAGTCGTTGTAGTGTGTTGTAGTAGTGTCTAGCTCTCTCTGTGTTGTACTTCGTCATGTTCTAGGTTAGCATGCTATGTTAGTAGTTAGTAGTTAGTAGTTAGTAGTTAGTAGTTAGTAGTTAGTAGTTAGTAGTTAGTAGTTAGTAGTTAGTAGTTAGTAGTTAGTAGTCGTTGTAGTGTGTTGTAGTAGTGTCTAGCTCTCTCTGTGTTGTACTTCGTCATGTTCTAGGTTAGCATGCTATGTTAGTAGTTGTAGTGTGTTGTAGTTCGTCATGTAGTGTAGTAGTTTTCACTCCTA